GACGAATTCGACGCTGTTCATGTGAAACCGATTCATCCCGAAGAATTATTGATTGATATTTCTAGATTGATTTCCAATGGACCTAGACGAATAAATCGATCGACAAAACTTTCGCTGAGAAAAAAACGTATGTCAAACGCTGAAAAACATATTTTAATTGTTGACGATGACAGACCGAGTCTTATAGTCGCAAAAACAATGTTGGAAACTATTGGTTGTCTAGAAGCAGACATATTTACAGCCTCAAGTGGAAACGAGTGTTTACGCATACTGGAAAATGATGCACAGCGGTCGCAATGGTGTATATTTATGGATATTGTCATGCCGGAAATGTCTGGGATTGATTGTACTAAAATCATCATACAAAATCCATCTATATATGGTCATCCAACAATCGTCGCATTGACTGCAGATGCGGTGGAAGCAACAAAAACAAGTATGATTAATGCTGGTGCTGTATACTATCTCAACAAACCAATTTCACTCGATTCTCTAAAATTATTGATGGAAAAGATACAATATATAATTGGGGAAGAAACATTGGCGTCTAGCCCTAGTCAGTCGCCAATTTCATCGTCATCATTAGAAGAATATATGAATACAAATCGTACGACGAGAAGAATACGTAAAAAGTTGAAGTGATTTACTTTGCCACAAAAACAAGCTGTCCATCATCCGAAAAATATAGACCACAACATTTTCGAACGTCAGTATAATTTTCCGATGTGGATACCCGAAAATGTGTGTTCTTTTGAAAAATTGTTATCAAGAATGCAAGATCGTTCAGTGAAATTTGGTTAATTATAAATCTTTGCTTTTCCAAAAATGCATCACGGTCTCCAACTACATAATCAGCCGAGCTTTCTTCAATTTGCTGATAGATAAATTGTCGAGTTGTTTGACGCTTTGATGGAACACGATTATGAGATGTCATTTTATTTTTTACGCGTGAACTTTTTTCGGCGCAGGACGACGCGAACCTCCACGCCTATCTGCGGCAACCGGTGTCCATGTTTTCTTCTCCTCTTCTTCACGTTGCACACGCTCATCCTCTTCGTCACATTGTTCCGCCCATGATTTTTTCGGCTCTTCCTCTTCCTCATTCTCATCCTCTTTATCTACTACGCTTGTGACAACACTACGGGGTCCAAAAGCACCGAGAGGACTAACGCCATCATACACTTGCCATGGAGTTTGTTTTGGAGCCTCTCCATTACGATCGGCCTCAATTCTGTCCAAAATTTCACTCGCACTCTCCTGTTGATTTTCATAAAACTCAGTCATAATTTGGTTGATCATCTTATCCTTATAAACGAACTGTGTACTCGCAGGAAGTGGGAGACTAAACGGACGATTCATATAGGCAGGAATGACATCAAAATCCGTACGCGCTGCTAGTTTTTTCACATACTTTGCAACTGGTTTTTCATCGGATGTAGCCTCGTGTTGAGTAAATACTTTGTCAACAACTACACACACTGTCGGAAGCAAAGTAGTCAAAACAACGGGTGGGTCTTCAATGGGGTTGTACGTTCCGTTTTTGCGTGCCATGTGCTGCAAAGCATAGTGTTGTAAAAGACGATCTTCATCAGGCACTCGATTTTCAATACTGCGCAAAACAACAATGAATTGCTCTTCAGGGTCGCAAAGATCTTTCGGCGTACGAACATCAAACTTATTTTTGTCTAGACGGTGTCGCTGCGTTGGTTGTGCAATAAAATCTGGCTTTCCAGGAAGACCATCGTATATCTCTTTTGGCGGTTCCACCGGTGGTTTTTCTGGAATCGAAGGAGCGCTGTAATCTTGACGTGAAACGTTGCCCAATTCGTTAATCTTACGACGTCGCTCTAGTTCAGGACCATCTGGAATTTTCCGTAGAACCTTCAATGATCCATCTTCATTATAGTCATCTTCGTTGTAGACAGATTCAGCTGGCGGTGGACGTTTAGGAATGAATGGCTTCGGGGCAACTGCACGAGGGACGTCTGACATTGTTTTTGTTTATTTTATCTGAATTCTTTTCACCCATGATGAACGCACTTTTATTTTTTTGGCATTCGATAAAAATGTGGACGCGTACTGCACCATTGAGCGGATCTGAACTACCTTATGATGGGGAGAGTTGGAATAAAATGGGGAATGTCCAAAAACTCAATTGTTACGACTATGCATGGGGAAACGCCAATCCTCATCAATTGGAGTTCTCACAGCCAATACCACGTCCGCCGAATGAATTGTACACGTGTAATAATGTCGAAAAAGGTATGATGAAACAACACCCAGATGCTGAAATCATTGAGTTTGAACAATCTTGCCCCAGTGGTAAACGAAAAGTTGCACTTGTAGTTGATGACGTCGCACCGTCTGACTATCATTGGTATCGTCAGGATAATGATGGATTTTGGAGTCACAAGCAAGGTTACATGAATCCAACAAACCTAGATGCAAGTGGAGATGTAATCAAAGATCCGCGAAAATCTGATAGAAAATTTGAGCATTTCAACTATACGAAAATGTGTAATTTTTACTGTATACCAGGAGCCACTCCGCAAAACAGTTGACTACTTCTTTTTTTCTTTTTGCATCCATTGTTCCAGTAAAAATTCTCCCACTCGACGTCCATCGCTTAATATAGTATCACAGGTAATATTTTCCATACTTCGCATTTCTTGATAGGCTAATCGTGTCATTTTCGCGCCAGAAATTTCATTTGATTGCTTTTTTGCACGAGGTTTGTCAGTAGTGGTGCTGTTCATGATTACTTTGGCAAGGTTGTGTTGTGTATCTTCAAAGGCCTGTTGTGCAATCGGATGACAGTGTAAATTCATTGAAGATAGTGGGGATACGACTTCCATTTTTACAAAGTTGACTTTATTTCACAATCGTTGTTCATTACCATATCAACACATCCTTCACGATAACGTTTACGACGTCGTTTAGGCATTTGCATACATTCATCAACAGAGTCTTTCCAGTACTCGTCTCGGAGAGGATTTACCAAAATGATTTTTTCTTCTTTTTGTTCAGGTGAATTTGACGATGAATCTCGTTTGATTTTAGCCATCTTCGACATATCGTTACGTATTTCCTCCTCGTGCGCATGTGCATATTCCATTACCTTATTTTGATATGCCCAGCGAAAGAATATCAATTCACACAAAGATACTTCACAGAGTTTTTCCCCATAGCCAAACATGAAACGTCCATTGTTTTCGGCGCTCTTATTTTTCCTACCAAATACATCCATATGACGCTTGTGTATACCGGCAAGTACTGTCTGCGCAGAGTGATACACGTTGAAATTGTACACATCGCCAGTAAATGCATCGGTCAAGAGGTATTCACAAGGGTGCGATCGTGAGTATTCGGTAATGAAATGTTCAAGAAAACGCCGTGAGAAACGTTCACCAGTTAAGTAGGGATAAATGGCATTCCAGCGTTCTTCATTGTACCAGTCGGTTGCAGATTGTTTAAAGACTGGAAACTGTCGGCTGTGTCTACCCTGAGATGTTTTCCCCATCAAAGTGTTATTCACACGTTACCTCAATACGTGGTATTTCATAAATTGTTTCGAGACGCACTAGATTGGAGTTTCAGAAATTGTCAATGTCACACCACCAACCAATTATTTACCATGGCAAAAGTTACACTGACAATTAAGGAAGCAGTTCAGCATCTCGAACAAAATCATTGGGCGCTATTTACACAGCAAATTAATCGCTACAGTGGCAAACGAGAATGTCCAATCAAGTGTCTTATCAATGGCCAATATCAAGAAGTCTATATTCAAGTTGGTACCCCTAACAATCCCATCTATGCCCCATCTGGTGTGTGTCGTTGGGTCCCTCAAGAAAAGGCGTTCAAGACGCTGCTACCTGGTCAGTCCTGCGATTGGGCTCTTCAATCAAACGAGGTATTTGCTAATCGCGACCCTGGCGGCAAACTCCCCATCCAATTGACGCTACACGACTATGACAAGGACGGAATGCAGCAACACTATTTCTGGCTGTTTCTCAACGGGCTGTATCGTTTGCTCGTCAATTCTCTCGTGAATGGCGTTCGAGACCCGTCTGTTCGCGATGCCAACGGAGAGCCCGCTGTTGTACAACTCCCTCCTATCCCGGGATTTCCTACTGGCAATACGGCTGAGATTGCGCGCATGTATGAGATGTTTATGCCCAAGCCTTTCCGACAGGATGCCAACTTTCCTCCAAGCGCAAAGACCAAGATTCGCTACACCGTTAACAAGAACGGCTTCAAGCTGAATGCTGATGTGCTTGACTATTCTCGCGACGACGCTACTCGTATGGAGCCGGTCCTTCCCGAAAATCAACTTTCCCTACTGAAGAAGGGTTCGCGCGGCGTATATGTTCTTAAGGTGAATCCGCTTCAATGGGTCAAGAATAACGAGATTAACTTCACGTTCGACGTTGTGAAAGTGATGATTATCCCGTCTCGTTCCACGTTTCACGAGGCACAATTTCGCATGGAGGAAGACGACGCTGCTATGATTGATGAGTAAACCAACTATTCATGTTTGTTATACTTTTGCACGGAACGTCGCCAATTGAAGTGAACGTCTGCCAAACACTGCCAACTGCACTAGAGCAAGGCTGGCTGATGGTGAATGAATTTTGCGAAGGAAATAACACTCAATTACAAGGCACAAAGAACACGTTTTGGAAATATGCTCAAAAAGGTTTCAAAGTCACGCCATTGATAACATTGCGAATTTACGAAAGAGACATTATTCATGAAACTGCGCAAAAATGGAAGGCCTATGGTGAAAGCGGATTTTATTTGAATAACTAATTAAAAGTAAATGACAACTACGGCGGTTACGACAGTTATAGAATCCACTATTATATCGGCAAAGGATGCTGTGTTAGAGGAAATTGCCAAGAGAGCTCCCAAAGCAATTGATCGATCGCAACGTTCATTTAAGAGTATAGAAGAAGCAACTGAACGATTAGGTAAGCCAATTCACGAAACATTGCGTCACATTTTCGACCAGCCACGTATCGAGCAAAAAAGTAATGAGTGGCTATTTGCACGTAGAAATGCAATTACGGCAAGTGACTTTGGTGCAGCAGCTGGTATCGCAGAATGGAGCAATCCTGTAGAGATATTTAAAAAAAAGACTGAGACAAACATTCAGCCGTTCAATGCACGTTCAATTGAATTTATGAAACACGGCGAACAATGGGAAAATTACGCAGCACATCATTATGAAACAGTTACCGGAAATACCATTATCGATTTCGGTCTCATGGTGCACTGGCGTATTTTTGCGCTTCGTCCTAGCGACATTACTCGAAATGACTGGCTTCGTCTTGTAACTTCTACTGATCGTCCTGAGTGTATTGATGACGAAAAATGGCGGGAAATTTGCGATTTGCGTTGGCTTCAAGGTTCTCCCGACGGAATTACCACCAATGGAATTTTAGTAGAAATCAAGTGTCCGAGTACATCGTTCAAACCAGGTGTGATTCGTGACTGCTACATGGCACAGGTACAGTTGAATATGGAATTGGCCAACGTAGATCGCTGTCATTTTATTCAATATCGTCCTCCGGAAGGTTTGCTGAGTGAGCAATTTGACTTTTTCGAAATTGCGCGAGATCGTCAATGGTTTCTGTTGCAAAAAGAGAATGCGAGAAAGTGTTGGAAGTGGATTGAACATTTCCGCAACACGGGTACAGTTCCGCAAGATTTGGTGAAACGCATTGAAAAAGTTGCAACAGAAGACGGGTCCGTTCAATTTCGGTCATTATTAACGAGAAAACGATCAACATCCTCTGTGTCAAGAAATGAATCGGACGCAGTATTTCGCGACCTTGATTGTTAACGACGTTTTCGCCACCATGTAAAAAAAGCTGCTGCAATAAGTACAATAATAGTCGTCCGTGCATACTTGTCACATCTCGCCATCGGCCAGCGCATGTAACGATGATATTTGGCCGAAATGAACTTTTCAGGAGGGGTCAGTGGAATACCGCCGGTTGTTGTGTTTGTTCTGTTCAATCGCAGCGGTGGTAATCGGACAGCAACATTTTCATCAATAGTGTCGTATTGAGGATAAGGAGGCGCTTCTGCTTGCTCTTCAGTTCGCATTCTCTCCGCGCCCCTTCTCATAGCCAACTGATCGAGTATATGTTTTGGTATTGCGCTCCGATCCATCCATCCCATTCCAGGCACCCAAACACGTTGATCTTCTGAAACGTCACCATTACCATCTTCTGACAACTCACCTCCACTCTGTCCCTGTTTCATTAAATCACTACTATGTGCTGTCGCAAGACTAGTACCACGAACATCATCGCGACCAGCATTATTCAATTTTTGCTGCTTTTGTGGTGCACGTGGACGATCGTGAGCTGCCGCTGGTGGTCCTACTGGAGCTCCTTTTCCATAGCCACCTCCATCTTCATTGAAAAAAATTTCATCGACATGTTGTTGGACTTGAAAAGATACCACAGATGTCGGATCGTACGCTGTTGAAGAATAAATTTTCATTCCGGTATAGGCATCTTGTATCATTTTACGATCTCTCGCAGGGATGTGAATTTCAGCACGGTCTGCTCTTCCTTGGCGCAAATAACGGCAAACCATTTCTTCATTGGTACAATTATGAATAGTGAGAGGACTCTGCATAAAAAACTGTCAAGCCTTTGTGCGACTTTTTACTTTAACAAAATAATATAATTTCACTTACTTACGGCAGCAATAACCGGGGCGACCTCCTGAACGACGACGCACTCCACCACTGTAGCCAAGGCGTCGGCACGTACGCTTCGCACCACTCTTGCCATGGCGGCCCGAAACACGTTGATTACGGCAAGGGTACTTCGCACTGGCACGGAGCTTTCCAGTCTTCGTATGCGAGGCACGATAGGAAGCACGAGCCTTGACCGCCGCAGCACTCTTCAACAGTTTGCCCGTCTTCTTGCTGAGAACGCGCACACCGTTGATTTTTGACGGATATTGATAACGAGTAACCTTAGGCATTTTGTTGTGTGTTTGTTTTTTTGTTTAGATAGAAAATATTTTTTAAAATTAATTACTTTCGGCAGCAATAGCCAACTGACTTTGAACGCTTGTACGCATGAAGGCCAATACGTGCACACTTTCGTTCAGCACCGGGGTTCTTGCGCACACGGGGGTTGACACGGCAGGGGTGCTTCTTAGCCGCACGAACCTTGCCTGACAGGGTGTGGGTGCGACGGAACTCCGACTGGGCAGCACGGGCAGCCTTCGACTTAAGAAGCTTGCCAGACGTCTTGCTGTAAAATGAAGAGGGGTAGTTGTATCGGTGGGGCATTGTGTGTTTTTTTATACATAAAAATAAAATTATATTTATTCTTTTTTTAACCACGCTGGTGACGGAATTGCATTGAAGGCTGGTTTTCCCGTATGACCAGTTTTTTGACCTTCCATCATGGCCATAATTGGTGAGAGTAAATCGCCAACACCAGGCCAGGTCATGATTGAATCAATACAGTCTTCATCCAAAATGTCTGGTGAAAATACTTTTTCAAATGACTCTGGTATATTCACCGAGCCACCAGTAAAGGCACACATTATAAGATTTTGGATGTCCGTCATGGAAATTTGATAGTTCGTTGCCTCTGGTAGTGATTGAAACATTTCCATGGCAAAACTCATCAATTTGTCCTTATCGAAACCTTGTTGGGTTGGTGAAAGAACTGTCCCTTTCATATCGGGCCGCTGCATAATTTCCACTGCCTTCTTACGCAAAGCATTGACAATTGGTGAGTAAAAAAGTGCATCGATACCACTCATACACAACGTCAACTCACCCAAAGCACGCTGTAGAGCCAAACGATTTGCACCAATGGACTCCCTCCAAAAATCGTCAATATTCAACTGTGACATGTATGGCAACTTTTGAAACCAAGATGAGTCTTCTGCAGAAAAATATTCGTCAAATACACGTGTCACTCTCGTTGGCACATCCGATTGATCATTCTGTTTCTGCATAACACCAGCAAACTTTGGCAAAATTGGCAATACGAGTTTCTTATATTCAACCAACACGACACTAGTATTTTCTGCGACGTCCTTATCGAATTGTTCTAGTAGCGGTTTGTCAGTAGGGAATGCAATAGAAACTTGTGAAAGAAATGTTCGATAACCATTGTTGAAACGAATTGCACGCTCCTTCTGCAAATCGACTAATCTCTCGGACGATTTGACAGTTGTGACTTCATTTTGTGTATCATCGGCATATACAACGTCGTGTAAATTACAATGTTTTACCACGAGTTTTTTGATCTTTGACCAGAGCTTTTTTGTTGCATCCTCCTTGAAGTATTTTGGATCATCGATGCGCAGTGCAAGAATTTTGATTGTTTGATTTAATGATGGCAATTCCTGACAAGCGATTGTTTCCAACAGCAAATTGTCCTGTTCTCGCAAACACTTTCGTAGCGTCACAGAATTTCTTATCAAAGCGATGAATTTCATTTGTAGGTATTCCTCATCGTTGTTTTCCACTGTTGTCGCGTACAATTCGTGAAATGGCAAAACCGTCTCATATGCATCGTCAATTCGAGCATCATTCATCAGTCCAACACAAATGTTACCAACAAGTTCATTGAATGCTTTACTTGCCATTTTTTGTTGTTTGCGTCACAATTTCAAAAGCTACTTTCTTGCGCACAATAAAAAATGTCTCTGGATAAACAGGTCATTACGGTTACGCCAGACGTCGCCACTGTTGACGGTCAACGCCCTGTAATAGTATTCAACCAATTGAGCAATGAGCAATTTGACAAAGTTCTCGCGCTGTTTAAGCCAGAGCCGCGCACGCAGGCAAATTTATGGCGCCAAGAGGACTATTCAAAGGACTTGATCAAATGTGCCGCGTTTTGTGAGGCATCTATGTTTACCAATCCTTCTGGAAGCTGTTTTACTAATATTGCCATTGAAAACAATTTTGACAATTGCATGATCAGTCAATTCAAGAAAGATGATAATGGATTTATGTTCAGTATTCGCGAGTGGTTTACTGAAACACGTGGTCCAATTCCGAAATTGCTAAAAGAATGGGATCCGAACGGCTATGATCCGATGCCGAATGTGAAAACGAACGTCGATTGGTTTAAGAAATTAACTGATGTCGATAGGACCTTTCCTGGATTTCTTAAATTATTGTCACATTGTATTGATCTTGAAGAGGATTTTGCTCAACAGGTATCAAAACGAAAGCACGGGGCGTCAACTGCGTTTGGAGATCATCCGGGAACAAAAATGCCCGATCCGATTCATCAAGACGCCGACTTTGGAAACTTTACTGCATCGCGTCTGCTGGCTGATAGAGTTGGTGCTGGTTTGCAGTTTGGATATCATAAAAATTAGTCCTCCTCTTCCTCGTAGTCATAACCTTCTTCTTCTGCATACGGATCGAATTCTTCATCATATTCCTCGTAGTTGGCGCAATCACACACGTCACATTCCCCCTCGTCGTCGTCATCTTCATGGCACGCGCAATGACAAACACAATCACATTCGGTGCAGTTTAGTTCGCTTTCGGTCATACATTCGTCTTCTCCACATTCTTCATCATGACACTTGCATGAGCAGTCGTTACAATCACATTCACATTCAATTTCACATTCACAATCATCGCCATCGTCACACTCATGCTCCTTATGACAATCACAGTCGCACTCCTCGCCTTCCATTGTGTAGTAATTTTTAGAATATGGCTGGCTACGAACAAACTCAATCGCTTTACGTGCATTTTTTCCTTTTGGCGAATCTGGTACAATAAAATCAAGATCCTCCTTTGTTGGTTTAATTCGTTTTTTAGCATAGCGCTCGTCTTCTCTTATTAGTCGCGGATCCGTTAAATCATCACAGGTACATTTACCAACACAACCGGCATCACAATCCTGCACTTTGCTTCGTTTTGGCATTTATACAGTTGTTTTGGGATGTGTGGAGAAAATAGTTTTTTGAATTTAGTCGTCCCAACCAAAAATGCCTGGTGTAGATCGTTCAAGTTCATTTATGCGGTGGCTTTATTCACAGCCCGACGTCAAAACACGTACACAAAAAGATTGTACACATTTGCTTTTATGTGGTGGTATGTTACACATGAACAAAGAACAAGAGGAAAATGCGTATCAATTACTTGCCGATGACATTGAGAACAATAAGCCAAATTACCTTGTTGAGAAACGAACGCCTGTGTTTCGCTTTTGTCAAGATTATGATTTTGTTTCGATTAGCCCACACGGAATCAGTAAGGAGCAATTTTTGATGTATTTGAAATTCGTACAAAAGGTGATGCGCGAATTATTCCCAGAATTGGACGACGAAGAGTTGAAAGTCATTGTATTACGAGCAGAGAACAAAAAGAAGCGCGTCGATGATTTACACGTTCAGAGGAAGACTGTCGTCAATGGTGTGGTGACAAGTGTGAAAACTGATCTAGCCACGAAAATGATGACAAAGAGTGGATTTCACACAGTCTGGCCTAAATTGTTTGTGAATCGAGCGACTGCTATTAGAGTACGATTTGCACTTTGTCAGGCACTTCGTCAGCAATTTCCAGACTTTGCTCTGCAACGAACATCCATGGGTGATGATGTTGAAGAAATTCAATTCGATACATGGACCAGCGTTCTTGACTATTCCATTTACATAGACAATGGCCTTCGTATGGTTGGATCAAACAAAGCGGAGAAGTGTACACGCTGCAATCAAAAAAACACCTCGAAAACACCTTGTGAACTTTGTTTTTTTGACGGACAAAACCGGGGTTATACAGAGCAGGGACGGCCATATATTGTCATGGCGTGTGTTGAAGCAAACGGAAGTGAAAATGAGAATATAAGTCGTATGCTTTTTCACAACGCGCGTGAAGCAGTTCGTCAAACTTCATTACGTGTATACGATGTTACATTGGCACAATTAACAAAGCCTTCGTGGTTTACCGATACCGATGAGATGAATGCACTATTGGACAAGATTGGTGAAAACAGCACTGGTGTACCGACAAAAAAACGAAAACGTACAGCCGACGGTAATGCGAATTCGCTCAACAGCACTGATTTTTCCGCGGCAATCGGTGAAAAAAGAACAATTAACATTGGAAATAGGCTCTATGAATTTGAAGTTATTTCCCTGCAGGATAATCGGGCTGTCATCTTCGAACGGTTTATTAATTCTAGAATGCAACATGGAAAAAACAATATTACTCTACGAAAAATAATGATTTCTACTGATTCATCAAAACCGTATATTTTAGCAGTTTCGGCAACAAAATGGTGTTTGAATGTGGCACGAGAACACAACGGCCAAGACATTTTTTACATTTACAACGGGCGTACTGTCGAGCAACGATGCTGGTCAATGAAAGACGGCAACGATCGTCTCCATGGACCATGCACTGGCAAGGCTGCAATTCGTTTCTTTCATGAAAATGGCGTATGTATGCCGACACAGAAACGAAACGAGATTTTTCCAGCAGTCTTGGACGTTCAAGATGACAATGATCGTCTCCAAAGCCCAGTACCACAACTTGAACTAACGGCAGATCAACGCGAAATTAGTACACGTGTTACAGCGCCAAATAACGTGCATCCAGAGGCGTCGTCAAAAATTATACAATACATGTCTCGTCTAAATGATTATCGTCGCGAGCTCGAACTACGTCTACACTTGCCCGTGCGAAAACACATCCATTATTCCTTTGGTCGTTTAGATGAGGATGCGAATGAGTAGTAAAAATGCTAATATACAAATGTATAAAAATGCATAACGAAACATATTCTTATTTACTACAATATTTTTCTCATCGGTTGCGCAGCAAATTCCTCGCCTTATACATTCTTTCATTTGTCTATGATTTCACACGTCCACTCGACTGGGAATATATGAGTCGAAAGCAAAAAAGTAACTATTTATCATCATTACATTATCAATGGCAAGATACATTTTGGGAAAATCAATATGGTATTCCATGACGAGCACAAAAGTCACGACCACCATAATTCACATAAATTTCTTCTCCAATATGTATTGTCTTGGTTGCACGTAAAAATAGCAATCTATGTCCACTCGGATTCGGAAACTTTTGGCATGAAAAGGTTGACATCCAAGGAATCACTTGCTTCTCGTAAAACTCTTGTGTATCAACGTGATCAAATTCAGCATTAGCCAATATTCGATTATGATTTGCCATGGATGCACTTCCTTGTCCGTCTGAAATCGTTCGCAATCCATCAATCACCCAATCAGTTGTGCGCGTTCCAAAGCCCTTCATATGTGAAGTCGATAAAGAACCAATTTCATCTGCTGAAAGAACATTTCCTTCATATGACGTAATTGGATCTTTTGGAGAAAATTCACGCATGGCAAATAGACCATCACCAGCATTGGCAATGAGCGATGGACGCACTGTAACGTCACGATAATTCAGCAGTAAACGTATTTCGTCATAACTTTGTCTAAACATTTCATTGTATTTCATGACTGGAAAAGGAACGTCGTCGTCAATTATACAACATTTTGATTGCGTTAAGGGCGTTGGCGTTATTTTTCGTTTCATTCTTCAAAATGAGTTTTTCGTATCGTCAAAGTTTGTCAATTACGTACAAATATGCAAAAATTAATAACAGATTTGGATATACGGATCGGTTGTTTGATATTGTTCGTGGCTTAGAACTTCCGACAATTGAGAAATTACATTCTTTGGCACAAATGTTGTTAACTACGTACTCAATATGTACACTTACAAATATGTCAAAAGAAAAATTTAAGTTATTTGTGAAAATGTTTCGTTGTATTCATGGAAGTCATCTCGGTGATCTTTCTTATCGTTTCTGTTTACATGATATTAACGGTGGTCTTGCTGAGGTGTATTTAGACTGGGGGTAATTAATGAAACTTCAAACGACGTACGGATCGGCAATCATGGTAAACGCTTGTGCAACGTTCGTCAAACACCATATACTCCCAAAAGCATCTCCAAAAATTATACCAATGCTCCAAGTTGTCATAAGAATGGATGCTTGTAATATACCCATAAAACGCGGTTGCATGTACATAATATATGGATAGATCATTGTAAGTAAAAAAATGACGCGCAATTCAATTGGAATCGCGGATGAAATATTTGGAAATGATGCAATAGAAAACCATCCAGGACACCCTTTTGGATGTGAAAAATATAATAAATGTTCCGCTCCGTTTTTAAAAGTGCATAATAAACAGTCATCGGCCCCAACCCACATTAAATTAGTACATCCAAGAACCAAAAAACAATATAAAGAAAATTTAGTGCTTGTTGGCCAACGTCCATAACTAGCAAGCGGGCCGAACAACGCTGCAAATGGTTCTGCTAGTATTATAATAGCCGCTATATGACTTATGAATGAATTAAGTGATGAACATTCAGATAGATCCAATTTCCAAAAAGCTGCATCAACGGCCTGCATACTACCAAATACAGCCAAAAACAACGCATTCCACAGATCGTTTCGAGCACGTCGAATAATCATGATTAATACACTCACCCATACGATGAATGTTGTAATTAATGAAACTTCAAATGACCAACACATTTATAGTTGTTCATGAAATGTTACGTTTAGTAAACACGAAGGAAGCAGCGAAAGAATGTTATCGTGTCATGCTTGCATCTGACTACAGTTGTGCAGACGGGTTTGATACTTGCGCTCAAGCACTCTTTGACAGCCACATTCGAAGTCAATTGGAAGACGTTATTGGCGCTGGAAAAATGATGCTATTTTATATTTACTCAGAACAAATTGACGTTATATGTTTCATTGCAGCTCATAATCACATAGTAACTATCTTACATTTTTGGATATCTCCTAACAAACGTCATCAAGGTTATGGAACATATATTTTTTCCAATTTCGAAAAATATTTATACTCGGCCGGTGCTCATACAATTGTTTTGACGTCATTGTCAGATACAGTGTATTTCTGGTTGAAACTTGGATTTTCCACTGAACACAATCCAGAGACGACTGATGGCTGTTACATGATCAAAAATAGATGTCAAGACAAATTTACAAAACCGCGTTCACTCAATGGTTTTCCGTAATCATCCCACGAATAGCGGCAAAGAGGGCATGCTTTTTTCCCATAATGTTGTGCCCTTAACCATATATCCACACATTCCTTATGTAAACAATTTCTACACTGCGGACATCCAAGACATGCAGCGTCATCACTAGTGGGTTCAAGGCAAATTCCGCAATCATCACCTATTTTTGTTTTTTCATCTACATCAAACTTTCTCTTTCGGTTTTCTTTTTCAGGTGACGACATTTCCAAGTATCGAAGTTGATATTGCTGATTAACAATTTCTGGAGGTGGAATTCGTTCACGAAACTCTACAATATGACGTTTGACAATCGCACAATCTACATTTTGAAAAAACTCGACAGGTAAACGCATCACTCTCAACAGGACAAAACAGGAATGCTTACATAGAACTTTCGCATCTTTTGCTCTTTTCAGACTGTCGGGACAATTGCACGAAAAGACATCAAAAGCTTGTGTAGTTGTCTTCGAAACATCTATAGTCACTGTGTATAGATTTCCAGTTGAACCAGTAACTTTCACTTCGCACGTGGAATTCCCATCATATTCCACAGCAATCAAGAATAGTTTTTCATACATAATTTTATCTAAACGCTTCGTTTGCTCTGCACATAAATTTGTTGTCATTGGTTGTTTTGTGAATTTCGTTGGTAGAAAAGTATATAAATGTTTGGATTGTTATCTAATTTTGGTTTATTATCAATAATACGGTTAACTTCTGTATCATTATGATAATACCATATTTGATTAAATGGATTTTTTATAGTAGCCGTATAATGACCACCCATACCACTACCAGAATAATTAACCATTGCATAGAGTTGATATCTAGATGGAATGTTTTTCTGTGTGATACTGATAAATTCAGTCAAATCTAAGATTTCTGGGATTTTAACATTAATATTATAAAATTCAGTGGAATTCGTCTTTATGTTATGTATAAATTTTTTCATGACTATAATGAAGATTTGTGGTAATTGAATAAATCGTTGAATAATTCGTTTTTCGACCTCAATTTTACGGTCTTCGATTATTTCACCATTTTTCTTGACATTTATTTTACCATTTTCTTCTGGACATGGAGATTTATCAGTTCCGTTCAATTCTGTTTGTAACAATTCTCTTAACGTAAGTGAATAATTTTTATCATGTCTCCATTTTATAAGTGCCGTCTCAGGGAAACCAGTATTTAAAAGGTGTAAAACAGGATAATTTGTTCTTTCTTTTATAACGCATGGATCTGGATAAATCAAATCCTCCTTGTATTTAAAGGATAACAATGGAAGAAATTGTTGACTAAATTTATCATGCGTTTTCTCTGTTAAATCAATAAATTTATCTAGAATATAACCTAATAATTCACTAGCGTCTTGTTGTTGTTCTGCAGAGACGTTGCCCATTATTTTGCATGTATGATTAAAAATGTGTACAGTATCGATGACCGTTGTTAAACTATTTTCATGTTTATTGATCAAATCATAAAAATTGTTAAAGAATATTAATTTATCTTCGAATTTTAATTTGTCTATTTTGGCTTTTTCTTCTAAAAATGGTATAAATTCTGTTTTAATTTCTTTTAGTTTGGAAATAAGTGGTTTTGAATAATACAGACATTTATACAGTGCATTATTGTAACATCGAACACCAGTATTTATATATCCCAGTGTAGGATTGCGATCATATTGAGGTTGTTGTTTTAAGGCTTTGTTTATCGTCCCAATATCAACACATGCATAATTAGAAGTATCCAAATCTTCCGAGTCTTCTGGTAAACGTCCTAGTCGTTTTCCTTCAATTCTTTGTGTACCTAACTTGGAAAAAAAACGGTCATATCTTTCGGCATGACGAATGCCAACATAAATGTATATATCCTTTGAATCATTTAATGATGGTTTGAACATTCGAGATAACAAATATGCGTCCATCACAAAACCTCCCAGCCCCTGAATTTCACGTGCATACCATGGTAAAAAACTTACATATTCTTCATTATCATTATTTGTTTTAATACGAGAAATATAATCGTTATACATTGGTTGTAATATTGTTTGTAAATATTTTTGAAGTTCTTCTTTAATAAACGTTTTTATTTCTTTACCCTTCTCGGATAATTTAAGTTGCTTTAAAACACGGTTTTTTTCTTCCGGATATTTAAATTCCAAGGCTACTTTTAGATAACTTTCTAATTCATTCTTTGAACTTAATTGTAGTTTATTACTAATAAATTTACCGATATCACCTAAAGTATCCAATTCTAGATACATAGATACTATATCACCAAGAATTTGAGGGGTTAATTTATCAACCAATATCTTAGTTTCTTTATATCCTTCCTTATATTTCTTTAATTTTTTGGAAAATGTATTTAACAAAAGTCCATACCTAACTATAAACATTGGATTAGAAAAGTCTTCATGCATGTAATCACGAATATCTGTGTAATGGAAGCGTACATTTGGATATTTATCATGACAATTTTTTTTATTACGAACCAAACAATCACTGAAATGTCGACGTACTCTTTTCAATGCATCGAATGTGTCTGTATGTTTCGCTTTTTCATCATCTTTCATAAACATATGTTCAATGTAGAAATCGACTTTTGCAGTTGATTCACGAAAAACTTTGTCTAAGAAATCAACCACATCACAACTCAAGCCAATTGTACAATCACCATCTCTTCCATTCCCGTGCTGATCACCTAATAAAAAAATATTACGCCGATTAAATTGATGATAAATGAAACTTACTGGACCACTAATTAAATTACAACTATTTAAGAATTCATTAAGCGTCTGTTCATACTTTTTTGTCAAATCATCGATATTTGCTTCCTTGTCTATGCCTTCTGTTTTTTGTTTCTTTAGTTTTTGTTCATTAGTTTCTTCTTTTTTGATGATCGTAAATGGATCAACAAATTTCTCGATTTCTTCACGACGAAAAGATTTATAGTTTTTTTCTTTGTCGTCGTCTTCATTATAATATGGTAAGTCTCTAGTCGCTTCAATAAATACAAGTTCGTCTTTTTTTGCTACAATGTATTTTTTGTCCGCTAAAATATCTTTGCACATTATCCCCATAATTTTATTAACAAATAAATACAAAAGTTTTTCAATCATTGTTTTTACATCGACTGTTTTATAGCTTAGTTTTAAAAAACAATTCGCTATAGCTAACATTGGGTACACTAATTTATCTGTCGACACTACAGTATAAAAAATTGTAGATAATATGACATTTTTAAATTTTTCATCTGACTTTACATATTCTTCTTCTGTTATACTCTTTGAATCACGACTCTTCATAACCCATCCAATGAATATAATCCTATTATTCTTCTCCAGTCTTGTTATTTTTAGCTGATTTTCTGCACTGACAGAAGAAAAGTGTTGTTCCCATAGTCCAAATTGTGGGTCAGTAAGAGATATTTTTTGTATACAATAGATGACTTCGTTGGATTCAATGTAAATCAAACTAAGTTCTTTTTTATAATTCACTATTACCATTTTTTATTAACGGAATGAGAAATTAATTTTCACCGATACAACATAAATGAACGCAAACATAGCAAGACTACGACAAAATGGTAATGGTGACTCGAAGCTATTTGATGTTAATGGAAACTCATCACTTGGTTCTTTGCCGCAGGGAAGACTTCAAGTGAAACCGGAATTTATAGCATCGATGCCTTCAGAAGATCCAAACTTTTCTATAGGCGGTTTTAAAAGATCACGTGTTTTTGATGTTGAAACAAAAAATCATGTATTTCTTGATCAGAAATTAGAGAATCCAGTTTAAAGATATTTTTTTACATCAATGAGAAATGTATCTCTACATAGAGGGCAGCGGTAAATAAAGAGGGATGAAATAATTTGAGTCATTGAGAAAACAGGAAACCCATTGGATATAGAAGTTTTAGAAATACAACCGGAACAATACATGTGACCACAGTGAAGTATTGTACGTGAAGCGGCTCTTGGCACTCATCACAAGTAAATAGCTTTGTATTGTATTTATCACGTAGGTATTTTGTGTTGGCTAGTTTTACGGTAAACATTTTTTGCTTTGAAATGTCGTAAACATATTCGGTAACCTTCGGCATTTATTAAACTTCAACAAAAAAATGCGTTGAATTGGAAGTGATGAGTCTAATTTCATCATTTTGCGGTTCGATCATAAAAACTCGGCGCTCACTATCAATAAAGAAATTCATGGCATGGTAATTTGGTTCGGTGCTTTCCTCTGATGGTCGCAAGTCTCCCCATACACAGCCTAATGTCGACGCGCCACTACCCGATGTAGATTTTGAAAACCACTCGCGCTCTCGGCCCTGAAGTATTCGCGCGAAATCATCACAATCAAGTCTCTCATTCGCGTACGTTAATTTATTCACAGAGTCTTCCGCTAAAAACTCCTGTAATTTGTCAATTGAATAAGCAAAATATTCGCGATCTCCGATAAAGATAATTGCGTCGTTATCGATACGAAATGCTCGTTTTATTATATCACGAACTTCGACTGACGTTAATGATGTACCTTCATGTGGCGGAGATGTCACTATTTTTTTCGTTAAGCAGTTGCCCATGTTTTACCGCTAATGAATTATTTTTTTGCGCGCGCCACTTCTAATTTTAAAATGTTTTATGAATGTCTTAAAAACAATGCCAGATTATTCGAACACTGACTACGCAAAGAGACTACAATTGGCAATGCGTCGTGTCCATTGTAAACTATGTGACAATGATCAAAGTTTGGCCAATGACTGCATTCAATGTCAACAATGCACAGGTTATTTTCACAAGTTATGTATTGATCCTATGCGAGAACAATGGGATGACGATGAGAAGTATATTTGTGATTCATGTGCGACGTTGTGTGTTATTTGTAATGAGGATGACGATGATAAAGACGCAGTTCAATGTGACGGTTGTGACGATTGGTTTCATATTGATTGTCTTGACGAAGATGATCGTCCGTTACAAGAAGTACTAGAAGACGAGGAAGAACCATGGTATTGCGCAGAGTGCTGGGAGGAATATGGTAGCGATGAAGAATGGGCGTCAGAACATATAGTCAATGAAAATGCAATGACTAGAGAGGATTGCTTTACTCGATCTTCGTGTGAATGTCAATTTTGCAAAGAGACAAATATGGCAGTAGATACATGGACATCTTGGGAACCGCAAAATAATGTGCAACGAGCAATGAAACGTGCCATAGATGAAAACGACGAGCTTGTCAATAATGTTATGGATAATTTACACTTTACTCATGGTCTTCCTCCTCCTCATTTGTAGATTCTTTATCACTATACTCAACTTGAATATCGTCGTCAAAAGTAAGCAGCGTTCCAGTATTGAGATCATAAAAAAACTTATTTGTATATGAAACTGCACCGACGACCGCGTAAAGAACGACGCCAATACATAGCGCAATTTGGATCAGTAAGGTAATAAAAAGTGTTTTCAAGTAATCATTTTCACACCTCGCCATAATAAATGGAATGGCGTTATACATGCGATTGTGTAGTACAAGTAATGTTTGAAGAGTTGACTGTACACGCTGATACCACGGACCTGCCATACTAGGAACGGCCAACCCGCCACGGATAACATTAGTAAAGTATAGCGACGTCATTTTACGTTTATTATTTTTTTTTGCTTTTCACATTCTGTCGCGTTTCTATAACGAAATGAAAAATGCATCCAAAATACTAAAAACAATGTCAGTGTCTCTTTCATGTGGTCAACCGGTTGAGGTAAAGCCGTCACAAACAAAAATTGTCGCATATTCTCTCTTTCCAGCTCAATCGACTGCTACTTCTGGTTATGTTCTTGCTCGAGCCGGAGTAAACAACAATGGTCCAGTTCGTGTTCGTCTAGTCGATGAAAATGGCAATGCACTGTCTAATTATGTCGACTCATATTCTTCGTATATTACCAAACTTCCACTAACAAATGTGAACATTACCACTACTAATGAGCCGGTTGTGGTTCGTGTTGAAGTGGTGAACAAGTCTACAGTAGAGCAATCATATGCTAGTGTCCACGATGTTCTCCTTCAATTGTCATAAATCAAGAACACTTTTAGCCGCCTTTAATTTTGATCGAATTTCCGCATTTTCCGCTTGCAAACGCATGTGATCATATTGTGTAGGTGGGACGTTGCTATTGAGATGACCAAGTGCCAGTTTAACAGCATTATATTGACGTCGTAATTCGTCATTTTCACCCTTGAGTGGAGAGATAACTGGTGACACTAGCCCATTTTTTGTTACGTGAAAAGCCTCGTTATGAATAGAAGCGCCATATTGTGCAGTAAATCCGGCATTCGATGGATCATATGTTTTCATTGATTTGTTCGCCATTTTTTTACTTAATCCAAAACATTTTATTTTTTAAATCATATATCCTACACGTTTCGTATTGCGCAACATAACAAATAACAATGTAAATGCAAGTAGAACAAATGCAACATTGTATACAAAAGATGCAGTATATAAATCGTCGTTTGTATGATCATCATCACGAACAGAACAAGCAATACTTCCAACATCCATATTGAAAGGAAAACCACACTGGCGATAATCCATAGACAAGGTAATTGTCAAGGTCACCAAAAATACAACCGTCAGAATGAACCTGTTAGCATGTACAAACGCCGCTACGTCGTCCAAAAAACAACGTTCTGCTTGCATTTTATTTGTACATAGATAAATTATATTTCGCGGAATGAGATAGCATATACTATTTGATCGTTCATGACTGATAATGAATAAGGAACCTTGCATACAGAAGGCATTATAATAACCATGTCACCTGACGTTAATGTATTCTCTTTGTTTCCATATTTCATACATACATCGCCGCCAAAAATGCATATAATAGTATTTTTTAAAAAATTATTTAAGTATTCTTCACGACGTAATATATCCCCAAAAGTAAGTTTGTCCAATGTTATATGGTTATAATCGTCAATACCAAATACTCTCGCCGTGACGTACGAACGTAAATGATCCAATTTTTCGGGTATCTTCTTGCGAAAACAAACATTTTCATAAAATCTTATTACACGTTTTGGAGAAAACTCGATAATTTTCATTCCAGCAAAATCGCCTGATAACGTCTCTATCCACGATAATATTTCATTTATTCGTTTCTCTTTTATTGCATTTTTACTAATATAAAATCCGTTTAAATTCATATTATGTTGGTTTAACACGGTATCCTCCTAACATCACCGCCTCACGCAAAAACTTTCTACGAAGTTCAATGATTTCTAATTTTTGTTTGCGCATATCGTCGATGTTGATAGTAGCCGACAGTGTAGGATGTCTTTTGAAGAAGTTTTCGTTAGCCTTTCGCAGTTTTGCAACATATTTCTCATCACTTTCACACTCTCCTTGATAGAGAGGTGATGGCCATGCGTTGAAAAGTCCAGGGCGTATTGAGAAGGCAATGGTAAAAAGTTGGTCTCGATATGTCAAAACCGATGCAATACTTTTTGTATATTCTTGTTGTGTTTCACCGACCTTCATAGAACGGAGAGGCATTCTCGGAGCTCTTTTCAATACGAGCGGCTTCTTATTCAGACGCGCAATTGCAGTATCCCGTATTCCGCGTTTCATAAATGCACCACCGTCATCTTTCCACAATGAGAAGCCAAAATTGACTCCATCTTTCATCTCTGTATATGCAACAACAATGACAGCAGACTTTTCATAAAAATATTCGATATGAATTCTGTCTTTTTGTTCAAGTGTATCTTTTGATAACGACAACTCAAATTGCGAATTTTTCATTTCGTTGGTGCAATAAATTCATAAAACATTTTTTTTCTCACGTAACTTTTTACCAATCCACCATCCAAACATAAAAAATAATGTATCTAATGGTACATCAACTAATGTTTCTAAAGTCGGATCATTATCGCCGATGATTGCCTGGAAAAGTTCCCATAATGTATGAATAAGTAAAGCTGCATGCCAATCGTATTTCATAGAAACTATAATACCAGATAAAAGATGCATGAAGCTCCAGCCATTTATATAGGTATCAAAAACTTTTACGTACTTTGTATATAAAAAATCTGTTATAAGCTTTGGTAAAAAAGCATCTGATAATCTTTTACCAAATGTTGTTCTATCATCCATGTAAAGTTATTTTTCGGCGCGATAGAAAAAAATGAATCAAGAAAGATTTGCTCTGTTTCTCATTGGATGTATGGGCAGTCGACTTGCTCTTGCTGAAGGCGCTAGACATTATGAAGGTACCGACACGCTCGCGAAAATAGCTCCATTTGCATTTTTACCAGCTTTAGGGTTTACTATTTTGTTTATTTTCGGGTTACGTACACACGGCCCTGAGACATTCGGAGATTTAATATGGTGGGATAATTTGCGACCAGTTCATGCAATTTTATATGCAATGTTTGCCGTTGCCGCAATGAATCATCGTCCATCATCTCATTATCTGTATATTGACTTAGTCATTGGTTTGTTTGCATGGATAACGTTTCACTCTTTCAAGCGATGAGCTGCTATTTAAATTATCCCGAACATTCACGACGCTTCCAGAAAACGTAAATCAATTGCTTAAGTCTTCAAGCGATAAATTGTCTAACGCTTTTACGCAATTGATAACCACCCAACGACGGCGTGTATCCACCGGCCATAATACCGGGTTCTGAGACACCGTACTTATCCACTGTGTAGACCGGCTCAATCGCCATCTCACCACGAAGATCACGCGACTGATTGCGGGTAGTAGTCAAAACGTTCACATCATCACCCATCAGCGAATCTGCGTAAATGAGCTCCAAAGGCGCGTCCACAAGCACTTCATCAAAGCCGTCACCAGACTCAATGGCTAGTGGAAACAACGACGCAACTGGCTTGGCAGGAGCATTGTCAGCGACACCGCGGAACAAGGTGCAACCACGATCGGTTTCGGCACATGCAGCACCAAGACGAGGACGATTCTGGAGCGCCGCGCCAAGTTCACCGCTCTCCAGAGTAGCGCCGTGCAAGTAAGTATCGGCCGGAACGTATGAACCAAGACGACCGTCGGCGGGACGAGTTTGCGGGTCAACTAGGGCATCCGACAGCGGAGGGGCATTTCCATTGGCCACGGCGTTAGCAACCAACTTGTTAGCCATTAAATTTCCACCATTCGCAGGAGCTTGTGCAGCGGCGTTAGAAACCAACTTGTTAGCCATTAAATTTCCACCATTCGCAGGAGCTTGTGCCGGTGCAGGGGCGGGAAACTGTGGGACTGACTGGGATGCGGCAGCGGCGTTAGCATTGCTCACAGCATTCGCAACTGCATTACCGACGGCGTTCGACGCACCCTTATTCATACCGTTGGCAACAGCGGCGTTTGCGGCGGCGACGGCAGCAGCATTGACGGCAGCGTTTGGCGATGGGCTTGAGTTGACAGCTTCACGCGCCGCATTTGCAACGGCGTTAGATTGGGCAACGTTACCGCCATTCTTAAGCGCCGCATTACCACCAGCGTTAGCAGCCTCGTTTGCAACTTTTTGCTGAAGAGAATTATTTCCATTTGGCTTAGAGTTTGCATTAACCTTCGCATTCGCGTTCATAGACTTGGCAACATCATTACCGACATTATTCGCGGCACTTTTCGTAAGACCATTACCGAGAGACGCATTAATGGAAGCCTTGACGACAGCTTTTTTCGACGAATTATTACTGACCGCACTGTTCACCGAGTTTGCAATGTTGTTTGCCTGTTGGTTGTTGGCACCGTTCTTTAGCGCGGAATTACCAGCAACATTTCCAAGATTGTTGGTGGCCATGTTTGTTTGTGTTTTTAACCGTAGACAATATTTTTTATTTTTGACACTGATGACTAATGAAAAAAAAAATATCTTTATACCAAAAAAACACACACATACAATGCCACTGTCAAAAGCTCAACTTCTTGCGCGTGCCCGTAAACAGGCTCGGTCGGAAGGCAAAAAGGTTACCAAGACAAGCTTTTCATCGCTTTCAGAGTGCAAACTTCGTGCCAAACTTGGTATGAAACAGCTTTCTCCGAACACAAAGCCTAGCCGTGGGCGAAAATGTGAATATGACGAGTCCAAACAAAAGCCAAAGCAAAAGAAGTGCAATCGTGATTCCCTCCGTGTGACGGCACGCACGAAGGACCCCGCCAAGGCTCTGGTGGATCGTGCCGCGCTGTGTGACAAGATCGATGGCTGCTCGTACAAGGAATTCTCCGACAAAAAGGGGAACAAACTTGGTAAGTGCCTGCAAACGAATCTTCGCCGCGATATGCCAAACGCACTTCGGGTTCGTAAGGATCGTCTTGAGAAGCAAATTCAGCTACTTCGTGAAGAGGTGACGAAAATTGATACGGCACTTGCAGAGGCCGCTGCCAAGGAGGCCCACGATGCCGCTGCAAAAGCCGCCGCAAAAGCCGCTGCTCTCGCCAAAGCCGCTGCCCCACCCGCTGGCCCAGTCCCAGTCCTTGGCAACCTCGGCCAGATGTAAAAAGTAAAACGCGTTTATGATGAAAAAAATCTCGTGCAATTTTTTAAAAAATAACACACATGCCAACCCCATTACAACCTCCGCCTTTTGTTTTTTGTTCATGTCTCAGCGGCGAAGGTAAAAAATGTAGTGTGCATAAGAAAAAGAAAAAGTAATTTACATAATATCTCCAGAGGTACTTCCATTTTTGTCTAATGCGCTAGCAGGGAATTGTACAGATCTACTGCCAGGTATTTTCTCTGGCATTTTACCAATACATAGTTCAAAATGATCGTAGCCAACTTGACAAATAACATCTAACATATTACCCTCTGTGAGTAGAGAAAGATCGGAACGAGATGATGTTATTTTGTTTGCAGATCGTAGACTTTTCACAGTGGCAATAATTGTGGAGCGAACGAGAATTTTTTCACCATTCAGTTTCACAGCATACAACTTTACCACGTCAACATTATCCTTAGATGGATCATAGTTTGGAATATCTCGAATCCATTCTACCTGATATGTCAACTCTGTCATGTCCTGCGTTGCTAGAATAAAATAAAAATTTGCATACACAACTAAACGCAAAAATTCCAAAAAGACAATACTTTTACGGTGTACATATTACAAGTTGGGGATATAGTAATGAAATTGCGCATAAAGTGTTTGATCAATGGAATACAACTCAGGAGTATCTGGAGGATGTAACGAGACAAGGTGGTAAATGCACACAGAAGAAATTTATTCGTCAAGAAGATGCAGAACAATTTTCCAAACTCGGATATCTTCCTTTGACATATGAAAAGGACACGACGTATGTATGGGTTGATGGAAGTGCAGGAGAAAACTGTGCTGGTATTGGGGTATATTTCGGTCATGGTCACGCGAAAAATTTGTCAGAGTCATTTCCGCTGACAAATCCTACTAATAATCGTGCTGAGTTATGGGCTATTCGACGTGCACTAGAAGTAGTGGATCACGGGATAAAAATAGTGATTATTTGTGACAGCAAGTATGCATGTAATAGTTTGACAATTTGGAGAAATGAGTGGGAGAAAACGAATTTCAAAAACAATACAATACAAAATCGTGATATTATTGAACCATTGTGGAATTTACTCGATACCTATCCTATACCTGTGGAAATACGCTGGGAAAAAGGTCATGCAGGTAATACAGGAAATGAGCAGGCGGATTTACTAGCTAGGTCGTCTACGCGGAACTGAACAAAGTCGTTGCACTTCATCTTGAGTAATATCATCAATTATACTTTGAACAACACCCTCTGCAACCCAGTCAATATTTCCCGTCGTCTTATCGGGCCGAGCGTGTCGTGGAAGCCATATGATGTTATGATATTGTTTCAATAATTCTTTTTCTTCATCCTCAATAGTGATTTCAGTATGCGCCGTTGAAGGAAGTGCTGCACATTCAATGATCATACCATCGCGCAACCAATTTGGCTTCATAGACTTCAACAGACGACCAAATTGAATCATATCATAACCATTGATGAAGATTGATGATTTCGCAGCATCAGAACGTTTGCAATAAAGGCCGAGATTTTCATCATTATAGTAAAAATCTACTGAATTTTCACCAAGAGGCTTCCATTTAAACATATTATAGTCAATGCCCAATCTATATGGTAGTTTCTCTGGTTGAAAAATAATACCATCAATCGCCCACGGCAAAGACGACGCGGTGCTCAAAAGTGTATCCAAATTTTCACGTTTGACATATCCCTGTTGACGCATAAAAAACGAACCGCCATGACCATCCGAGTAGTATTCCAACAATGGACGACAAATTTGCAGCCGCTCCGCTATTTCCTTTCGCATACAATTAACGCCCTTGTAACATAGACAGTCGAGTACAATAAAAAGTGCAGCCTCTTGTTCTCCTATCAATTCTCCGTCGATCAATGTATTGTTAAAATCATCCAAGTCACGACTAGCAACGAACGACACAAATACATCCATTGATCGTGACAATAAGTATATAAAACCATCAGAAATACAGCACATATATCGTACGCCGGTTGCTTTGAGTGACACCAAATATGGATATGTACAAACGCGGTTCATATTTTCTCTTGTAAGCGAAATTGGATGGGTGCCAAAAAATTGTTTCTTCAGTCGTGTACTTTGTGCCATTTTCATGCTACGTTGTATAATAATCGCGCTAATTATCGCTTCTGCACGTGTAAAATATCGTCGTGCCAGTGTAGCGTTGATTGGTTTTGGAGGTATGGCAATTCGTTTCACAATCGGTGTGCTGACAATTTGCTTGTGGATATCGAATGCACTCATGTCTCGTTGGCATTTCAAACACACGTATTCAATATGATGTTTTTCTAATTCCGCTTTAATGGCTTCAATATTTGTGTTGTAACATTGATTGCGAATGTCTGAAATAATTTCTGTATCATCATTTTCTCTTTGACGTTTTTTTGCGCGTTCTTTTGTCATTTCCTCACATAATTGCAATTCAATGACGAGAAATGGACGTCCACGACATAGTGACGGTAATGCTTCGACTTCAGCACAGTTTCGCGGAAATCCATCGACAACCACTGTCAGTTCACTAGTTTCCAAAATTTTATCCAAATAGTCTTTAACAAGTGGTGTCAATGATTCGTGGTTCCAATTGTGAAAAACAAATGATCCAAGGTCGTCATGATGTTGATTTTTGCTCAATGAACGTAGCCAGTCTCCTGGAGAAACCACTAAACAATTACCGGCTTTTGCTAGTAAATTTGCTTGTGTGGTTTTTCCAGAATTTGGTCGTCCAATAAGGAACAAAATTTTCATTTTTAATTATTTGTTCATGGAATTTTGTACCAATTTAATACGCATAAAAAAAATATCATGAGATTAAAAAATGAACACACTACGAGAATATTATAATACAAGCCCGAAATTCAAATTGGCTATGAACATTATGTGTTATGTGACTATTGTTGGAATTATTTCTGCATTATTGTATTTTATGACGACATCGACTTACAATGATGCTCATGTTGGTATAGTCGTTGTTGTACCAATTGCCTTACTAGTTTTCATAATTGCTTTGTTGTACAAGGGCGGTAAGGATTATGAATCGTATGCAAATAGTGAAGATTACTCACAGGACACAAAAATCAAAATGTACTCTGCTCCATGGTGTCCTAATTGCAGCGATGCAAAGGAAGCAATTAGCATAGCAGGACCAGACGTTTCTTCCAAAATAACAATAGTGGAGGAAAACGTTCCAGAAGACATCCATGCATTTCCAACATTTGAAGTAGATGGAAAAATTGATGAAGAAATGACCGTTGAAGAGGCGATTAAAGTGGCGTCAAACTAGAGCATTGTTGAGGAACCATTGCTGACCATTGACAACCGCTATCCGGAGCAGCGAAGGTTCGAATATTTTTGATGGTTATACCTTCTTCATTCTTATTCAAAATACCGAAACCGAAATAGTAAAGATTTTTTGGCGCATTATAGTCATTTTGCATACACGTAATGAGTTTCGAGTTTGACTCTGTGGCTTTCGAAGATGGTTGCTCGCCTTCACCAACCAACACTGTACCATTGTCATACACAACCCAATACCTTATACAACCTCGTTCATCACTGTTCAGTTTGAAGCCCTTATTGACTCGTGACTTGGGATGTTTTGATGGAAATCCAGGAATTGGAGAAACAAAAGATTCCGGAGGATCGCGGTTATTATCCAGTACTATTGCGTAACCTCTCTGTTGTGAATCGTTATCTGGCTTGTCAACCAAGTAAACAATCAAACCACCCATCGGCGCACATGCATCAAATGAAAATCCTCCTTTGTCGACGTGCTGCAAATGCCACTCACTGAGAAACTTTTTTGACGGATTCATGAAAGAATTTGTCAGTGTTGTATCGTGGGAAAATTCATTAATACCAACTACTTCCGCAGGTTTAATTGAGCACTTGACACAGGAATCACTGCTATTGCCAAACAATGACTGTGTGTAAACGTAACATTGACGAGGGCCAATCATCATAGCAGCAAATGAAAAAACCACCACAAAAAATAGTGCAGTTTTATATACATTTCCTCCGAGACATGGGCTGATTTCTTGCTCGTTTGCACAAGTTCCACTACGTTGACAACTCATTGTGTGTTATATCGTGTATAATTTTTGTTATACTTCTATAAAATAAAAACAAAAAATGTCAGACTTTTTAAGTACAACATTTCGATTATTACGTTATTGTACAGCATTCATTGGTTTTGTTGTTTCTTCTGCATTTATAGTTTATGGATCAATGTTAAAAATTCGCGATAATGATAAAAGTATTGAATCAGACCTCATTTTAGGCGTTGGTTCACTATTTACCGTGTTGAGTTGTTGTGTTGGTGCATTGAGTCGTACTGGTGATCGTCAAGTACAGCAATTGATCAACGCAACTAACGCACAAATAAATCAGCTAAATGACACCAACGCTACGCTGCAAAATAAAGTTTCTCAGTTAGCTATGATTGAGGTCAACTTGGCTGCTCAAACGACTAAATTAGAACAAGAACTTGCTGAGGCAGATGCACGATACAAGGCACGTATGAAACAGTTGCGAGATGAAAATAGTCGTCTAAGCAACAGTGTCGATGTATTGAGTTCAGAGCGGAAACGATTTGAAGACGAAAATAATGAGCTCACCGAAACAAAAAAATCATTTGACGAAACACTTGCACAATATCGTGTACAAATTGGTGAAGTCGTACAAGCTCGTGAAAAAGCCGCTGCCGAGCTGATCCAATTACGTCTCTTGTCAACAGAAAGTGACGCGCGTGCCAATCGATTGGAGCGTATAAATTCTAGTCAAGAAACGAAAATTGCTGAAATGACAAAACATTTAGAAAATCTCAATGAACTACAAAGGAAAAGCACTCGTATGATTCAAATGTTAGCACTCTATGGAGATGAATGTAAAACACTTGGAGTGAGTTTAAAAGATACCGCATCAGAGTTACACAAAACAGATCAGTCTCTTGGTCTGACGGCTGGAGAAATGTCAGCACAAGTCAAGGCGTTACAGGCAATAACAAATGCATTAAAAGATGTGGCGAGGGGAAGGGGTGCCGACGAGGATTCCGACCCTGAAGATTATAACTCAACAAGTTCAGGCGATACTGTGTGATATAAAAATTATGTGCATGTATTAAAATGAAAACATTAGCGGTTCCACATACAATTCAAAAGCTTTCATATACTTGTGGGCCTACGTGTTTAATTAGTATTATGCGATTTTACAACCTAGAAGTGGAATCGGAAAGAGAGACCGCTCGACTGGTTGGAACAAATAAACAATATGGTTCTACTGCTGGGCAACTCGCGTCGTATTTGCGAAAACGTGGATTGAATGCTAAAATAACCAGACGTACTACAATTGACCAAGTGTGTATGGCAACACAAAAAAATCCAGTGTTGATTTTATATCAAAAAACAAACAGAAAAATACAATGGAACGCTGGACATTGGGCAGTTGTAGTTGGTTGTAGTAAAAACCATTTGATCATAGTCGATCCATCATCGTTGAAGCGACAAACAAAATTATCGAAAAGGGCATTTATACGACGCTGGTATGATTTTAATGGCAAAACTCCAGCGTACGGGGTGGCCATATTCGTCAAAACAACAAAAAATGATATTATCAGAACCGATTAAATTACCTGAAATTCCAATTTCGTGGCCGCGTCTTTTTACGTATTTTGAAAAATCAAAGAATCACAAAGATAATATATTTGCCGTTATCGAATGTATTATTGTGACGGATTGTTCGGTTAGCGATGCAATGAAAGAAATGTGTTCCACCAGCGATGTCCATTTACTTTTGCCGAATTAGCTACATTCACAGCAGCAAGAATTAACAGTCACTGTCCATTTGCACTCTCGCGTGTTTCCACCTGCACATACATTCAGCGGACCCTCACAGACAGCTTCACTAGCACCTTCAACATTGTAAACTCCTGGCAAACTACATGACGATCCATCTTTGACACCGAATGTAACATAGCTTCCTCCAGCAGCATTTACACAAATTGGCGTCGTCGTATTCCAATTTTCGGTTTTTACACCTCCCACCGAAGCGCACACGTGAGAAATTGTGTCCTGACCACTTTTCACACTACCATCGGCCCATGACAAACACACATTTCTTTCATTATTAACATCACACTCACTTTGTATCACATGTAATTGTGAAGATTGATCGGCACATGAAGCAAGTGGCAAAGCACGAACACTATGAAGAAACAGCAAAAACAACATACTTTTTTAGAAATATGTTATGAATTTTTTAATCAAAAATGAAACTCACTTCAAAAGGTCACTGCTGAACACCGGCTCATGAATACCTAGACGCCAATTGTAAACAGTTTCTCGTTCGTCTATTGTTGGCCATACTCCGTGTTTTCCAGAATGTTTCGTAAGTAGATATTCTGCATCATCATATAGAGTGCGATTGGTGATGAGCCAAAGATAGTTTTCACGCAACATTTGATCTTTGTTATAAACATGTAAAATAGACAAAACTTCTGATGCCAATGACGGCGGCAACGTTCGACCATTGTTCATATATTCGAAAAAGGTACATACTGTTGGATGCATATTAAGTTCAGGAAAACATGTGAGTATTTCAAAGATACGCGGATAATCTCTTCGGACTCGTTGTTTGTTGTAACATTTGTAGGCGATGACTAATGTTTCATCTGTTTGTTCAAAGTGATTTTTCAAACAAACAAAACACATGTACACATTATTTTCATCTAATTGCGGTGACAAGTATCTATGTTTCAATGAACACTTTACAAGCGGTTTCAGTTTAACGTTGCCAAGCCCACATGCTTTACATAAATACTCTCCACCTGATTGTATCACATCTGTCACCGTTATATATTTTACTTCAAAAAATGTTGCAAGTTCCTTCGCTGTTGACATTTTATTGAACACTGTATAAATTTAGTTTAGACGTCAACGCATTCAAGGAGATTTGCTACACGATCTGGCGTCATCCATTTTGGCCAACTCATTGGATTATATAACAGGTGATAATATGGTAAAGGCTTCTTACGATCCCAGTCTTGCAACCATGTCATGAGTGTCGAAGGCATTTGGAGATCGTCAATTGAATATACACTAAATCCCCAACCTCGCATCGCATACTTAAACACTGTCTTCGATTTTCTTTGCTGATTGATATGACGTCCGAATAGTGGTCTATCAAAAATGAATCTTGTCATCCACGATATGAAACATGTTGCGGATACCAGAAGATTATCACCGTCGTATTGCGCACGAACACAAGGTAAATGTTGTTGGGAAATAGCCTCTATTAAAGAACAATCATGCATCACAATAAGCTGAATTGGTGGTAATGACTCCACAGTGAAATAGAAGGTATGACCACGTCTATTTCGCATTGCCCACGATTCGTCATCTTCAGCCCATATTACGTCACGTTCGCAAACACAATTTCTACCAGTTTGTTGATTCATTAGTGCAATAAAACGATCGCGTATAGCATATGAAGTAGAACGAAGTTTTGACGACGATGCACGTGGAACACAGGTAAAGAAATCGACTGAAAATTTCTTATATACTTCCATGGAAAAATCCTTAAAATTCTGTTCGGAATCTGTAAATTGTTCATGTTTCAATGCACAAAGTGGTAACATGCTTCCCGACAATACTAGTCCGATATCTCGTGCCTCTTCTGACCGTAGCAATCGACGCAAATTTGGGAATATCCATTCTAAACGTTTCTCAGCTACATTTCTTGGAACATACCATATAGAATCTTGACGTGCTTGAGGAGGAATCGCCCAAACACTGTCTTGAACCTTGCATGAAAAATCCAAATTCCATTGTAAGTTTAAGGCCCATGCTCTTTCAAAAAAGTCGATTCGCAAAGCAGATTCAATACTGTTTTGAAGTAGAGTCTCTTGTGGCGGCGATCTTCGACAAAAAAATGCTTGATGCGCAACTTCAACATTAACAAGAAGATGTAAATCAATGGACAATAGAGAATCGGCATAAATCGCGTGAAACATGTCGGGATAATTCTTGCGCATATTTTGTGAATCATTTTGAGACAATGTATATACAAGTGTGTTTGTATCGATAATTTTCGTCAAAATGAGTGAACGGAGAATATCGCGACCACATGCATTAAACAAAAATGCACTCCATAGTGAACACAGGTCTGAGCAATATTGTCTCGAAATTCTAAGAGTTTTTTCCGCATCATATATAGTTCGATTATCAAGCAAATGTAAATATAGGCAAGAAAGGGCATGTTGAGTGGGTCGCGGTACATATGAAGTCATCATCGCCTCCAAAATGGTAACGTCACATGGAATGTTTACTTTTCGTAAATACCGCTCTATATTTGTCATAATTGGTTGTTGGTCAAAAAAATTTTACAAACTATTCCTGAAAATATATGTTATAAGTATCATAAAAAACACATATTTGTCCATGTAAACCTAACATTGCTGCAATACCTTCGAGTCTTTCTGTTCTGATAACTTCTGCAATAGCAATAATATTACGTCTTCGTAAATTGAAATCGACGTCGGTGCGAATACGTAATTCATAACTCGTATGGTATCCCATTGCTGTCATTGATCCACGATACAGAGCCATGTGTTGCTTATCTTCCACAAGTTCCAAAATAGCAGTTGGTTTTTGCAAATAATCCGTTTCTAGCTCAGTCAGACGTATTGTTTTGCGTTGTGAAAACCAGCCACTTCGTTTAGGAAGATTATCTAATTGAATAGCTTCAAATGATTTTATATCAGAATTTTCGTTCGTAGCACGCAGAGTTAATTGCGATGATTCTGCGAAAAGTCTTCCATGAGCGCTCATTCCGTAATATTGTGTCAATGGAATTGTTTCACCATCATCAAATGTATTCATTTTTATTCTTCACATCCATTTTTATTTTCTTTTATAGAACATAAAAACATCATGAACAACGTCGTCCTTGAGAAACTTGATTTTCAACTTGACACGGAGGCAACTGAACATGCATCATTATTCAATCCAAATGGCCCGACGTCACTTGGAAGTCTTCCGCGAGCACCTACGGTTATTCGTCAGGATGCGTATCAACAATACATGACGTCTGTGAAACAAGAAAATGATTTTCCAATTGGCGCAATTACACGTACCGAAGATATTAGTCGCGCAATGCTTGACAAAGGTGCAAAGGAGTTAAAACATCGTCAAGAACCACGTCGTCATTCAATTATGGAAGATGATGATGAATTAATATCGTTTACTGATAAGTCGATGCGAAACGTTCTTCTCAGTGATAACGTCACAAGCAATACTGAAAAGGCCGGTGCTCGTAATTTTGAATCGCGTGACCCGAATGTCATTTCCGCCGACGTCGCAGCACCGTCACGTACGCCAAATCTTCCATCCGCTCCTACACAAAATAATGCCAATAAGAAACAACTTTTTGAATCGAAGAAGTTTTAAATAATTTTATAACAACGACAGTAAAAACATACACATGTACGCGAAATCAAATGTCTTGCGACCTACCGGTGTTCAAGATACTGTCTTCGACAAAGAAGTCGCCATTGCTGCTGAACGTCAATCATTAGCCCCTTCCGGAGCAGCCCCCCCTCTAGTCGTCAATTCTCTCGAGTCAAAGAACAATGGAAAACGTCTTTTAGCTGAACCTGTACCAGACGGAAGTCATCAACGCGCTGCAACGTTTAACGATAGTATTCAAGAGACTCCCGAAGCCGATACGTTTGCACGAGGTGAAGTGCATCGTCGTCTCGTTGCTGGAAACTTCTATGACACGCCGCATGGAAACGAGACTATTTACCCAATTCCAAACTTTATGCCAACCCAGTATTTAGGAGAACAGGAATGGGGGGTGTATTTGCCACATGTTCCCGGTGGTTTACGATCACAAACACACCATCCAGGAGTACAGTTTGAAGAGGAGAAAGAATTGCCTCTTGCAGATGTCGTTGCAAATACCGCAGGAAATGCAACATTGAAGAATGGTGGTAATATCGCTCAGGCGAATGCGGTTGCCAACGCGGCTCGTAATGCAGTTGTTGCAAATGGTTCTGCTAATGTTGTCGCCAATGCTGCCGCAAGTGCTGTAGCTGCCAATGGAATGAACAAGGCTGCATCTCGCAACGTTGCTGCTGCTGTGAATAGTGCGGTTAATCAAAACGTTGCACCGATGGCTAATGTTGCCGCAAACGCCGCTGGTAATGCGACGCTGCAAAACGGTGGGAATGTGACACAAGCAAATGCGGTGGCTGATGCGACACGTAATGCAGTTGTTGCGAATGGTTCGGCTAATGTTGCCGCAAACGCTGCCGCAAGTGCTGTAGCTGCTAATGGAATGAACAAGGCTGCATCTCGTAACGTTGCTGCTGCTGTGAATAGTGCGGTTGCGGCTGCGGAAAATACCAAAGTTGCAACTGCTGCAAACATGATTGACCGTAATGCCAAGGTGAATGAATTGGCGGCCGTTGCTAAAAATAATGGAATGGCACAAGTCGGTGCAAATCATTCGGCAAATGGCAATGCGGCGTGGAACAAACCAATTCCTGCTAGCGCAAACGTCTTTGGAAATAGCGCATCTGCTGGAGCTCCTTTTACAGCCAATGGAGTTGTTGAGAGTGTGGATGTTCCAGCTTCGAATAATAAGTTACCAAATTCCAATGGATACGTGCGTCAAGCTGGAAACAAGACATATCTTCCACCAAGCGTGTCGAATGCAAACGTTGGATCTATGCCGATTGTGGCGTCAGATACGATGGCCACTGCCAATGTTGCCGCAAACGTCGCCGGAAATGCAACACTGAAAAACGGTGGAAATGCTACACAGGCGAACGCGGTGGCCAATGCGACTCGTAATGCGGTAGTTGCGAATGGTTCGGCAAATGCTGCCGCAAATGCTGCCGCAAATGCTGCTGCCGCCAACGGTATGAATGAGGCTGCCTCTCGTAACGTCGCAGTTGCCGTGAACAATGCGGTTAATGGTGAAAAAATTGCTAAACAAGCAAAGGATGTTAAACAAAAAAAAGAGAAAAATAATGGAAACGCCGCGCAAGCAATGGAGAATGAAGAAATGATGTCACGCTCAAACAGGGCAAAGAATGCTGTGTTACTGTCGAATAACATGGTAGGTCCCATGATTGGTGGAAACGCGCGGAAGAGCATGGTTGCAGAGCCGGTGTTGAAGAACGTCAACAGTTTTAATGTTGCAGATATCCCGCCCGCTGCACTTGGAGCAAATAATTCTCGCGATGCAAAGAAAAATAAACACACCAAGTAAAAACAATGCATGGAAATCTTAAAAATGCTCTTTTGATCATCATTGGAGTGTTACTATATAGAGAGGAATCAATTTCATTATGGGGATATCGGAAATGTGTGGCTACATTTATGATTATTTCTGCCGTAGTGTGTATTTCTTCAAATTGTTGGTGTCATGCATCCACATGTGGTCCCATTGAAATTTACACTCTTCGAGGTTGCCCGTGGTGCGAAAAGGCAAAGGAGGAATTCTACAGCCGTAATTTATGTTTTACCGAATATGAGTATGTTCGAGGCACAGGAGAACCCAAGAAACTACCAAATGGCGAAACACCAGAAGCCTATCCATCTATCTGGGTTAATGGTAAAAATATGGGTGGATATAGTGAAATTGCATCATGGATCGATACATGTAAAAGATAACATTAAGAACCGTTTACAAAATAAAGAATCACGCCGAACACTGCGCCCACAATTCCCGCCGTAACAGTTCGTTCAAATCGATCTTTCTTACATTTCTTTTTCTTTTCCTGTTCGTCTTCATCATCACTATCTTCAGCGCATTCCGGCGGATTCTTGATGTAAAACATGTTTGCACAAAATGATGCAAAAACAAAACCTAAACACGCGAAGGCAATAATACGACCAGAGCCGCTGCTGTCTTGACTATAGTTTCCTCGTTCAAACTGTTGACGCATCCGTAAAACATCATTCTGTGAAACATTCTGTGAAACATTCTGTGGAACATTCTGTGGAACATTCCGTGAAACATTCTGTGGAACATTCCGTCGCAACACGTCAGGTCGCAACCGTGGAACATTCTGTGGATTCGCCGAAGCCTTGTTCTCTGTATCGTTCGCGGAACTTTTTGCATTACGTGTCTCATCAGCCACAGCATTTGCCTGTGGAACATTCCGTTGTTGAAGCGCACGTGGTTTCAATATGGAACGAACATTTGATGTATCACCGGGGAGACTTTCGGGTGGATTAGTAGCCGTTTTAGATGCGTATGAGGCTCTAATTTTTTCCAAACGTGCCATTAACCCCTTCTGATCGCTATTGATTTCATCACTAGACATGTTTTGTTTTTATGTTTTTTGTGTAGATATTAACACGTCATCTGAACGCACCAACAACAAAAATGGAATTGACAAATGAAGAACGCATGAAATTAGTTGAAAATTCACGAGTATTTATTGATAAAATTTGTGATATTTGTGGAGTGGAGATTGCATTCAAATTTGTTGAAATTATTAAGTCGTATACGAAAGATGAAATTGATATTTGTACAATGCTTGATCGCGTTGATGAGCTACTTATTGATTTCGATGACGTATACTTTGCATTTAGAGCAATTATTCCAGAGCATGTATTCAAATGTGTCGACGAAACTGCACATGGTAATCAACATGATAATATATTTAACGAGCAATGTTGTGATCATTGTTATACGGAGGGAGAACCCGAACGAAGAAAAGTTTTGCGAGAAGTTTTTGCGTCTGTTGATGAGTGTGAACGTGTCGAAAAGGAAAAACTTTTAGAACAACTTGGTTTGACAATAGTATGGTAATTTTTTTCCGAAATGACGAAAAAACATAGATGGGTGACAATGATGATGACTCGAATATTTGGGATGAATTGAATGTTTTTCAACAAAATGAAACAAGAATAATAGTGGATGCAATTAAACAAGCACAAATTCTGCATCTATCTGAGGTCCGTTTTCGCGGTAATTTAAGCGATAGAGCGGTGAAACAACTGTTACGACGCAAATTCTATGTCCATATAAGAAAGTCTGACAAATACGGGATTGAGTCGATTATAACATTCCCTCTTGCCCCAATATCAATTACGGTCGAAAAAACTAAGAAAGAACTAGCGGATAGCATTCAACCTCAATATACAAAACTTGAAACAGATTACGAAAATTGGTCATAATTTCAGAAATTTTCTTTGTCAAACCAACGAATGTTCACTCTTACGCCAATATTTGTTGAATCATTTTCTGATAGTAACAATTTATTGAATGTTTGTAATAGAAGTGCATTTACTATTATGTGTGAAAGTAAGATACAGGGAGGACGCCGCGGTATGAATATGGAACAATTACGTATGGTTCAGCGAGAGAAGAAGGTTAATGTTACTGCTGGTCTGACATCACCTGTTGTTGTTTGTCGTCCTAACAATGGAAATGCCGATGAGTTACAAAAGCGAATAAGTGAGGAAACATTTACCCGTCTTGTTGATGGCGAGTCCTTTTTTCGTGTTGAAATTTTTAATAGTAGCGGAAAACTTTGCACGCAAAAAGATCTTGTTACTTTACAACGTGTTGAAACTAGTGTTCCGGCTCATGAGATATTCATTTTTCGTCTACAATTACATTTATTATCATCGCAATTCAATAATGACAAATTCTCCATTCGTATCAATGTTAATTATGAACGTGGAGAACATTTCATACGTCCATTTGAAGTTCAATGGTTTTATGTCACATCACGTCCGATGAAACGAGAGTTGCCACCTCCACCTCAAGAGAAGAAACAGAAATTATGTGAGAATTCTACTTTATTTTCTAGGGCATTGCGCGATTCTATTGTTCGAGAAATTCAGGCCAATGTTCAATCGATTGTTCGTCAGACTGTTCAGGATACTTTACGTGAGAGTATTCAGGAGATTGTTGAAGAAGTATTTAGAAATAATATTATTCCAGAAGTGAAAGGGGTTCTCGATGAAGCAGTAGATGATGTTGTAGAGAGCTTTAATGGTTTACGCGAAGATATGTTGGAAACACATAGTTCACCTCTTCGGGGAAAATCAATATTTTTTGACTAATTAATTTATTTTATAGATAGTAAACAAAACAAACACAATGCCCCCTAAGTCGAAGTCAAAGTCAAAGTGTCCAAATAAAAAACCGAAATCCAAGAGCTGTCTTGGCGCAAAAATTATTGGCTATTGCATGTCGTGCCGGAAGAAGATGTCAATGGTTGCGTGCAAGAAGTGGAAGATGGGTCCGTCGAAGGTCCCCGCTGTGAGTGGAAAATGCTCAAAGTGTGGTTGCAAGATGAACAAAATTCTCAAGGTATCAGAACGATCTAAGGTTTAACTACTCCTTAATCGAATGTAATTTTTTGTTATTTTGTAATGCACACTCATCATCATTTTGCAGCTGATGTTGAAGAAAATAATACAAAGGAGGCGGAAGGGGTGTGTTTTCGTCGTTATTATGTAAACGTAAAATGACTTGAAGTAAATCCATTCTTTTGTGTCGAATACACATACATTTCAAAAAAACTCCTTCCTTATACGAAATTCCGTGTTCGTGAATAGCGTTATAAAATTCCCAAGCGGTGGCACCATTGATGTGTTTTTTTCTATTTTTTCTTTCTTCTTCAGACCTCAGACACTCATATGGTATTAGAAAATCACCTTCCGGAACGCCAGTAATCATTCTAGCAAGAATATTCATAAATTTATTTTATATTTTTCAGTTTAAAATGGCACATACGATAGATGCGGATGGAATTGTACAAAATGTAAGCGTTGGAGCAAATTTGATAAAAAAGGTTGGATGCTACAATGATAGGGGTGAAAGGGCGCTTCCGAACATGGCACCAGGTATTGTTCCAAATGCTAGTGAAAGTAACCTGAAGAAATGTGCAGAATGGGCAAGTGGACAAGGATATACACATTTTGGTCTACAATACGGCGGAGAATGTTGGGCAGATACAAAGGAAAAGACTGCTGTCGCGGAAACAAGTTATGCAAAATACGGTTCTAAGACCTGTACACCAAGAGAGGGTTTTCTGGTGGATACAGGCGGTCCTTGGGAAAATGTCGTTTACACGTTTGTGCCAAAAACATGTCCAAAATGTTCTGATAAGCAAACTTGCTCTGACAAGACAGATTATAAATGCGTTGATAAAACATGTCCTGTGTGTGCAAAGAACGAGACATGTTCTGTTCAAACAAATTTCAACTGTGAAAAAAAGCCGCAAAAGATTCCATGTACTGTATTGTAAATTTTCATGGGAACAACTAAAATGGAAAACACCTTTTGTATCATAGGTGATTACCACGACAATATCGATGAGGATAAAAAATTAAGAAATGAATTAGAGCAACATATTCTTAAACACGGTGGGAAGATTGTATTTGTTATCGATAATAATTTGAAATATCTTGTGGTTGGGGAGGGGAAAATTAGCAAAAGTCGTCAGGCGCAATTGGAAAAAAACAAGTCTGTACAAAAATTGACAAGAACACAAGTGTTTGAACTCTTTTCGGAAAAGGTGAAATGTATCAATGATGAACCGACACCAATCAGTAACTTATTAGTCGACAAATATTCACCTCGAAGTCCCGATGATATTATTGGAAATATGAAAGCTAGAAAATTGTTACAAAGTTATTTTGAGCGTTGGAAGTCAGGTGATTTTTCTGGGAAAAAACGAGCGATTCTTTTATGTGGCCCTCCTGGTATAGGAAAAAGCACCATGGCGACTATATATGCACAGGCAAGTGGTTTCCAAATTATAGAAATGAATGCATCAGACACTCGTAGTAGAGCTTCTTTGAGAAATGTTATTCACAGTGCAGTGGCGACATTATCGATGACGATTGATGGACATGTGAACAGCTATGCAAATTGTATTATCATGGATGAAGTCGATGGTATGAGTGGTGGTGACGTTGGTGGTGCAGCAGAATTGGTGAAAGCTATCCAAACCACAAAGACGCCGATTATCTGTATATGTAATGATCGTAATGCCAATAGCGTCAAAACACTCAAGGTGCATTGTGAATGTATCGATTGCTGGCCTCCGACGCAAGGTGAATGTTTAGCACGATTGAAATTTATTTGTGGACAAGAGGGATTAGATGTTTCTCCGGCTGTTTTGAAAATGATTGCGACTGAATCAAATGGTGATATGCGACATTGTCTTGTGACTCTTGGAATGATGCGTTTACGATCTTCTTCGTCTATTATGGATGATTTACGCTTGATTGAGCGCTCGAAAGTAGATCAAGATATTTCACCATTTGTATCTACGCGTTCTTTACTGGGCGGAAGGTTTCGAGAGAACAAAATGATAAGCATTGACAACGACGACGACATGCTTCCGCTATTTATTGCTGAAAACTATCTCTCCACAAATGATACATTGGACACATACGCTCAAATTTCTCAGTCAATTGCTCTTGCAGACGTTGTTGACGCGACCATTCAAAGCACGCAACAGTATTCACTTCGACCAGTACAATCTTCATTTGCAACATTCATACCGTCTTCGCTAGTGAAAAATGGAATTGGAGGAGAAAAGATTAATTTTCCAAAAGTATTGGCGAATTTGAGCACGGCAAAGACTAACAAAAAACGTCTTTTCGATCTTAGCTCCAAAGTTCACGTCGATGAGACGGATCTACACTACATTTACTGCATGTTTGTTCGTTCGTTAGCGGATGGTGTTGATCCAAAAGTAATATGTGAACGCATGACAGAATACGGAATGACGCGTGAAGATATTGATGAATTATGCTATACGGACACTTATCAAGAAACTCTCTCTCGTATACAGCCGAGTGTGAAAAGAAAATTGACGTCGGAGTTTGAGCGTCTGAAGAAGGAAGGTTTCGCACCGGCTCCAACGCGTGTCAATTTACACACAGATGACGACTGAATCCTCTCGTGGAGTTTCGAAATTCAGTTTGTATATATCTTCATCACTTTGTATTGTATATTCTTTGTGTACATTAATAATAACTATGCTACCTTTGATTAATATCAACTGTTCAATACTCAAAGAAGGAAAATCATTCAAACAAATTAACGACGTATCTTTCGGACATGGATAATCAGTGAGTAGCGCAAGATTAACAATAGGGAAATATATCTTTGTAAAAATAGAAAGTGTATTTGCCCTGTTCTGTAAAAGGTCACAAAAGAATGATGGATACTTTTTTCTGTTTCTCAGAACCGTAGCAGGAGTTTCACCATTACTAAAATCAAAACTTGTATGAGCATTGCGTAGAACAGGGGTAACAAATGAGTTTAAAAACAAACCGCGATCAATCGAATACAATGGAATTCGTGTTTTCGCTAAATCAACCTCTTCCTGACGAATAGAACAAAAATAACATGTATCCGAAAACTCATTTGAAATAGTAAAAATTTCACCACATTTAGTACATTCAGTGTTCATGTTGAAATACTTTCAAGAAGTTGTTCATGGGTAAATTGTGGAAACACATCCTGTAACGCTGTAATATATTGTCCAGTCTCAAATTGACGTTGGATACACTGTTCTGCACGTTCGACATCTCCTCCATGTGCAGCAATTTCTACATAACACCAATCTTCGCGTGTCTCGCCATGTGGTATTTGCCAAACGCTACTTGCTAGTAATTCTCGATAGTATGGCATATATTCATGTGTTTCGCGCACTCTATAAGTAGACTGACGTCGCAAACATTGAATTGCCTCTACAACATTTCCGGAATGCGCATGAAATTCTTGTATGCTCATATCCATCCGATCTTCATGCGCTGTGTCTGGAAAAACAGCATTCTCAAATATTTCTATTATTGGATCATTTTCGTCTTCACTACTGTCTGTATCATCACGTGTAGTAGTGGCATTACCGTGCTCATCTACTATTAATATATAAATCGGGTCGTCTTCATCTTCACTATTTACAACACTGATAAATGGAGACATTTTTCCGTCAGTCGGACTTTTATAAATTATTTTATTTTGCTAGCTAAAAACACCAAGAACAAAATTATACTTCCAACAATTACTGAAGTTAATGCAGCAGTGTTTTCGTTTAACTTTGTAAAATATTCAATCGCTGATTTTGGCCGTGGTTCAGTCACTCCAATATGAATTAATGGAGAAACCAAAACAATGACACCAACAACAATAAAAAACATCTTAATGGGAAATGTTACCTTTGATATGAACCTATCCGTAATATCATCTGCAACACGTGTGTGGCTGTAGAAGCGACTGACGAAACATCAAAATTTACTGGAGAAAAATTAATTTTAGATGTTTCCATTTTTTTATTCTACGTAAAAAAAAATTCGTGACTACTTTGTAAAAATTGACCATGTTCACAGGTTCTTCAAAGTCAACATTTGATAAACTTTCACATAACATTGAAACATTCGGAATTGTACGTGCGCAAGTTACCAGTTCTCAAAAGATGGATGGAGAAACACTAGTTGTACGTGATGTCGCGACGATTGAAAATGCCGATATTTCCTCCTTGTCTATATCTTCAGCAATTACGCTTCCTCATATTGTTGTGAATGATGGCGACGACACAATTGTTATAGGTATTACAGAAAACGAAACTGCAGGGGAAAACAGTATTTTGCTTGGATCTGGCACTGGTGTAGCACAGAATACCATTAGCATCGGAAAGAACAATACAATGGCAAGCGGCTCCGACAACAGTATTATCATTGGTCATGATAGTGCAAGTGGAAACGATCATAACATCATGATTGGAGGTCTAAATGATGCCAATGCGAGATCATATAATACAATGATTGGTTTTGGAACATCGGTAAATATTGGAGATTATAATCAAGTTATAGGTCGAAATGCATCAGTGACAGGTTTACGAAATGTTGTCGTAGGAGACGGGGCCACTGCGTCAATGTGTAATGATACTATATCCATTGGAACCTCATGTATAGCAGACACTGTGAATAACGCGATAGCCATAGGCCTCAATGGAGACGTCAGTAATAATGCCTATGCATCAATTGGAATCGGTGCAAATACCACTGTCACAGAGGAGCAAAGCGTCGTCATTGGAAATCTTGCCAGCGCAGTCGGTATGAAAGGTGTGGCGATTGGTGCTACGGCAAATACTGCTGCGGTTTTAGGTGCTGTAGCAGTGGGCTATGCTGCTGATGCAAACGGCACAACGTCTGTGGCAATCGGCTATGCAGCATCAACATCCTATGGTGTTAGTGTAGGCGGGTCTGCTGTGGCTCAGGATGGTGTAACAATAGGCACTACATCGTCGTCAACTGCATCCAGTATAGCAATTGGTAATACCGCTATTGCATCGCATTCAGATTGTGCGGTAATTGGAAGTGGCGTATCCACACGTATAGAAAATGAATTGGCTACACAATCGCTACGTACAATCCGTCTGACGGTAGTTACAACAGACAATGTTCCGAGTCAGTCAATATTTTTTCATTTGACAAATGCGAACGAAATTGTTGTTGTGGATGGTGCAGTCACAGTTAGAACCTCCATAGGGAATAGTGCATCATATACCTTTCAAAATTACTTATTTGAACGGACTGGAACATTGTTATCTTTGTATAAGGGTATGCGTTCAATTAACAATCCATGGGCTTTGCCAATAGACGCTGATCTTGCCGTTACTGGAGTGAATGGGAATACGAGTATGCGTTTGAGTGTGACAGGAGTGACGTTGACGAATATTACATGGGTTGCCGTGATGCGAGTGTGGTGTGCGCCCAAAGTGTAAAAGTAAAAGTGTTTTTTTGTCATAAAATGGAGGTATCGGAACAAGATTCGGAAAAAATACGCGGTGCTCTAGGTCTTCCAGCCGATGCTAAATTGAGTGTTGAGACGAAAAATCAGCTGCCACCGCACAAACGAGGCGCAAACGAGATGGAAAATCCTTCACGCCCGCAATTTGAAATTCACGCATCTCCAGAGGCTGCACAATTTTTCTATTCCAACAACCTTTCGCTCTTGCTGTCTGCCTATAAGTCGAATTTGGTCTTTGCCTTCGGCGCAACAGATGATCACAAGTTATCATGTTATTATTCGCAGTTTTTTCACCCACTCGCACTTGGTTTATCACAGCGCGAAGACTGTTTAGAGGTTTGGATTGCTAGTAATGGCGGACTTTTGCGGTGTGTTGACGCTGGAGAAAAGTATAATGAAGCCGATGAACATAGTGGAGGTGGAGGAAACTTTACAGCTACACTAGTTCCACGACAAGCTCATCTCATTGGAAAACAAGATGTGCACGGTATATATCCTTTATCTCCTCAATCTCCGTTTTTTGTGTCAACCAAGTTTAGTGCATTATGTCAATTGGACATTACAAAGCCGGATGTGAATGTTAATGTTGTTTGGAAACCGTCCTTTATTACTGAATTACGCGGAGAGGATCGTTGTCACTTTAACGATGTATGCTGGGTAGATGGACTTGCAAAGTATGCGTCATGTATTTGTGAAAGTGATGCACATGACGGCTGGCGCGATCATCGTCAAGGCGGTGGTGTCATTATCGACATTATGAATGACAAAATTGTTGCGAGAAACTTGTCCATGCCGCATAGCCCACGTTGGTACAAGAAACAACTATGGGTTTTGAATAGCGGTAGTGGTCATCTTGGTACAATCAACCTTGAAAATGGAACATTTGAACCGAAGGTTTTTATTCCTGGTTTTTTACGAGGTTTGCAATTTCATGGTAGGTTTGCAATTGTTGGGTCTTCGCTAGATCGTCATGAGCGCCGATTTCAAGACTTGGAGCTTGGAAAAAACCTTGAGACCAAGAAGACGACACCGGTTTGTGGGTTTTTCTTTATCGATCTTGCATCTTTTTCAATTGCGCAAAAGGTTGAAATCAAGGGAAATATTCATGAAATCTACGATATTCTTTTGGTCCCGACTAGACGAGTGCGATTGATCAACGCTTCAGATGAGGATTCTGCATGCGTCAAGGTGGTTGATAATTCCGCACGATACAGAAAGAAGGATGATGAAAATGAAGAAGAAAAATAAAATTGTGTTACTAGATCAAAAAAAATGCTTAGCCAAGAACAACGTGAACAATTACAACAATACCGTGAAACGCTTCGTGCAAAGGAATTGTCAGAATTGCAACAAATGGTGGCGTCTGCTAATCTTCAGAACGAGATTGGTGTGGATCGTCAAGACGTAAAACAGGTGCATGTGTTTGTGCTTATGCAGGCAGAACGAAAGCGGTTGCGTGAACTTAATCAACAGTAAAATTATTTTTTTAGTCCTTATTAAAAACATACAAATGTCCAATGCACCCGTAGGAATGTTGTTGGGAAAACCACTTCCTACTCTACTCTGGCGCGCAGCTCAACTATACGCCTTTTGGTTTTTTGTTTCACTAGTCGGCGCTACAATTTACAATGAGGTCGTCGAATCGGACACTATGAAATCATGGACAGGCGCATCCAATCAACCATATGAGGACGAGGAAAATCCAGAAAAAGTCAATACTGTTCGTGCCATTGACGGTCATCAAATTCTATCTTTTTCTGCAACATTTGCTCTTATTATGGTTATGCTAAGAATGTTATTTGAAGGATTGTACACATATAGCGGACCTGAAACGAGTGCATTATTGTCTGGTCATCCACTTGTAGAAGAACCAATGATGGAGTATGCACAAGATGATGTGGAACAATTACCAGAACAGCAATTCATTGTACAACAACCTCCTCCTCCACCTCCGCAAACTCTTGTTCAACCCCCACCTCCGCAACAAAGAATGGTTGTAGTTGAAATGCCACCACAAGTTCCACAACAGCAATTTATTCCACAACAGCAGCAGATTGTTCCACAACAACCCGTGTATTATGCGCCACCGCCAGTTTTATATGGACAAAACAAACATAAAAAACACAAGAGATGAAAAAAATAATTACATGCGTTTAAAAAACAAACATGCGCAGCGCTTTATTAATTGGAATTAACTATATTGGGACAGGAAATGCTCTTGCAGGATGTATTAATGATGTCAAATCCATGCAGGAATTGCTTTCTAGTATTGGTTATCAGTGCACAGTAATGACCGATGAGTTACCACGTACTTCGACGCTTTTTCCTAATCGTGCAAATATTCTATCTGAGATGAACTCATTTGTGCGCAGAGCATCTCCTAATGACAAACTTTTCTTACACTATAGTGGTCATGGAACGTCGGTGCCGGATCGTTCTAATGACGAAGATGATCGTATGGATGAAGCCATTTGTCCTGCGGTTGGTGCAAATATTTTGGATGATGAATTGCGTACAACGTTGATTGACCAACTGCCTCCATTGGTTTCGCTGACCATACTCTTGGATTGTTGTCATAGTGGTACAGGTATTGATTTGCGCTATAATTATGAAGATACATCACAACTATTGAAATTACGTCGCATTCCCGATGAATATAATGCAAATGATTGGCGAAACAGAATTAACAGACGTATGAGTCAACAATATAAAGAAACGCAGGGCGTAGTTATTTGCATTAGTGGATGCCGTGATTCGCAGACAAGTGCAGATACGGTATTCAACGATAAACCATGCGGTGCAATGACAGAGGCATTTTTGCGCGCATATAAATCACTGAAAGACCCAAAACACCAAGCGGAATTGCGCAGTGTGATGCAATATATGACGTGTATGCTACGCTGTTATCGCTACTCGCAAGTTCCGCAATTGTCATTGTCGAAGGGAGAAAGCGATTCACTCTACGCAATCAAAAAATTCTTTATACGTCTATGAAATTCTTTTATAGTCATTATCTAAAAACTACACACAAATGTCGTACACATCTGAATATGCACCATTATCAAAGTCAGTGCCAGAACCACTACCGCCGCTGTTTCCTCGAGACCGCGAATATGAAAATATTAGACGTAAGTGTAAGCCTCTTCGTATTGGAGTTGTGCTTATCATGGCGATGGTTCTTGCTGTTGCGTATGGAACCTTGTCACGTGGCGCCAGTTCATTGTTGTCTCTTGCATTGGTAGCAGTTGCGTCGGCGTTGACCATGATCGTTCTTATTTCTCTTTGCGAAACTGACAATCAAACTGCAGCATGGGCTTTAGTTATCGGTGCCCCTCTTGTCATCGGTGCGTTTGCGCTTCAGATCGAGAGTATTCTATTGGCCATTTTTGGTGTCGATGGTGTTGCTGCTTTGCTCGCGTATATGTAAATTCATCGCGTCACAACAAAATAAAAGTAAAACAAAATATACAGAAAAACATGGGCGATACCGATTCTCAAAAACAAAAGCGCCGGCTCGGAAATCGTTTATCTAAGGCAGCGGCCAATCCAGCTAGAATTATTGATGCACATGAGCCAGTTATGATACCACAAATCGAACGGCGTCTTGCCGACCGAAAAGAACGGCGAGAACAGGCAGTGCAACTTGTCACACCTGCTGAAACTACACCGCCGCCTTTGGATTCACACACATTTTTCGGCATTGAAGTACCATCTTGGTTTGGAACCAAAACGTTTATCATTTGTACTATTATTGTTTTCATTATATTATTATTGGTTAGACGAAACGCTCTCATTCGTCAAACTAGTGTACTTCACGCATTGATAATTGATTTTCCATTTATTTCAATGTTCTTTTCCGAAGATGACCAGGCGCAAATGAAGAAAGACATTGATAATTTTTACAATAAGAAAAAGGAAACACCGCCACCACCTCCTCCTCCTCCTCCTCCTCCGCCGCCACAAAGAGATCTTCAAGAGGAACAAAAACAAAAAGAACTTCAACGAAAAGAAACAATTACACTTTTGGTAGGAGAGGCGGTAGCATGGGCGGATGAAGAGCGTCAGCAGCAGAATGTCGAGAAAGCCGATGACGATGACGAAAACGAGGAAGAAAAGAAAAAAGAGGATGGGGAAATTATACCACATGACAACAATGTGCTTGTACGAAAACCAACTATTGTCGTCAAAACTACTACATCAATGAGTTCTAACGATGTGAAAAAATCGGATGATAAACCAAGTGAGGAGGCAAAACCAATTACTGGTCGAGTTATTGAAATGGATGATGATTCATGAGTCAAGTAAATGGACAACTTCTTCATCCCATGAAACCGAATCACGCGTTCCATTTGTTACATCCATTAATTCTCGTTTTCGTGCTTGCATAGATAATACTCGTTCTTCTATAGTGTTGTTTGTTATAACATGATAAATAGTAACTGGTCGTGTCTGTCCAATACGATGTGCTCTATTTCCCGCTTGCTCCTCACGTGTATCAGTCCACCAAGGATCGACAATATATACAAGATTAGCCCCTTGTAAATTGATACCCTCGCTACTGCAATTCAATGAACAAACCATAACTTGTATAGATGCATCACTATTAAAGCGCTCCTGAAAGTCAATACGTTTTTTTTTGCTGACTACCGTGCCGTCAATACGCAAATAATTAATATTAATTTCACGAAGACAGCGACATATACAATCAAGAGAATAGCGCCATTGTGAAAATATCAAACACTTTGTCGTTGGATCATTACGTAATGCGTTTTGAAAGTGATCGATGACTGCCTTAATTTTTGTGCTGTTTGGTTCCCATGTTCGCTCAATTGACATGACCTCGTCGTCATCGCTAACCGCCGCCGTTCTATTTTCTATAGCCTCTGTGATTGGTCTATGTGTTTCAACAACCTGCTTACAAAACGGACATCGCGCCGCAACGTTACTCAAAGCTAAAATTGTTTCTGCACACGTAGGGCACAATGTATGACCACATGGAATAAGTGCATCAGTTGCTTGTTCATCGTAGCATATTCCACATTCATTGTCTTTTCCAGCTAAACGTTCATCGAGAATTGTACGTAGTCGTATTGATGCGCCTTCCCAAAGTCTCCCTGACAATTCAGATGGAGGTAATGGCATCGTGTTCCAGTGACTTTTGTTGAAGGCATCTATTACCATTTGAGGATTAACGCATGCTTGACGTAATCGCATCACAGAAGACAAAATACAATGACGAGCGCGCAATGCGAGGTTGGTGTGCGCTCGAGCCCATCCAGTATTTCTCAGCCAGCGATGTACACGAAAGAGTCTACTCACGGTATCTTGTGTATAACTCAAAAGTGTGTCGTAAAAAAATCTCTCATCTTCGTTCAAATCAACGGACAGTCGAACATCGTATAAAGGTGGAAGAGTATCTGGTTTTGGTCGACGAATTTGAATCGGTAGTAAAAATTGTCGTAATTTTTCTAATGTTGTATTGACCAAATGCGAATCATGAACACCAACCACAAACGCACTATTAAATTCAGGCCACGTACAATATGGCTCAGCTTCTAAAAAATGTAAAGACGCATATAAATCATCAATTCTATTGTAAATGAGCGTAGCACTAATGGCCCAGTGTTTTTCTGCATTAATCGCACAAACAGCCTTATGTGTTGTCGTATTTCGATTTCGTATGTTATGTGCCTCATCAATAATAACACGGTCGAAAAGTATTTCAAATGGACTCTCTTGATCGTCTGGAGCGTGCCAGTGAGTGAAATGTCCATTACCGTTTGGCCTTCGATGCTCGGAAAATTCTCTCTGAACTATTCCATATGTGGTCAATAGAACGTCAAATGATCCATTGGCAGGTTTTTTTCGATCGGCTCCGTGGTAGGCAACGATACGTAACGTCTCTGGCTGTAAATGCTTTTTCGCCTGGCTAAGCCATTCATACAACACAACGGACGGCGCAATTATTAATGTTATCTCACTGTGATTGCGCTGTTGACGCACGGAATATAATTGTTCCACAATCGTCACAAGTGTCTGCAACGTTTTTCCAGTGCCTAGGCTGTCACTAATAATACCGCCCAACTGACACCACTGACGATGTGTTTCACGATATATCATAAATGCTACACCACGACGTTGCGAGTCACTAATGTTTGCAATATATTTTCTTTCATCAATTGCATGAGGTTCAAATTCATAATGTGCTAATTGCTGTGCATACGATGTTGATTGATGTAATTGTTCGTCGTTCATTTTAGTTGGTGCAAAGAAAATTCTATGAATATGTAAAAAATGACTACAGAAGGAAACTTGACAGACGATGGATTTATTATTTTTCGAGACATTCTTCCTAGTAGTGCCATCGACGAAGCGCGTGCTGCTATGACAGACCCTAACGTCGATGGAATTGACTATATGCGATTACAAGAATATATTTATGGATTCATGATTAAATCAATTAACACATCCTTAAACTGGAACGCGGACTTTGTTAAATATCGCGCTAGTGACGGGAACAATTCTGCAGACGCAAGCGTGTGGCACCGTGACGTGTTTTCATGCAACAGCGGAAGGGATATGGTACCATCACATACATTATTGTCGTATTTGGACATTGCACATGTAAACGTTCTGGTTGGCTCACACAAGAATATGTCGCTTAATCTTGCTGATGCGCTTGTGCAACTTATTACGAAAAAGAAGACAATTGAAATGCATCCAGGTGATTTGATGTTGTTTAATTCGGGGCTTATTCACTGTGGAATATTTGTCGACGTAGGCCAAAATCATCGACGTCTTATTCAAGTATTTGAGGTTTATCCATCACGAACAGCCTTGCGTGAACACGATAGAAATGTGCTGCATATCAAGCAATGGTCTAAGAATCAAATGTTACAGACGCTGAGCCGATTTTATATAATTATTTCAGTGCTGAATTTCTTTACCTATCTTACAGTGTCAACCGGTCATGGATTCGTCGACTGCATTCGCAAAAAGTATTATTCTTCAGAAGGTGTTCGTCCACGTCTAACAGTGGTGGTAAATACACGACAACCAGATAATCACTACATTATGATGCATACAACGACCGATGCAACTGAAGAAGAAACACGACGAATTGCCCTTTTGACAATGGAGGCACCGAATGTTTTTTACTTTTCATTATGTATGGTAATTGTTCTTTGTATCGTTGTGTATGTGAAGAAAACACGAATTGTATAAAAAAATATTTTGAAACATGTATAAAAAACATGGATATCTGTGTTCAGAGAGAAATTGGAGATCGCATGGCTATTCCATTTTTTGCACTGCTTATTTACTATTTTATTAATAAGCGTGATGCAAGGACAGATTTTGAAAATTTACTATTATCTTTTTGTATTGTTGCGTTTTTAGCAGACTCTTACTGGTTATTGAAAATTTAAGACCGATAGTATTTCGGAAATTTACGTTGTTTTATAAATAAATTAATTTTACCAACTATTGTAAAATGGAAGGTATACGTCCGGCAACACTATGTTTTCACGTTCGTTTCTCAGATGGGACCGAGCAGCATATTGTCATGAATACCGAAAAGCCAATTTTGGAACTTTGTAGTGTTTATCATGTTCCATTTTGCGAAGGATACCAAATAACGTCTCGTTCAATACATAGTTACAAGCCTCAAGTATGCATGATCCCACGTGTACCTAGTGATCCACAATTGAAAGATGACACTATTCAACCAGGGCAGACTATCGGTTATGTGCGATTTCTTCCTTTTTATTATGTTGGAAAATGTAATCCATTAACCAGCGAAATTCACGAGATTCATCTATACCGCTATAATCAAAACTATTATGTCACTGTCAATTCAGCCATCAGAATACTTTTTGACTGTGATTTAATATCAATTTCAGAAGATTATGCACGAAAACAAATGTCGAGTGACGAATCAAGTTTTCTCGTTACACACTGTAATACTACCAACATGGATGTTTTATCAAATATGAAAAAACTCAATGATATTCCAGAAAAGACACGCTCAATCACAGCTATACGTACTGACACCATTGATCGGATCATTGCTCTTCATGGCGTCAATATACACCTACAATGGGAGGCGCGCGTTTAACAGTATAAAAGTTTTCACCATATATTAAACAAATGTCCCTTGTTCCTCCGAAGGATTCTCCGAAGGATTCTCCGAAGGATTCTCCGCCTCCAAAATTGCCAGACAGCACTGTATTATCCACGTTGATTGCATCGATTACCATAGTTTTGTTATTTATGTTTCTTTTGAAAAAGGGATTTGTGCAAAATATGTACACATTATTATTATCATCAAAATCTATATGTAATTCTATACTTACGTTTTTGTAAATAAACTCTCTAGGTAAGTTTTTGCTTCATTTAACTTTGTGAAGGTGTCATGAGCATTTTTTCGTTCATGATCGGATATTTTTTTATCGGGATGACAATCTCTAGCTAACGTACGGAAAGCCTTTCTTATTGCGTCAACACTATGACTTTGCGCCTCGTCAATATGTAAAATAGAACAGGCAGTGGCGACCGACATTCCAGATGAAGACGTGTGGCTCGATTGACGTTGATTCGATGATTGCTCATAATGTTGTTGTGTGTTATTGTAGTGGAATGAGTTTAACGATGGATATGACTCTTTCGCTGTTGCTAGCGTACTACACCAATTAGAAAATAACGTATGTATATCACGTACATTTGTGACGGCTGTTCGAACGATACTATAATTGATTTTTTGTCTATCAAACATGAAATATGCCGATGGTTCGCGGTTCCAGTGCAATAGATAACGACAATTGTAATCAAGTAATTCTCGCACAGCTCCGTTAACACAAGAACCACCATATAAAATAATACTTAGACCTAAATCTACATGTACGTCTAGAAGATGCCATGATTCACGGTGTGGGATAAAATGAAAGAAAACCAAATATTGATGCTGTTTCCCTTCTTGTCGTTCTTTGCGACACCTTCTCATAAAATTACACATTTGAACAAGATTTGTAGCGTCCAAAAACACAATTTGACGAAATTTAATGGAATATGCACCTGCCAGTTGTTCTAAAACGGTATTGTCCAACGGTGGGATACCGAGTAAAACAGAAAGTGACATTGATTCAAGAGATGTCATTGTTTGTATCAAGATAAAAAAGAAAATTTATCGAAGTAATACGCTATTGTATAATTTAGTAGTTACATCTTCATTATTGAGAAATATTCTAGTGACACCATAACGCTTTTCAAACAAATTGGCTCTTTTTGCAAATCGACTGCATATATCAAACTCCACATCAAAACCACCGCTGCAATAAATAGTGAAAAACGCTTGTGAAACGTGCAAAATACAATCCCACGTATTATCATTACAACCCTTCATATATATCGCGAAATAATACAGTATACCTAGGTTTTTATTCATTATTCGCAAGTCCTCAAGTTCTCTTATAGTACTTCGACAGCTTTGTGGAAATGATCCTGTAACCTGGCGTATGTAAATGTCGGTTGGGCACACTAGTGAAGAGAATTCTCTTGGTTTGGAATACATTTTTACTGTTTCATTAAATATTTATCTTCTAAATACTTTCGCAATGTTAACAAACCTCGATCAGTAACCATGCTTATTGGTGTCGCTTCAAAGGTGTCTATTTTATAATAATCAATTGGAACCTTGGACGATGGACAAAATTGGATTTTTTCAGGAGAGTCATCGACCACTATCACATTCGAGAATTGTTCTATTGCTGGATTGTTTGCTATCAATGACAATGGTTTCTTGCTAGTGTAGTCATGATAGCATATACACTGCTCACGTGAGAACACAAACGCCAAACGACTACGCTGCTCTTGTGAAAAAGCCAACTCTACTAATGAGTCTGCATTCTTGGCGATATTCGATGTCCAAAGAGCCACTGTGACTTGTGGATGTTGTAGAAGCCATGTAATAAACTCCTTCATACATGGTCGGTAATAGACATATTTAAATCTCGCCATTGCATCATGTATTACCCCATTTGTTCTTTTCTTATGTGTCGAATCCAAAATTGTACCGTTCAAATCGAGCACAACGAGGATCATGTATGTATAAGAACGAACTCAAATTATTTTTTCTATTGAACCGCGCGCATTGAATCAAGAACAGAGCGAACATCATCATCATTTTCAGTAGCATTTCGAATCTTATGTGACATATGTTTTTCGTCATTTGTATGAACGTTCCAATATCGTCTGTACAGATAATAGAGTAGAAAAAATGCTGCTGCAGCTAAAAGTATCTGTGACCATGTAATTAATGGTTCGTCATCGATTACTTTCATCGATGGATGTAACCCACGTGCCGATGGATGTGGACCATGATGACAATACAGTTCAATATTTGTTCCAGCAATGACTTTTCGTATTGTTTCCACACCACTGCCAACCAATGTGTCTGCAACTGTGACATACACCGGTCCAAATGCGCTATTTGCACGAACAAGATGACGAACAACACCACCAATATCGCCATCTGGAACAAATTCTTCTGGTGGTGGTGGTGATCCGTTACGTGATATAGCAAAGGCATCCTCGATACGATCAAAGTGTATAATGACGGCGTGTTTATCGGCAGACAAATCTCCTTGCTTCACCACGCCAGATGCTCCTTCGTTTCCTAGTGGCCTTGATGATATATATAGGTACCGGTCTATATTTGCGGAAAATGCGTCTGGGTCTCGCAGTGAAGCAACTAGCGTTTCAGTGCAAATAATATCGGCCATATTTTATTCGATAAAAAAAATTCTTAAATATCAAACAAAACACACACGAAATGTCTGATCAGTCGTCTATTATCGAGGGTGTTGGAGCACGCACTAGAAATCTCATGGATATTAAACAATTTTGCGCTAAGGATGGCGTTGTTTCTCTGAATTGCCTTGGACGTATTGGAATTACAATGCTAGTATCAATTGTAATGATTGTTGTCACGACTGAATCCTTTAAGAATATTCCAGATGCGGTTCCCGTGCAAAAGTATTTAGTTCCATTTATGTATGCGGTTATCGTAGCATCTGTGAGTGTTACTGGTCTATTGCCATGGATTTCCAAAAAGGCGGAATTTAGTGCCATTGAGAATGTTATGAATGGTACTGGAAGTCAAGGAATGGCTTTTCTCATGTTTATCCTGAACTTTCTTGCACAAACCACTGTTGTATTTGTCTTATTCGTTGTTCTCGAAGTTATTATGAGTTCAGTGCGAGACATGGAAGTGTTGAAGCTGTAAATTAGGCAATGACACGAGACGTTCGTAGAGATTGATGTAATAAAAGTAAATCTTGCAACGCTTTTTGATACGATTTCGGCGCTTTATTTTGCCACCAAGGCCGTTCAGTCATTGTGTGTAATTGCTTTTGATATTCATCCAATTCCTTTATCGCAGTTTCTCTACCTATTCCCTTTGGTCGGCGTGATTGTTTATCAAAATTGAATAACGGTACACACGTTTCATGTACAATGCAAAAATATGGATCATCAAATGCCATAAATACCGTATTCGGCTGTACTGGTAATAAACAATGACCGCATTGAAGACTCTCGCATACGATTCCGCAAACCTTCTCTTCTCCCGAACGCTTATCTTTAATTACAAGAGGCATTTATTCTCTTTGGATGAAACACTTTATCGATGTCTAGACGCGTTAAATTAAAATAAATACGTGTGATAAAAATGAATACTGAAAAAGAGTTTATTGACTACTTTAATGGCTTGGACGAAGTTGCAAAAAACACATTAAATCAAATGGCGCGATACACAGGTTTCGAGTCTTATGAGGACGCTGTTAAAAAGGTGTTTGAAAAGAATGAAATTAACAATTCAAAAGATAGCGTTAATGGTAACTTAATTGATCTGGAGAAAGCACGAGATCGACTTCGACCACCACCGGAACCGACTTCGAAAATAATCGCCGCCGCCGCTTCGTCGTCATCATCGGCGTCAAAAAACCTTGGTTCTCCAAAAACTGAAGACGTAATAAGAAATCGAGGTATATTATTTGACTTGATTTTGGATAGCGAAGATTTAAAAAAGTATTTAATAGACAAAAAGATTACAACTTATGAAGAATATCAAAAAATAAAAGACCAAACAGGTAAAACTGAATTAAACAAGAAATTGATGGACGGGCGGTCTGAAAATGACCCAGTAGTAATCCTCTGGAAAAAAACAGGATTGGGGACAAAGTCGGTTCCTATACGAAAACGCCTGTTAGAGTTTTTAATTGATCATATTAAAGGTGGAAACATTATATTTACAGCCGAAGAACGAGAAAAATTGCGGAGTGAATTAGTAGGTGATAGACGAGTGAAAACCACGGAAAAAATGGTGTCGCTGATAAAAAAAACTACGGAAGAAGAGGAGTCTGAGGAAAAAAAGGAGGAAAAAATACTAATACAGAAAATAACACCATACGGAACAGACATAAATAAATTATATGAAGAAATGGATGATGAGTATAAAAATGAAAATTATACCAACATTGGTAAATTGAAAATTATACTACTGTATCAAATGGCAAAAGCCACTTACATATCATTTATTAAACATTTATACTACGTAGTAAGAGGTATGCCAAAAAACACTTTATTTCAAATAATTACATTGAAGGCTTTAAAAGATACATATAATTCCATGGTATTGGAAAACGACATTCCGCCAACGAATGTAGTAAGAGAATATGGAGACATTTTAGCTGATATAGAAAAAAACAAAATAAAACGACTAGAAATAATAAGAAGTTGGGGAAAAGAAGAAGAAACATTAGAGGAAATTGAAAAAAGAATAAATGATAATGCGAGTGTAGTTGGGTTTGTAAAAATAATTATTCAATTAGCAAAAAGGAGAGACATGTTAAAAGAACAATTTCCTGATATTGAACATCATTGGTGGGTTATGAATGTGCGCTATCTCCTCTTTCCCTCTCCTACTTACGCTCCCCCGACTGACGCTATAATAAGTGGTCCTATAGAAGAAGAAGAGGGAAGGAAGATAATTGGCGTAAAAGATATGTGATATTTTATTAAATAACAGGATAAGGAGGAAGAGGAAATAAATCACTGGTTCCACCACCACTAATAGAATTTGGTCCAGCCTCACGAAACCTAAATGCAGTAACGTTTTGAATGTGAACCGGTGTCTTCCATCGAGATCCATGACGTGCGAATCCGAAGTAATAAATATCACCACCATTTTGTCGTCGCTTCTGGTCGGATTCAATTGGGCGCATGTATAGAATAATTGGACCACTACCAGGTGTTGCACCGCTTCCAACCACAATAGCGCCTTGTTGATACATTACCCAAAGTTGCTGCGGGCGATCGAATTGTAACCGAAAATTCTTGTCAACGTACATCTTATTTTGCACACGTTCGTACGTTCGTTGTCTCGTCATGTTTTCACCTTCCACGCGACCGCGCAATAGGCCGTTATTACCAAGAGTTTTCACACGAAGGACATATGTATCATGATTGTCGTCATCAAGTACAATATAATATCCTAGCGTATCGTCGTGATGCCATGTAGACAATGCAATAACCAAATTACCACCAGCTTGACGCGCCTCGAAGGAAAATGCACCTTGACCGACATCACTGAAATGCCAGTCATCCTGTGCTCGTAATGAACGTTCAATAGTTTCACCTGCTATCTTGTAATCATTGAAACGTGCCTGTTGCAAAGGTTCCCATTTTGTCATCTCGGAAACTTTGCGATGAGGTGGAGGCAACGTTCTTTCTTTGGATGAAACACCGGTTGTCCATAAGTAATAATCAACGGATGCCCCACTGTCTTCACTCATTGATTTTGACTTATACATGATGTTTTTATTATCATAAATAAAAAAAATATTAATTGAAAGAAAAAAATGAGGAAACTTGCTCCATGTCCGAAACCTAAAATTCGTAATCCAAAAACTAACCGTTGTTGTGAAATAAAACGGTATTTACAAAGTGGAAAAACGTGTGTGAAAAAAGGCGAACGTGGGAAACATATTATTAATCCACTTACAGGAAGATGCATAAAAGTCGGAGGTCCTGCTTATAAAAAATTAGTTGGCAAGGAACCACCACGTAAAACAGTGTGCAAAAAGAAGGCTGTGCCATGTAAGAAAAAGCCAGTGTGCAAAAAGAAAGCTTCTCCATGTAAGAAGAAGCCAGTGTGCAAAAAGAAAGCTTCTCCATGTAAGAAAAAGGCTGCGCCATGTAAAAAGAAGCCAGTGTGCAAAAAGAAAGCTTCTCCATGTAAGAAGAATGCACCACCACCAAAGTGTACAAAAATGAAAAAATCTATACGAAACAACGTTCCATTGTACGAGGTAAAGATGGCAAAAGAAGAAAATTATCTACAGGAGACTTTGGCAGATAACACAAAAGTGAATCTTAATCCATGTTGCATACCGAAAAAATATCGAAGGGGAGCCAAGTTAAACGTGGGTCTCACTGCTGTTGTCTATGATATTTATGAAAATGGTAAATGCAATAAAGTTGCAAAAATGATTCCACTGACACCTGATGATATAATTACAAAACTTAGAAATGTTACAACTGTAACTGGTTTTTACCGAGAACATGAAATACATAAAAAGATGTCCGATAGAAAATGTGCGCCTCATTTATACGATGCACATATATGTGTAGATACATTTGAGGACAACAATGATGAAGTTGGAATAATGATCATGGAAAAGTATGATGGTACGTTGACGGAGGAAGATATTGAGAACATTCGGAAACAATATCATACAAATGAAAATGCAAAAAATATTGTCGAGCAGATTGCGATGCAAATTAAAATGTTGCACAGCATAGGGTATAGACATTTCGATTTGAGTAACAAAAATATTCTCAAAAAACTAGACACAAATGGCGTAATATCGACAGTGGTGTTAACTGATTTCGGCATGGCTAGAGACGAACTTGACTCTAAAAAATTAGATACGAAAATTCTTTATGGGAATGTCACAAAGGAACAGTTTATGAAATATTCCGCTAAAGTGTTTCGTGGTAATTTGACAATGGACGACATAGCAGACAAAGACTCAAAACTGAAGTGGGAACAAAGCAAAGTTCTCGACTACGGTATTATTGGTTATTTGATCGGCGCAAAAGACTGGAAAGAGACGGTTGAATTTATGAAATAAAAACTTTTGGCTGTGTTATTGCTTGTGACGAGGTGGACAACTCATTCGGGTAGCCATATGGATTTGATGCCAAACGGATGGTACCTATTTTTTTGTCAAACGGGTAGTGTGTATGACCATATGCCCATGCGATTATTGGTCGATGAAATAATGGTGATAAATCAGTAGAATAGCAACATTGTAATGGCCCATTGGAAAAACGTTCATCGCTGGTACCTATGTGATACGGAGCATGATGTGTAAGAACTATTATCGGCGTATTCTGATAACCAGGTGCGGCAAGTTCTTCTTTAAGCCATCGTATTGAATCATTATGCCAAGCACTAGTATGTTCAGGGGCTAAAGGGACACCGACGTTAATCTCTGGATAACAGTCAATATACGAGAGGTGGTAATCTTGCATTTTCTTACGTGCCAATCTCCATAGTTCTTTTGGAATATCCGTCCACAGCGTCATGCCGAGAATGCGAACTCCTTCGATGGTGAGCGCTCTGTTTTCAAGAAAATGAACATTCGAATAATTTGAACATAATGACTCAATTTGCGCCTGAATTTGCCCAACGGTCTGTATATTGTTTTTTTGACAGTAATACTCGTGGTTTCCTGCAATGATGATTACGGTGACAAACCGTTTGCTAAGATTAGAGATGAATCGCTGATATATAGAACTTGAAGGTCGACCTATATCACCAAGTAGAGCAATGTGAGGTGCTACGCGCGGAATAAATGGATAACGTGACTGATATTCCAAGTGTAAATCGGATACAAATTGAAGATGCATTTTTGTAATGATCTTGTCAAAGGAAAATAAATTTACTTTTTCATTTCTCGCATAAATAAGTCTGGGTCGTCTTCATGACGTGTGGTTCGTCCTATTACTAGTTTTCCATCGCGGGCTTGACCATGGTGTACGACAGTGCCATCTTCATAATAGTCGTTGTTTATCAAAAATATTTTCCTTTCATCTGCTGGTTTTCCATCGCGTAAGAATGTGATATACATTTCACGAGCATCTCCAATTCGCGATGTTCTTCGATATATGAACGATTCTTTAGAGGCAATTATATCTCCTTGGCGAATACTGCTGATCACTCCAAAAGTATCACTACCATCATAGCAATATACGACCCGTCCTGGTAGTTTCCACTCACTTTCAAACAGAAGTCGGAATTCTTCGTTATCGTCCATTCTCACAACGGACGAAGTACTCATATGCTTTTTCGACACACCGTCTTTATCAACTATACTGACTAAAAACCGCATTTGTTTATATCCGCCCTGAAAATAATTTTGTATAAATTTCTGCGGCTGATTTTTCACGTTGATCGATAAATTTCTGCCAACGAGTTTTCATGTTTTGTGTCAAACTTTTTTGCATTTGAACTAGAGCAAAAAACTGTGCCAATTCAAGTGTACAACGACTGTCGACAATAGCATTTTTTCCATTGAAAACACCAAAATGAGTTGTTTCCTCAGAATCTCTGTCAGTAAAGTATACCTTTCCAAAATCACAAAATACAAATTGGTCAGTTTTCGGATTATACAATGTGTTCGAAAGTTTGTAATCTAGATTGATAATGCCACATTCATGAAGATATTTCACAGCCTCCAACAAAGCCTCTGCAAAACGATTCAAATCTATCGATTCAAGCCAACGAGTATTACTTCTTTCAATATTTCCAGTAATGTCTATATGGGGGAATATTTGTAGCATCGATGTTCCCTCATAACGCCAAATACAATATAATTTTGTGAGTTCCTTTCTTGACCAGTCATATACCGCCAGCATAAAAGAAACTCTGCTCACATTAATACTGGAGCATTCATGAGAGGAATTAATTAATGTATTTGCACAGACCTCTCTTGGTTCCACTGTTTTCACAATAAAAGCAATATTATTATCAACGCGCATATCAACACCTGGATTCACCACTTGAACCTCTTCACGTTTGCACAGACGAAAACGTTCAAAAAAGGAGGAAAATATACCAGTCCAATTTTCAATAATTCCAGATTTAGATAATTGTGGAATATATCGCGAGTCAAAGACAGAAAATAAAGTTTTATACATTTTACAAAACAACTAAAAATGTCGAAACGTGATTTTGATATTTTCCTCGGAGATGAAAACAAAAATGACGATGAAAAAAAGGTTGTTAAGCACGCTGTAGATCATGTTTTACTCGAACGTATTATTTGGTTCGAGCGTCTCACGTCGTATATACAAAATGGCAAAAAAAATTTGTATAATCGTGCATGTAATCAAATGGATGATCGTAAAATGATGTTACTTCGTTATGAAAAGACTTTGAGTGATCGTGAGCTAGAATTTGTACGACAATGGCATTTACAGCTCGAAGACACTTGGTATAGCGTTTGTAAGAATTTGGCTACTACCTTGGTCAATGATCGTTCCTCCAATCAAATAGCGTATAATTTGTTAAACGCTCGCGGATCAATATTTGAAGGTCTAGAACATTACAAAGTCATCAATGATCCAGTCGTTCAAAATACCTTTATTGCTATGGACAATGAATTGTTAAGTGATATAGACGAATATCTTCGCAAAGTATGTCCGCTTTGTAATAATAAGCTAAAGGAAAAGTATCATGGTGTACCTGAATTTCTGAAAGTAACTCGAGAATTTTTTCCGAACATTGTGCACACTCTACGTCGTTTTAGTGAGAATGTATTGAAACAGTCTAGAACGTTCGCGTCGTCGTCCGGTGAATCACAATGGAGTCGATATAGACGAGATATTGTACTACTTTCCGCAAAGACCAATTCTGCGTTAGCGAATGTATCCGAAGGTTGGGGTAGAATTGGCACGACAGCAATATCACAATTTACCAATATCGCCGCAGCCGAACTGTACAAGGGATCGATTTCAATATATATACTGCGTTCACTGCCAGAATTTTCAAAATTGTATGATGACTTTGTCGCGCTCATTACAGAACTTGATGTATTTCAATATTTCGCACTCAAACAACAAGATGAAGGGTTACCAAGAAATTTTGTCACGTTATAGAGTCCAATTCGTCGATAAGACGTTGTATAGTGGCGTGGTGTCGTCGTCGCTCAATCCACCAATATATAAACTTCTGTATTACAAAAAAACATATAAACACAGCAAGCAATGCAATACCGATACCAAGAAATATAATATCATTTTGTATCATAATTTATACTATAGTAAACAACTTTTTTTTCATGTTTAAAAAATTACAATCGATTCACAATAGCGCAGAAGTATTGACTATTAATATTGTTCCTATGGTCTATCGTAGTCGATCTTTATATTTTTCCTACTTGAGTTCATTGCATAAATATGATGACACAATATTCCGTTTTATTTCAAAAGAAGAAAAGGTGGTTTTCTCTTTTCGCATGGACCAAACATGTTCGTCGATTATTATTACTCCTATTACACTGAATGATTTTCACCGTATTATAGCATTGCGCAATGAAGAAAATTTCGACGAATCATGGGCTTCATCACCGCCATTTCCAATGAATTTGTACCTTTACGAATCGATATTATCTCGAAAAAAGTAAAATTATGAACATAAATAAAAATGATCTGCGGAGTTCTCAATATTCAAATTATTGACGCATTTTACGGCACGTCGAAACACGGTTGCCCAATGTATGACGCCATTGCAATCGGTACTGAAGATGGAAATTCTGTACTTTTCGTTGCCGAATTTAACATCCATAATCCATATTCTAAACTCTATCTAGAAGGCGGAGACAATGATACTTTAAATGGATCATTATTGTTGAGCTATGCAGAAAAGGATTCGCCAACAAAGAAACAGATCATGTCTTTACTACCAATCGATACATCACTTATTAAACTAGTATTGGCAGAAAAAGGCACAGTACTACAGGGAAGTGCGGTCCTAGAATATACAAGTAATTTCACACAAACAGAAAATATGATTCCTATAACATATTCTATCATATATAAAAATAACCGTGCATATGTACATTACGTTCGTTTTGCTATCAGTACTTTACAATTACAACAGATGCAGCGAGTTATAACAAATTTGGAAAAGGCGCGATTATGTGATCTATAAATTTCATTTTACCTGTGTAATTTGTAAAACCGTGCCAGAACTACCCAACGTTGCCCCACCCTCGACATTTTTTGGAATACCGCTAGTCTGTGCCACTTCAATATGCAATGTATCTCCTATACCCATCGTTACTCCAGCCACCGCATTCTGTATGGTATTGACGTTTTTGTTTGAACTTGGATTAGATACAGTTTCACACATAATTGTCGATACAAGCAATAAACTCGTGTGTATTATTCTCAACACACGTATCCCTTGATTTCGTTCACTTTCCTTCCACGACACCTGCACTTGAACATTATAAGCGCCTGCAACTGACGCGGTATAATAACCCGTTGCATTACTCCAATTTGTCGATGATACTCGTGGTAGTGATGTGGTCCAGTTTACCAGACGTTTGTATCCAGTAGTTGGAATATCATAGCCATTTCCAGATGAGACTACTTGATTACTTACCAACAACATTGCCGACATTGCATCTTTCACTATGTTTGCAAGATCATCAGTGACAGCCATGCAACGCCAAATCAAATTCGAGTCGGTATAACACAGACGTTCGGAATCTTGATCATACGCTACCAAACCTTCCTCAAGTGCATAGTCATTTGCATTGGTTATTATTGGCGGATGAAATCTATTGTATGCAGTTACACCCCAACCAGTGACTTGTTGTGCTGATACATGTTGATAGGGAGAATGTTTGTGTTTGAATCCAGTACTTCCAGTTGGGTTTGAATTCGCTGCACTTATAGTCAAACTAGTACTTGGAGCAGTTGGATATAGAGACATTTTTGCATTAATCTACAAAAATATTTATTCTTCATCTGACGTTTCCTCCAAGATTTCTACTACTTGCGACATTCCTTCATTAGTAATACCTAACAAACGTTTTGCTGATTCGTCGTCGGCTAGAAAATTGTAGTAATATTGCATTAACTTGTCTGAAAAACCGCGACAAATTTCATTCCATTGTCGTGTTTTATATGATACAGGCAATAATCCATTTGTAGATGTATTATCACCATGGCAGCAAACGACATAAACGTGCTGCGCAGTATCGTCTAACTTCTTCATTCGACAACTTTCTGTACACCGCACTCCATTATTATAATATTCAAGATAATATTCCTCAGGATTTTTACAACGATTTGCATAATGTACACGAATAACCTCGCCATGTAATCTTCCAGCATACCATTGATGTCGTGCCAATTCACTTCTTGGGTGAACTATAAAATGAGAATCATTTGTAGTTTCATCAAATATTATTGCGAAAGGCATCACAATACTTACAGAAAATCCATGATTACCAATGTCTTCTGGCAATTTACCAACACAGTCAACGATAATGGCGTCTGGAAATTCACCCATGCTAACAAAATTACCACCATCACGCACAAAACGCGAAGATTTATGATATGTTAAGTATTTTTCTATCTTATGTTTACCACTGTCAATAACATACCTTCGCAAAGCCTTGTTCAGACGCATGATTCGCAATGGGGCTACTGATTTTTTTTCATCAATATTATCAACGACGATTCGCAATACTTGTTCACTCATTTTGTGAAAAGTGCATTTAAAAAAAATTTTCTTTGTTTGTACTAAAACTACACACAACAACCACAATGTCTTCATCAGGCCCCCAACGTGCTGCTAACCGCCGCGAAAAAGTCAGTCTTGGTCACTCTCACTTGCAACTTGAGGGTCGTCTTGAGGCTCAATCCGCGTCATCCACCAATGGCGATAACTTGGTCTTGCGTGTCGCCCAAGCCACTAGCAATAACACCGCTGTGAGCATCGACGGCAACGATGTGCGCATTCAAACGTTCGCCCTCTTGTCGAATGCTGCCTCATATGCGTTTGTTGTTAACAATGCCAAGATTCGCAATGAGTCGCAGTTGTTTGCCACCTATGTTACCAATGGCGGTATTACGTCTGGTGGTGCGCTGACCATTACTGCGCAGTCGACTGGTGTTGCAACGATTAACATTGCCACCGTGACTGGCTCTGGAACCGCCCAAGCGCAAATTCGCCTTCTCGTTTTGTAAATAAGTAAAACTTTAGCTTCTTATATTGCATCTTTTATTTCATATTTGTCCCGCGTAGCTCAGTCGGCAGAGCGATTGGCTTTTAACCAACTGGTCAGCGGTTCAAGTCCGTTCGCGGGAGCACTTTTTTTTTCTTCGCGTCTAAGTAGTAATTTACCTATTTTTTTTATTCACAAAAAGAGATGTCGGCAGTTGGAATTCGAGCAGTCGATCCGCCAAAGAGTTTACCGAAAAAAACTCAGCCTCCGCGCAAAACCGTTATTATGTCAACACCATCGCTTGTTTCTCCCATCCCTCCTCCACCGTCGTCAAACCCAATGAAAAAGGATGATGAGAGTAGCTACTATTCAACTGAAGAGGAGGATGGATATTATTATGAAGAGGAGGAGGAAGAGGAAGAAGAGGTTAAAAAAGTTCCGGAATCAATGAAAGTCGATGATGACATTGATGATTCACTATGGGACATTGTGGATGCTAAAAAAGCCCGAACACCGAAAATACAAAAAGTGAACAAATCGGAGGATGAAAGCGCAGATAGCTCTGAACGTCATGAAATGCGAAAGCAAGTTGGCGATGCATTCAAGTCGTCTAAGATAGCAGTTCCAAAACCTCGCATTGCACAATTGCCAAAGCCTCCTTCACAACGCCCACCTCCCGTTCGCTCAGTACCAATTACGCGACCAACATTACCACAATCGGAAAGTAGTGAAGAGTATAGCGATTACTATGACGATGATGAGGAAGAAGATGAAAGTGAAGATGATGTTGTAATTGATCCTCTCGAAGAAGAAACGTTGAAAGCCGTGCGAAAGGCGAAATTACTTGCGCGAATTCAACAGCTAGAAAGTCGCGGTTTGAAGGCTTCAAAGAAGTTTAACTATCGTTCAAGTGAGGAAGAATTGCTGTCGGAAGTTGCACTCATGGAAATTATGGCTGAACGGGCTAGACGTATTGAACAAGGGCGAGCTGGTTTCATGGGCTTCGTGAAGGCAAATGAGTCATTGGCAAACTTTGTCGACGGTCGCAAATGGCTTCCAATTGAGTTGAAATTACAAGGCTTTGGCAATCATATCCTGAATGAAATTGACAAGTATGATGATTGTCTCGAGCGTGGTGTCGCGGAAACGCTTGGTCCAGTCGGTTCGAAGATTTGGTGGGTTGATTTGTTATCGTTTTATATTCCGTCAATGATAATGTTCTCAATGACCAATCGTGCAACATCCGATCCAAAGTACGCAGGTGAATTGTTGCGTCGTAATCCGGAATTTCAAGAACGTTTGGCACGTGAGTATGCCAAGGAGTTCAGTCACACGGAACGTCTCGAAAAGAATCGTATTGAACAAGAGTTACGTGAGGCAAAGGCACAATTGACACATATTGAGGAAAACCATCAATATGGAGGTCCGACGGTCAATACACTTCCCAATGTCAATATACCACAAATGAAACCACCTGCACCCCGTGTTCCTTCGCGTATACCGAATACAAACCCCCTTGGTGATTATCCCGTGAACGAAAACGAAACAGCGAAAATGGTCTCTTTCTTGGCACAACAACAGCAACGCCAACAACAAAACGTCTCACAAACAGTACGAAATGAAGTTCAACGTGGAATGCAAGACATTCAACAAAATCTCATGGAAACGCAGCGGCGTCAGGCAGAAATGGAAAGAAAAAAACGCGAAGAAGAAGAGGCTCGTTTATCAGCGACTAGACAAAGGCTAGAGGCACAACAATTACGACGAGATGAACCAACAACGCGTCCACATGTTCCTCCTCCAGTGTCACGAGCCCTACCTCCACGTCCATCTGCTCGTCCAGCAATGACTACACTTCAAATGTCAGACGACGATGAGTCAGAAGCTCCAGTCTAAGTATAAATTGAGTTTTTCGCGGCCGGATTCTTTGTCATGATAAATCTCATACAAAAGAGGAATATCTAAGTAGGTTTTTCCATGGACACTATAAAACATTGTCATAAATTCATCCGCCGAGCATCTAAGACGCATTTGTACATCAAATGAGCGACGTACATAAGCTCGTGTTCCACCGATTTGAGCAATTTGTGTCAAATATGATCGTTCCGGTAAAACTATTTGCGTTGAGACATAATCTTCGATATTTTCAATATTCGATTTTTGGAAATTTAGTACACATTCACGCAATTCTTGTAACATGATGGTTGTTTATAGAATTTTTTGTGACGAAACAACCAATGTCATCACCATCGTCGTTGCCACCAGTTATTGCGCGAGCGTTGGCAGAGAAGCAGAAATCTGAAGAAGAAGAAATACCTAAATTTGATCTGCGTGAAATTGAAGATGTTCGTCGTTTGACCGTGATGTTACAGAAACAGAATCAGATCACGTTCATGAATGATGCACTCAATTTCACCGCCGAACAGTGTGTATCTGAATTGTTGGAAAGTCAAAAGAACAAGAAATTTACAGCACTTGGTATTACTGGTGTTGCCGCTCAGCAAACATACACGAGACGTCTTCGTGATGGAAGTGAATTTGTCACACATATAGGCAATGGTGTGTATCAACATCAAATCATGTCGTTGGATACTACGCAATTCGATTATGGAACAAATCTTAATGTTATCGTTCATTTCGACCAAAATGGATTTGACGCAAACGCTGCCGCTCAAACGGAGGTGTGTTTAATTTGTTGCCGTTTTGTGGTATTTTCAACGAAACTAGATATTCGACGTCGAATGAATGGAATAACCGGTGATGCGTATCTTTTACGTGCGCCTAATCTCATGCCACTGCGACACACCTCTTGGGCAACTCCTTCATATATTATCGTTCGTGAAATGGGAAGACTTATCAATCAAGTAGATATTCACATGCATGGAATTTTGTCGACAAAGTTAGTTGATGAGCAATGGTTTATGACACCTGCAAACATACCAGTTTGTGTCAAAAATGGTCTGGCAATGTACGATCGTGCAGCTTTTGTGAAATCAGTGCCAGCGGAGTTTGTTTCTCGTTATCTATCTGTGAAAGAAATGGAAGATGACGAAAACGAAGAGGAAAAGTAAATTTATTTTATTTTAACGTGTAAAGAATGGACGTTTTTCGAGACTTTTGGTTAAGCATACGCGGTTATCATCAGCTTCCAAAAGAAAAAGTATACTATTTAGGCGACAAACCTCCGCGCTATTGTCAACGATGTGCAATGTTTTATACAGAGGTTCAGGTGCGACAAATTTCTACCAATCGATGTGAATTTATCTGTTATCAATGTGTTCATAAAGATGATGAATTGAAAAATTTACCAGTGAAGAAAAAACAGCAGTTACATTAGAACTCGTGCGGATGGGTCGGTCACCGAGTCTCCAACAAAGCGGGGAAGCCAGTAACGAGGTACCAATTGAAGAATATCTTGACGAACTGTTTCCGGCTTCTGATCAAATATTTCAATAAAACGACAATAGTAAAAATACGCCTCCTTGGTCGGTATTCTTGATGTCTTTGCCCATGCTGCGAAATCACTTCCGCTGTCGATAAACTTATCATAGTGCTCAGTAACAATTGAAAACCAACTGCGTTCTGGCCTCGACACACCATCGCTGAATGCCTCTTTCGGACGCCACGCAATTTCCATTGGCAAGAATTGCTGAGCATATAGACGCAACATGTACTTTTCCAGAATCGTTTTCCCATCATGACGTTTGAACTTTGGCGGGATTCGCATCACATACTCGACAAGCTGACGATCGGCAAATGGAGTGCGTGCGTCTAGACCATAGTGTGCGATACAACGGTCACTGCGTAAGACATCATAAAAGTGTACCTCGTCAATGAGCCGTTTGTTGTCTTCATAAAACGCCTGATCATTTGGAGCAGCTCGTGAATACTTGTAGCTTGCAAAAATCTCTTCGCTACAATCACCATTGAATACAATTTTGATATCTGTCTTTTCGGATATATACTTGCATAATAGCGATTGAGCAGTACTGGCGCGATTGGTAGTAACATCTGGACTCTGTGTTATTCGCACAATCTGTTGTTGATGATCAAGCATTTGCTGCTCCGTTACAACAACTTCATGATGAAACGAACCTATATGGAGAGCAACTTTTCGTGCTGCCAAAAGATCAGGCGACTCGGGTAATCCAATGCTAAACGTGTGTAGCAGCTGTGCACGATTGCGTTTCTTCATTTCATCGGCAACCAATGCTGCAACAAAGCTAGAATCGAGACCGCCACTCAATAAACAACCAACTGGACGCTCACCCAACAGACGTTTTTGTACCGCCGAACGCAATAACTCATACACGTGAAAACCGTATGAAATATATTTGTGTATATCTCCGCGAGTATCATGTTCATCCTCTTGTGGCATTTTTTCATTGGTCATCCACCATACAAAAGACGCAGGCGATAAGACAAACTCATTTTCTCTAATACGCAAACTCATCACTGTCATATACGAGCCAGGTTGAAATTCAGAAATTCGCGCATCACAAAGTTTTGCCAATGCAACCGGCTCACTTGCAAACGTAATTGATCCCAATCTCGTCATCCCATAAAAAAGTGGTCGAATGCCAATTGCATCACGTGCCGCAACCACTGTCGATGTTCGTTTGTCATAAAGAACAAATGCAAAGACGCCTTCTAGTAAATGCAACATCACAGTGATTCCAAATCTTCGATATAGATGAATAATAATTTCGCAATCGTTACTTGTTTGTAGCGAAAACTGGTGAAGCAATTGCAATCGCGCATAGTTGTAAATCATAGCATTGGCAACAATTACACAATCGTCGACGCAAATAGGCATTCCATTCGCACGATCCAGCCCAACTAGCGCAAGACGAAAAAAGTCGAAATACACATTGTCAACATGTAAGCGTTGGTTGTCATCCGGTCCTCTATAGGAAATTGTCATTGCAGCATTATGGAGCATTTCCTCTGAATATTCATCTTTTTTTGCCTCAATGTGTACCAAAATTCCACACATAGCTATTTTTAGTTGTTTTGAAAACATTTCCAATGAAATAGACGCAAAAAAAAAATCTAGTTATAAATAAAAAATGGGAGGTGGATTTGAAGCAGACTGGGTACCTGGAGGCGGTACATACTTAGAAGGAACTGACAAAGATGGTTACAAAATCAAATATAAACAATGTATTAATTGGCCTTATAAAGGAATTTTTGGTGCAGACAGCTACAAAGGGTGTATGGACAGACCTAGAGAACTAAATGCTGGCTGGTATCGTTGTTTACATAAACAAGATCCAGGAAGGGCACCTAGTTTAGGTTGTGAATTTAGTCCGTCATTCAATTGTGCAAATGCTTTTGAATGTTATGCAGTATTGAGTCGAGATCCCCCACCTGCTCCAAAAGGTCAACCGGGTGAATTATGGACTGAATGTAAACGCGATGAAGACTGGGGTAAAGGTACTGAAAATGATTGGGGTGCATTGGGTTTATCTACAAAAATGCATGCTGCTGCAGAATGTGCCAGCAAACCAGAGGAATTCAAAAAAGTATCAATTCGCGATTGTGGAAACTGGTATTTTAATGCAACATGTTCAGAACCTTCGGCGTGTAAACTAGGAGATGCAGAATGCTGGAGCAAACCTTATTCAAATGAAAGTGCTCGAAAGGAGGGTTTCGGCTTCAATAGAGACGCTGCAATGTTAAAAAGCTGCCAAGATAAGGGATATGATAATTTGTCAACAACATGGGAAGATTTGGGTAATTGGACATTTAGAACAAAGTGTCGAAAAGTTAAATGGTCTAAAATGCATGAGGTGCGTGACGGTCGTAACTGGAAGGTGCAATTGATGAAATGTGATGATTGGAAACACGCTACGGAGTGTAAAGACAATTATATGAAGGGGAAAAATCCAGCCGCGCCAAAAAAGGACTCGGTAATAAAATGGTCTCAATGCGCTGTGGGATCTTCTCCGGGCGGTAAGTTTCCAGGATTTGGAGCTACTGCATGCAGTCCATTTACAGCAGATGCGACAAAAGGTTGTACAGAAGATATCCAAGAATGCTATGCAGTTTTGGCTGAATATCCCGGTGTAGACTACTATCCAGAATCAAATAAGCCTGCTATAGATGAAACTACAACAGGAGTCAAAGACGCAAAAGGTTATATTCGTGGTTGTGATGGCGCAGGAACAATCGTAACTATTCGACGCTGTGACAATTGGCCAGACAATGATCCAAAGTATTGTGCAAACGCAGATCCAAAAAATCCTGCTTATCCTAGACTACTACAGGACGAAAATGGAGTTATTAGTCAGGAGAAAAAAGACGCTTGGGATAAAGCCGACTTCAACTGGATCAGATGTGGTCTTGGTAGTTCTCCTGGAGGCATTGATCCACAAAACAATGCTAGGGCGTGTAGTCCGGCCAGTAAGGACATAAATTGTGCGTGGGGGCAAAATTGTTATGCAGTGTTGAAAACTGAAAAAGACGAATCATGCAAAGCCGATGTATTTACTGATCCATTTGCAGCAGTAATTGAAGGTATAAATGAAGCTGTGGAAGCGGCACAATTGGCTGTCCTTGCTATTGGTGCTATTATTTTATTGATTGTTGTTTTGAAAATTATCTCATTTTTTAAATCATTTTTTTAAAAACCATACAACACCCATTGCAACCGCAGAAATCATTGTGACAGTTGCATATGTGACACCAAACAACAACCAATAATCTTCTAATGGTTTCACAGTATTATATAAACCAAATTGTATACCGGAAGTAAGAAGTGAAAATGCTGCCAACACACATAACACCACAAACAACCGAAATAAAATAATTAGAGCTTTGTTCATTTTTTGCAACAACTAAATATTTTTTTATGACACAGAATCAATTTACAATTTTCGTGACATTTGGAAAATACAAAGGACGTCCAATTTCAGCCATGATTCGGGACGACAATTATACTGAGTGGTTGTCCCATCAACCTTGGTGGCCGGGAACTTGGGAAGCTCAAGTTGTAGAAGCTTTGGCAAAAGGAGAACAACCTCCCCCACCTCCAGCTCGTCGACCGCTTTTAGAATATGAATATGAACTTAATGAACCTCCCACAAAAGTTCGACGTGTCATTCATCGTGAGGCGACGGATGCTATAATTATTGGAATTGTTGTATGTCCAAGTTGTTATGGCGAAAAGCGACTGTACTTGACATCGCCAAACAAGTATTTGTGTGAATCGTGCGGTCAACATTTTACCATCAGCATATATCAATCTGAATCTACAGCAAAGATGTCGGTGCAGGCAAAACCATTTGATTGTCCAGCGTGGAGTGGAAAAACTGTAGAAGATTATCGTCTAGCATGCGAGAACTGTCCCGAAGGAAAGAGTCACGAGAATGAGCATCGTCGTTGTGGTTGTTTTGATAATTTCAAATGCGCATGTAAGTAAAATTTATTGTTGTGACTAATAGTAAATGAAATTACGTCCTATCAATAAAAAGAATTTTGTCGTTTCATCGGTGCAAAAATACACTTTTTTAAATGCATCATTCGGAGAAGGAACCTTCGGGCGAGTTTTTCACGAGGTCAAGAATAAACGTTTTGTTATCAAATGCGCAACTGAAGATAAATATGTGGATCAGTTGAAACATGAATTCGAAATTTTACTGAAAATACCCCCGCATTGTAATATCGTTTATTGTTATGGATTTCATTCTATGCGCGTTGGTATTGTTCTTGAATATGTTGATGGACCTTCGTTGATGGACATTGTTTATAATTCGCCTCGACCGAATGACATAGAAATAGTACGATTATTTTTAGAAATTGGCTCAGCTCTTTTACATGTACATTCACACCACATTATTCACAACGATATTAAGTTAGAAAACATTCTGTTAACGAAACGTTATGTGACAAAATTATGCGACTTTGGTTTGTCAAAATTCACACCAAATGACGAGAACATTGGCTGTATAGGCGGAACCCCTGACTATTTATCACCGCAATTTCTATTAGGAATACCAAGTTCTTATGAACGTGATACATGGGCGTTTGTTGTGATGTTATACGAGATTATATACAAACGACCTCCTTTTACATCTAACACTCACATTATTCGGTGTACATATGAACCTTGTATACCTTCGTCATTTGCAGATGGGATTTTTCGTCAATCGTTCATTGTTGACTTTACAAAACGTCTTACATTATCGGAATTAATGTTACTGTTGACAAAATTTCACTTTTAAGCATTTGGGTTATAACATCCTGTGCTTTCGTCGTATTTACACGGGTCTACACACCATTCCTTCGATTGACCTTTACATAGGTTTTCAGCTTCTCTCTGAGCCCTTCCCCGTTTGGTCGTTTTTCCTTCGATGGATTCAGTCAATTCTCCTTCAGTGGATTCAGTCAAATCTTCAACAACACCATAACGTTCAACTGGTTCAGATGCAGTCATATAATTCCAACCAGCACCTGCAACATTTAACGCTATATTACCCATCAAACCTAAAACGTCACCAGCAAGAGATGCAGCATTCCACGTCTCTGCTTCTTCTTCGGTGAGCTTAGCTGGTAATGTAGTTGATGATGGTGGTAAGGGTATATTGGGGAGTTCTTCATCTTCATCACTAATCCAGTCATCTTCTTCTTCATCTATTGTTGGAAGTTGTGTATTTTCAACAAAATCATCTAATGCTTCACATTTTTCCGACTGCCTGTTATAAATACATTGAAGGTTCTTATAGGTGTCACACGTTTGTTGATCAGGTATATCACCACATGCTTGATACTCTACGCCAATAGGAACCTGTTTATGGGACGATGATGATGTGAAAACCGGTGGTAGTGGTACATATTCTTCTTCTTCAATAGCGTCTCTGATAAATTCGTCAGATCGTTCACACTTACTTGCTAATCTATTATAATAACACTTTTTGTTCTTGAAACAATTTTTCTCATCCACGTTAATATCACCGGTCATGAAAATTTCTCCGCAATCTTTAGGTACATCACCTGGATCTTCTGGCGCAACAGGTGCTTGTAAATACTCCCAAATTGTGTCAATCATTGATTTTTGCGGGGCTGCAGTTTCTGACAAACATTTCTTTTTTTGATAGTTATAATAACAAGGCGACGTACATAATTTTGGATCTTTGTCAAAAAATGAACAATCTTCTTCTTCATCCTCCTCTTCTTCTATGTCCTTGACCTCACCTTTACGAACACACTTGCGTAAATTAACGTCATAATCACACTTATCCCCGTGCGTTATATCACATTCTTGTTCATCATCATTATAATCATTACAATTAATTTCTTGTGTTTCCTTAGTTGTAGTTGTTTTTCGTTCATAAAATTCGTCCTTGGTCATGCCTTTGAACCGACCAGATGGAACAATATTTTCTTCTATTATTGGAGTCGCTTCTCTATCTATGATTGGATTTGCAAAATGTACCTTCTTGACAACTGGTTTCTCTTGAATCACGATTACTGGTGGTTTTCCCATTTTAGCTTGCAGAGCATTATACTCTGGTGATCCACGTTTTGGGATTGGTTTGAATGATTCACCTTTCTGCAAATATCCTTCATTCTTCAACAAACGAATCCATGGTGTTTCAGGACGTTTTTTCACACAAATCCCCTTTCCTTGTTTTAATATGCGTCTATCACGTGTAGGTCGTTCGTCAGCTTTACATTTACTCAAAAGCATATCTCGTTTCTCATATTCTGCATTGGTCAGACGACGTGGCATTTTTATACATGAAATATAAAAAAAAGTTTATAAAAGTTTTTCGGTCAATGCCGTAATTGTCTGGAGAAGCGCATTACGTCCATAGTTATTGAGAACTCGTGCATTCACCTTTCGTGCCATTTCGTCATAGAGATGTTCTACGCGTTGTAAATAGTCGTCGTCAATCTTTTGTTCCCCATCACGACTTCTTTTTCTTACCCGTTCGGCACAAATTCTAAACGGACAAGAAATGTAATAGTAATTAGCGTTTTGCCATACCGCGTGATTTGCATACACTTGCATCATGGTCACCAAGCACCGATAGTTTTCGTCGGAAAGGCGATCACGATTCAATGGTAAAAATACTTCAAGTACATCCAATGGTGATCGTTCCACGTAGACGATAACTTTTTCATCATCGTTCTTATGTGCATCGGTCAATTGATCGAGAAATTTCGTCACCGTATGCATATGAAACGCCACCTCCATTTGAAACAAAAATACCGTCTCGTTACAAGGATTCATGTACATTCGCTCCAAATAATATTGCCATGCTGCTACGTTTTCATCCAAAATATAAACATTACGATCATATGCTGTAAGCCCACGTAGAGTATGTAAAATAGAGCTTTTTCCTGCACCAATTGACCCGCTGACAACTTGTACAATTATAGGCATTTTTTAGTTATTGAGAAAAAAAATTAAATGAAGTAATCAAATTATGTTGCGGAGACAAAAAGTACTTGAATGTAAAACAGTGTTGTCTTTTGACGCGCAAAGAATGGTTGTACAACGTCATGTCATTACGCCAAGTTTACGTATTGCGGCGACAATCAACGGGGCAATACGAAAATTGTTGAAAAACTCCGACACTATTTGTACAGCAGTTGGTAGTCTCTCAATAGTAGTTCCATTGCGTCAGAAAATATATTCTCCTTCGCCACTGCGTAAGAATTCATCTGACAGCAGCAGTGACGAAGATGAAATTCCACGTTCCACCAGTGATGAGGCTTTATCAGAACTTTTATCTATTGTTTATGGTAAACAAACATTGATGATTTCACTGGATAATAATGTAACTGAAAGCATGTCATCGGCTTTCACAATTTTGCGCCCAGATGCATTGGCAAAAACGCATGAATGATAAATGAGTATACATAGGATATTCTGAATGCGACGGCGTACATCCTCTGTAAAGTCGTTTTTTGTCAACCAATCACTGTTAATTTCAAAGTTGTACGGTGGTTTTATTTTACACACAGTTTTGGGTAAATCATCTACATGTGTCTCGATAAATTTATGAAGTACTTCTACCACACCATGGTCCAATGAATAACCAAGTGAGTATGCGTAGAAGAAACACTGACTATGTAGAAATAGCTTTTGTGCATCCATTTTTACTTTCCAAAATTGAAAAACGATTGTTCTGCTTCAACTGGTGGTGGTCTTCGCACGACAATATATCCTGGTTTTGACGCTTTTTCATCTTTGACATAATTCCAATCACGTTGTCCTCGTTGCAATGCAAAGTTTTTCGCTGCCAATTTCTTTTCATTCTCTGTCGGCAATGTAAATGCAGGTGATGGTACCCATATTTCACATCGATAGGTACTTTCGTCACAGACTGGCTGTTCATCTGGTGTTTCTGCCCATCGGTCTTGGCTCACTACTGCCGCTGCAACGTGATGCGCTTGTATACTTGGTGCTATTGAATGTGCTCCCAGAGTTCGTGGAAACATTTTTATCTATGTGAATTATTTTTTTTATCTCAAAAATAAAAAAAATGGAGGCACTTTTATGTTTTCTTGGATTTGAATCAATGTGCGAAAAGTCTACTAGCGAAAGTTCTAATACTAGTAATTCCAAAAAAGCTAATAATACTTCCGAATGTCCAAGACCAAAAGTTAAAGACCCAACGTCTGGTGAATGCAAATGGCCACCATGTTCAGCACCTTTTACCGTTCAAAATGCCGCCACTGGTTCTTGTTCTTGTCCAGCATGTTCCATACCAGGTCAGCCTCAAGATCCTAACACATGTGTATGCGCATGGCCTGCTTGCACAGCCCCTAAAACAATTCAAAACGGTGCAACTGGTGCATGTTCTTGTCCTGCATGTTCTATACCAGGACAGCCTCAAGATCCTAATACATGTGTATGCGCATGGCCAGCTTGCACGGCCCCTAAAACAGTTCAAAACGCTGCCACTGGTGTATGTTCGTGTCCGGCATGTGCAAATGAGAAATTTACATTGAATCAAACCGACTGTTCTTGCACATGTCCGTTACGGTGTCCAGGAGCCTTCAAACCAGATCCAACATGTACCCGTTGTCAATGTCCAATTCAAGCATCTGCTGACAGTACTTTGGATCCTGATTCTTGTGTACAGACATGCAAACCATGTGGAACAGGGCTTAAATTAACAAACACCACACCAGGACAGTGCAAATGTGAGCCTATTGTTGGTTCATTGGAGGGAAAGAATTTTGGGACGACTAAGAATTGTGGTATTTTTAAGGTTGAAGATGGTAAGAGACGCCATTATCCAGACTGGAACATTTGGACTTCATGGGATCCCGATGGAGCTGCTGACGCTGGAACAATTGATTGTGATTATCTCTACCAACATACTCAACTTGGGGAACCAATGAGCCTCAATTTAGAGGGTCGGAATGTTGTTTGTAATGAGTCTGGTCAATCAATCAGCGGTCGTATATACAAAATAGAAAGAAATTCCGACGGTGTTTTGGTGAGAAGATGGTATCCGAATTGGGACATATATATTTCACATGTTGGTTCTGCTAATCATATATCTGTAAATTGCGCAACGTTAATAAATAATTACGCTGTTGGCGAAAACATGGAATATAACGAACCAGAACCAACATATAATTGGGGTGGTGGTTGGGGTGGTAATTGGGAATGGTACTACTGAAAACAACTTTTTTAAAAATAATGTCTGCTGGATTTTCTATCGCCGCCCCAACTGTGATCTGGAATGACAAAAAACCTCAATATAAAAGCGTTTCTTTTGGTCATGAAAAAGCGGAAAACGGAGAAATTCTTTTGAACTATGGTGACAATATTCATACTTTTCGAGTGGGAGATTTTATAAACATACACCGCGGGGGGATTGGTTCAAATGAATGGCTACAACAGATACAAGAAAAAATGGAAGCGATGAATGAACGAATTATATATTTAGAAGGTCTAGTTCAATGTATGTCTCACGATTTACGTAATATGCGCGACAATAAAAACAACTAATAAAATGCAAATTTCCGAACACGTGTATTGTCATAAAACGAAAAGTTCTTTATTTCAATCATTATGTAGATTCATCTCTACTGCATCTACGGACATAACCTACAATTCGCTAGATCTCCCATTGTATTTGCGTATAGTCGTTTCCGAGCATTTCAAGAAGAACATTGATCATCTCGTCTGGAAAAAAGCTTCATTTACTACATATTATAATGGAATTCAAGATATACACATGATCTGTATGAGTGACGTACGTGTAACATTGAATTTCGTAGACAAATCTGTAACAGTAGAAATGTATTTGGGAGATGTCCTGTCTGTATATAGGAACGCAGGCGTACAGTTTTCTTTAGTCGATCAATATGAAGATCCAGAGTCTTCAGTAAGTGTGTTGTATTTATGCACTTAACAACCAACCCATGAACCGCGATTCTGTACCAACATCAAGTACATTTCCAGAGTTCTGACTTACTCTTACACCAATCGTCTGTGCAGCGGTTGCATTATAGATAATTGAAGCGTGTTGATAAAACGTAATGGTCTTGTCGCTATTTGGCTGCTCCTTAATTAATACTAATACAGTCTCTCCACCACCACCAGGGTCTTTTGCAATTTCTAAACGTCTCTCACCCTTGTTCGAACTATTGCTAGTAGCCCATTCAAGTATAACTGCGAAATGATAGAGGGCAGTTGATGGAATAGTATATACATTCGCCGCGAAGTTTGATCCAGTGTCGATAATCTCTGTTCCCCACGAAACCGTTGTAAATGATGTTATTGCCGATGATGCAATGGTCTGCGCACTAGTTGGTCGCACCAAAAACGCCGTTGATCCAATTGAGCCAGTTGGAGATGCCCATCCTATAACGTTTGTTGCAGTTGTTGTTAGCACATAATTAATGTTAGACGATGCACCGAGAACACGAACCTCATTGTTATTCGATGCGTCTCGATAGAGCAAACCGGTTGATGACGATGGTGCCGCCGATCCCTGTGTAGTAACGGCCACCGCAATGTTCTGCCATGGATCTAGTGTTGCAGTGCTATTGTTGACGTTGGTAGTCGGTCCTGTAGCGGCATTTGTGACCGTTACAACATTTCCAACTGGTACCGGAGCGCTAAAGTCGCCTAACGCATCAATGGCCAAACGTATAGCTGTGGCAATCTGAGCGTCGTTGGTTGCTGTGCTGGTATCGACAGCAATTTCCGTCAAACCCGGTGGCGCTGGATCTCCAGTTGTACCGTTACCAGCAGTGTCATTCCACACATAATAACCTGTGGCGTCATTGGCAGAATAGATGACAAAGTATTCACCCTGAGTTGAAGTGGCAAACGCACCCGTCGTGTCTATGGTAAATACCTCTGCAGTAGCTGCCGCACCTGTATTAGTCGTGGAGATTTGGCCGGTATACACGTAACTAAAAATATCGCTAATTTTATAGTTTACCGACATTGTTTGGAATCCACACTCAAAGAATGTTCATCAACTTAAACGCGCCGATAATAACTCTTCCGAGGCGACCAGTGCTAATGCTTTCATCTTTGTATCCGAATGCGAGAGAAGTACGTTGTTGCAGTGTGTCAAGCGCAATTGAAAGTCGTTAATAGCCTCATTTAATAATCCGTCGCGATTGCACATGGATAATAAAATTATAGATCTTTTCAACATTTCCGAACATTCGACCAAATATGCAAAATTATCAAATTCCATTATTTCAAATCCAGGAGAAAATACGGTTGGTTATACTAATACGAATTTTACTTAAGGTTCAATCATGTAGCCAAAGAATTGGGAATTAACGCCAACAGTTTGGTTTGACTTGGAATTTTGAGTAACCTGAACAGCAACCACCTGTGATGATGACACAAGCGCAATAGTTAACAAACGCTGCCAAAAAGCAATAGAATTGTCGGAGTTAACCTGTTCGCGGACTTCCAAAAGAGTAGCAGGGGAAGTTGTATTACGAATTCGGCACACACGTTCACCCTTGTTTGTCTTCGTTGTAGTGGACCATTCAAGATCAACTCCAAAGTGATAAATACCAGTGGATGGAACAGTGTATACGTTGGTTGCAAACGCCGTACCCTCATCAATGACTTCGTTCCAAGTGATGGTAGTATATGTTGTGAGCAGATCATCATTTGCAATAGTCTGGCTGAGAGCAGTCTTGTTGGCCATAAACGCAGTATTGTTAGAACCTGACGGCGACGCCCACGCAATCACGTTCGCTGCAGTTGTGGTCAGCACATAGCCAACATTAGGGGATGCTCCCAAGAGACGCACCTCATTATTATTCGAGGCGTCGCGATACATAAGACCAGTACTGGAAGAAGCGGCATTACGACCTTGCGTGGTAACAGCAACATCGAGACTGGTCACTGGCGCAAGCGTGGCATTGGTGTTGTTAATGTCAGTGCAAGGACCAGTTGCAACGTTGGTGATCGTCACAAGCTCGTCAGTCACGAGACCAACACCATTCGTAGTCACAACAACGGCCAACTCAACGGCGTCAGACGTGGATGCATTGGTCACGCTTGCGCCTTCAATATTGGTAACCGTAACCACGTTTGTAAGCACTGAAGTACGAAAACCGGTAACGGCATCAATAGTTGTAGAAAAGTTTGAGGCAAGAGTGTTGGCCGATGCGTTCCATGTAACCGCATGACCAGTACCACCAGGAGCGGGATCAGTGTTTGTACCGTTCGACGCCCAAAAGTAATGCTGCGCACCAGCACCGTTAAAGAAGATCACATAATCGGCAGGGTTGGCACCAAGCTCAAGGTTGTTAGGGTTGCCAATGGTAAGAGTGGTAACTTCGCGAATAGGTCCGGTAGCAGTAAAATTGGCACCGGCAACTGCATTAATTCGCTGGATGATCTCAGAGGCAATTGAGTTGTCGGACATAGCATCGGACACATTGAGCGCAATTTCAGTAAGGCCGGGAGGAGCAGGGTCACCAGTTGTTTGATCGCCAACAGTATCCATCCACAAATAATAGCCAGTTGTGTCGTTAGCTGAGTACAAAACAAAGTACTGCCCTTGAGTAAGCGCTGCATACACGCCATCAGCGTCAGCAGTCGCAACCTCAGCCACCGCGCCGCTGCCAGTGCCAGTTGTCGAGATAGTGCCAGTGTAGCTATAGTTGAACACGTCGCTAATTTCGTAGTTAACGGACATGCTGAGTGTGTGTGTGTTTTTTTACTCTCATAGAAAATAAATTTTAGACGCACTAACTTTTTATGAATCTGCAACATGCACTTGAATTATGTGATAATTTTAGACGAAAAAGTTTGAAAGTACTTATATCGTCTGCAAATGGTAAAGTTTCCGTTGGTATTCTGGCGAGTGTGGAAGCTGAATTGATGAATGTATTATTTTATGTCAATGAAATCCATAAATTATTTCAGAAAGATGAAACTACATGGAGTGTCAATGAACGAACGTCGCTCTATGCATCGATTATTAAAATAATGTCGGATAATATTGCGTGGCGTCAATATACTGCGCGATTACGATCAATTATTTACAATATTCGTCACTCGCCGGAGATAGCGAAAATGCAAAATTTGTCTGGGCACTGGTTGGTCAATGCATCACACCGCGAACTATGGCCTCAGCGCTGGGAAAACATTCAAATCCCAATACACTTACAACGAGTAGTTAGTACTAATGACGATGATACTGGAATTGAAACATACACTTCGCTCTATAGATGTTCAAAATGTGGAAAACGAAATACATACTTTACACAGGCGCAAACACGAGGGGCCGATGAACCAATGACTACATTCGTACGTTGTGTAGAAAAAGGATGTGGAAATAGATGGAAATGTTAATGTAATTTAATTTCTGTAGAATATATAAAAAACACGCCATGGGAAATTGGTATTCTTGTGCTATGGGTAGTGACAAATGCGAATGTTCCGGTGATAAAGATTGTAAAGACAATAAATATTGCAATACTACAACGAAAAAGTGTACTGCTCCATGTACCGCCGATGGAGATTGTGTCAAAGACAAGGAGTATTGTGACACGACAACGAAAAAATGTGTCGCTTCGTGCGCCATAGACAAAGATTGTGTGAAAGACAAGGAGTATTGTAACACCACATCCAAAAAGTGTATGCCTAATTGTGCTGCTGATAGTGATTGTGTCAAAGACAAGGAGTATTGTGATACAACGGCGAAGAAGTGCGCTATTAAACGTCAAGAACCGGCACAAAAGTTCGGAACCGCAGTGGATCAATGGAGTGGACAGCCATTTACCTTTCAATGTGATCAAACTAGTGATGACTACGTGACTGAAGTATATGGAAAGTCTGGTCCATACATGTCAACATTGGGTGTGAAGTGTAAATCTGGAAAAGTACATGCGCCGAAAACTGGTCAAGGAACAGAATATACAAAAAGCTGTACAAGTGGATTCGCGAAAGTTACTGGAGGAGCTGCATCGGGTGTAGATGGGTTACATTTCTTTTGTAATGATACACCCCTAGGAAAGGTTGGTGGTGGAGGAGGAAGTGCGTTCACGTATGCATGTCCGGCCGGTCAAAAGGTATCACGGATCGACGGTGTTTCTAATGACAACTTTCTTGGTTCTATCGGGTTCTCATGTTCGTAAACAACAAATTTATGAAAGTTTTGTTGACTGGTGTCGGTACGCCAATTCCTTCTGCACAATGCGCCGGACCAGGAACGTGTGTCTTCTCTGAATTGGCAAACGTTGTATTACAGTTCGATGTCGGTAGAGCCACTGTTATGCGACTACATGCAGCTGGAGTTTGTCCAAGTGAAATCACTGCAGTATTTCTGACGCATCCTCATCATGATCATGTAAGCGGTTTGGCAGATTTGGCATTGACTCGATGGAGTGTGAATTATAGAAAACAGTTTACGCCATTACAAGTCTATGCACCACGTGGATTATGCTCTCTGTTTGCATCGACAGTATTAATGCCATATGTAGGGGACATTGTAGCACGATTACACCATGGAAGTGTGCCACAAACACATCAAATACTACAAGTACATACGTTTGATCCAACCAATGAGCCACAGATTGTCTACAGTGAAAGAGGCGTACGTGTGTATTCAGTGCTAGTAGAACATGATCCAGTGGAAAACGCGGTCGGTTATAGTGTCGACGATAACGGGGAAGGTCATGTTGTCATCTCTGGGGACACTCGTGAATGTTACGCTATTGAACGACTTATTAGACCAGGAAAAAGTACTGTTGTGCACGAGGCAATGTTAATATCGTCAGAAAGAAACGGTATTGCCGACTATCATACTGATGTGACTGCATTGGCTCGACAAATGAGTCGTTTACATGTCCCTCGATTGATTTTGACACATCTCATTCCTGAGGCCAGTTGTGACGAACACTATGAAATATGGGAAGAAGCCGTAAGAAACGGAGGCTATGAAAATGAGTTGTTTATTGGAAGAGATGGACTCATTGTTACAACAACCGAATAAAAATGATATTTTGTGAATTTCTAGAACATATTTCCTTACTTATACTATCTGCTTTATTCATTTTCGCTAATGATGTACTGATGGAAACTTTCGTGACACTCATTATATGGGTCGTAGTATCATATATTTGTCAGTATGATGATATTTTTCCACTTCCACTATCTTTCAACGCAACGATTATACGTACGCACTAACCAAATGAATTATTGTATTCCATCAACACTTTTAACGTCTATTCCATCTTTCTTATTCTTTTACAACAAATGCTTTCTTTTTGGATTTTTAACGAAACTTCTTTTTATTGGATCAATCGGGTCACATTGGCTAGAAAATGCTACCTTGACAAATCTTGATAAATTTGTGTCGCATGTAATTTTACCTATATTAATGATAGTTGCTGGAATCAACGATAGTACGTATATATATTTGACGGCGTATGTGTTGACTGGGTTTATTTACTATTGTATTCAAGGTGGTACGAGTAAAAACAAATTATTACACTCTTGTAGTCATGTTATGTATGCAATTGGTGGGGCGTTTTTGGTTTCAGAAATAGTTCTTCAAGGAATGTGTGTGTAAAATGACGGAGTTTCTGAAATAAACAACGCCTATTATGCAAACGCCGCTGCCAAAGATGCCACGTCTCATGAAAAGAGTTTACGACCAAATTTTCGAACATCCTCAGTTTAACTCGCATGTACCAGAAGGTATGAAATTCGCTATCCGCTTTGCTCGCGGGGGCTGGTCATATTGCTTGCGTCAAAACAACAAGTGGATCCGATCAATTTGGAAATATTTGTATTGGCCAGAGGCACCACCGCCAGATGAGGATGATTTTCTAGGAAAGTTTGCAATAGCAATATGAAAAAAAAATATTTTCTATTCGTAAAACAATCCTCAATGTCGTTTATTCTCAAATGCAATTGGTGGGGCGTTTTTGGTTTCTGAAATAACTATTCAAGGAAAGTGTATGTAAAGTATTTTATAAATGAAATTTTAAAATGAATACAGATGATTTAAACAAAATATTTTCTGATTTAATTGGTGTTACATTGGTTGGTCGCGTAATGAAAAGTGGGCCAAAGACGATTGTTCACTTTCCAAACATTCATTGTATGAGTTCTTTAGTAAAGTACAAACTTTTAGAAAACTATGAACTACGCCCAGGTTTATCACTGATCGAGCCTCTTTCTTGGGATGTATTTTTTCATGATAAACCAGGAGGTGGCGCACATATGACATTAGGTGATCAAGTTAAATTATATGACATAGTTACATGTGAAATTTCTGGCGTTTATCAATGGGTAAATGATCCATATCGTTCGTCTTTGAAGCATAAGCCATTTGTACATGGGTGGATAGTATTAACGGTAAAATGTAATATTGAAGAAATTATGAGTAAGTGCGATAAACCGTGTCACATATCATTGTTGCAAATTGTTGAATCTACTTTCTAGACCCGCTGTGAGTAAAATAATCATTTTTGAAGTTCAAATTGTTTTGCGGTGATATTGTAATAGTCCATTGAGTTGTACCCTTCTTCTTCTTTGTCATAGCTTCCAGTTAGGGTTCGATCGATTCCAGACCCTTCACTATGTATGTCGATGAGGCAAACATCAACAGTTGATACACTTTCCTCAATCGACTCTAATGTTTCTTTGCGCGTAAGAAAACACTGCTTTATAAACTTGCGCACGTCACGTTCATTAGTAAAAACAGCGAGAATTTGCGTGCTTTCTTCTTCAGTATCGGGTTGCCATAATTCACAAACAACCCAGACCATTTTCATTTATAAACTGTGATAATTTTCTTTTTTCATGTGAACGCAGTTATAAAAAAAAATATTTGCTATTCATAAAAACAATCCCCAATGTCATTCATTCTCAAACGCGCTGGTGTTGGGAACTCGAACGTTGATGCACATACCGTTAATGCAAAAATCGTGTCATCTGATGCATTGATTGTCGGTGAAGGTGGTATGAGTGGACCTGGTGCTGGTATCAATGTGTCCAATGAAGCGGATCCATCACTAGGATTATTTACGACGATAAACTTTGTCGGTTCGTCTGTTAATGCGACAGATGCTGGCGATGGGAAGGCAAACATTACTATTTCTTCACCCGCAGCACCATCACTAGCATCAGTACTGGCCACTGGAAATTCCGCTAATAATTTAACAATAACATCAATAGGATCTCTTCTCTTCGAAAAGTTTACACCTTACGATTATCAAAATGTTGCTATTGGTACAAATTATAAACCGGCAAATGGCTTGTTATGGGGGAATCCAGCAACACAAAAACCAGCTGGTAATATCGTTGTTGGTTGCGGTTATTATTCTGCTGAACCGACAACATACAGTGGAAAGTATAATGTTGTTATCGGAGATGGTGCGTCATGTTTTGCGAATAATGTGTTGCCCCGACCAAGTCCATATTACAATATACATATTGGCGCTAAATGTGGTTATCAACAATCATGGGTCAATGATGGTGGCACAAACACACCTTTTTGTTCACAAAACATTTGCATTGGTTTCAAATGCGGCTACAATCTTAATGCAACAAATAACTATTATGGTCAATCCAATGGTATTATGATAGGAGCTCGAGTGAATGATTATAGTTTGGGTTTTGTAACATATTCATCCGATGTTTCTAATTGTCTTGCAATCGGAACACAAGCAATGTCTAGAGAAGATGGTATTGCGATTGGACGTTCAGCAAGGTCGCTAGCGCAATATTCTGTTGCAATTGGTACGAATTCTAGAGGCAATGTAACTCATACAAATAGTGTGTCTATTGGAAAGGCTGCAGAATCGTCGGCGGCAAATCAGCTGACCATAAATGTGAGTGGTGGTGCGACACCAAGTTTACAAACGACATTTGCAACGGCCGGTTCAGCTGGAGCAATTTCAACATATCTCATCGTAAGCATTGCTGGAACATCGTACAAACTTGCTCTCTATGCAATGTAAAAAAAAAATATGTTTGAAAGACTAAAAAAACAACAACATAATGGCATTTTTGTTACAACAGTCAACTATTGGTGGAAAAAATGTCGAGGCAAACTTTGTCAGTGCGAAAGTAGTTCAAGCCGATACAGTGATTGTTGGTGAAGGTGGTCTTGTCGGTGTCGAAACTGGTGGTGGAAATCTTGAAGATGTCTTAACTGAAGGTTCGACTGCAAATTTACAATCAATTTCAGGTTTAACATCTTTATCATTTCAACAAACCTACGCTGCAAGTACACAAAAAACCTCTAATCCAATGTCGAATATTATCATTGGAACTACATCGTCTAATGATAATTTACTTGGAGGTCTGCCACAATTCAACAATACTCATACGTCTGGAGGTTCATATGATAATATTCTTATTGGAAGTCAATTCACGCGATCAACGTTTCGAGAAAATGTAGTTATAGGATCTGGAGCCGGCCGTTGTGAGCCAACTTCACTTAGCGGCATAGTTGGTAAAAATGTTATTATAGGAAAAGACGCTCATGGCTTTTCACCATCAATGTCTGGTGGAACATATACCAATGACGGGTTTCAATCATTTAATAGTGTAATTATAGGTAATCGTGCTCAATCAAAATCACGGCTGGGTGGGTGGTGTGTGTCAATTGGTGCTTATTCAAATGAAGCTTTGGGTAATACATGGGCAGAGAATTCTACTGCAGTTGGTTCTCACAGTAAAACATCAAATTACACTACTACTGCTATTGGATATCGATGTTCTGCAACTGGATATTTGAGTACAGCATTGGGGCATGGTGCTGGATCTGGTCTTGAAACGATTGCTTCTGGCTATGGAAGTCTTGCTATAGGACATAGAGTAACGTCTAGTCACCAATTTGGAGTCGCCATTGGGTATCGGGCTACGACTAGTGCAAATAATCAACTAGTGGTTAATGTGAGCGGTACATCGACGCCATCATTACGCATGGGTTTTAGTGTTGGTACAGGTGCGTTTGGAGGAGGTGGAAGTATTGCACTGGCAAATGCATATGGATATTTAACAGTTTTGATTTCGAATGTTTCTTATAAAATACCCTTGTTGAAGTAAACTTTTTCGTGTAAGATAGATCTTTCTACATTGCGCATATTCACGCTCTGCATGAAGTGCTAGGAATTCCTCATCAGGGAGCTCGTAATTACGGAGTGCGTAGTGTGTTAATTCGTGTACAATTGTTTTTTGTAATGCTCGAGATGTTCTATGATCACGAACGTTTACAAAAATGATTTTAGATTGTTGAAAACACACACCCAAATCCTCTTTTTCGTCGACATGCAACGAAAATTTCTTAAATAACTTCGGACGTATTTTCGCTATTGAAAATGGATATATATGCACGTCGTTCAAATAACGTGTAATTGAGGGGCATCCACGTTCACGTACAACTGAAATGGCCTTTTGAATTCTACGCTGAACTATTTGTAATCGAGTTCGCATTTCAAATTGGTTATTCGTCAAGACGCATGGAAACGACCGGCAGTTTCTCCACAACATTCTCTAAGCGCTGTATTTCCGCGGTAGTGTCTATACCCATTACAAACATTTGTTGTGTCGTTTGGGTATGATCGCGTGGATAAGGTAGTCGTTTCTTAATGGGCATAGGCAATCCCATATCACTTAACGCCTTTTGATAGGTGTCCTTTGCCCATTTGACAACTCCCTTGTTCGACTGTTTCTTCCATTCGTTGAATATTTTCGCTAGCGTAGTAAGTGGAATATAGACGCTTTCATCGATTTCACCAGTTGGCTTCTTGACGATTTGCACTTCATCACTCGAAAAAAAGCCATGAATGGGTGAAGTTTCGGATTGAAGCATAGTGCGCTGTTGCCAAAAATATCGAGGTAAAACTGACCATAGTTCTTGTCGACCAACGTGAATCAGCGCTGCTCTGTAAAAACGATTGCATTTCAAAATAATATTGCCACTCTCTTGCTCCATTCGCTTAAACAACGTATTATCCACCTTCACAGCATTCAAATAGTACCATATTAATAATCTCCTTGCCATAGCCCCTTGAGGATCTTTCCAATTGGGTATATAATTGCCTCCGAACATTCCGGGAACAACCCAATCAAAACTATTATCACTCATTAAATTCTTTCGTCGAATAGTGACAGTCTCGGCGGTAATCATACTTTGTAAATCGGTTCGATCCATGCTAAAATCCTCACCAACCTCTGAACAGAAAACTGCCAATGACTCGCGCAATCCCCATAGTCCAAACATTTTTTCAAATTGGTTCGATATAATGCCAATATCATGACGTTCAAAAAAGTATTGTTGCATAATCTGGCACATGGTCGACTTTCCAGTGTTAGCAGTTCCAAAGTGAAACATCCACACCTGCCAATTGTCTTCGTCACGCGCCCAATAAAGCATACGTCCCATCATCACATAGAGCCAAACACGAACTTGATAGGGAAAATTCTGGTCAAGCATTATTTTGTCAAAGAGTGGAGTTGGAATGTCATAGGCAGTATCAACTATCGATGGACGTCCAAGCGGAGATGTTTCGTCAGTAACACCTTCAAAATCAACGCCTCGAAACTTGTCGTAATCATTAAAAAGAATAGGATGATATTTGCATGCAATACAATCGTTTGGTATTTTGGCTTGTTGAAATGGCACAAAGACATCATGTTTCACAAAATACAGTCCATTACGAAAACTATGAACGTAACGATCCTTTTGCAACACCGGCAAATGTGGATCATTCACGGAACCAAGATAATCGATTAGTGAACTGAAATGAACACCTTGGCTAGTCATTCCTTTCCAAATCTCGGCCTGATCATATGGCGTTATCATCTTATAAACAAAGTCTTCTATTTCCACTTCAAACTTAAACGTATGCGTAAATACATTATCAGGATTAATAACACGGCTGTAGAGGAGTTTTTTCTTATATCGTCGGTAACCCAATTCATATAATTTCCTCATTAAGTACCAATAGGCCTGTTGAAATGGCGTGAATTCGCGATCATTTGCACAAACAGGTTTCAAACAAAAGACCGTCGGATCGTCTGGGGAAGACCATACGCTTTGAAAGGCATTGCGTTGTTGAATAGCAAGCACAAGCATATTATACGAAATGTAAATAATATGAAGTATACGCATTGAATCAGCCTCAAACATTCCATGAAACATGTTACTTTGACAAGCGCGCGATTGCAATTCATAGATGGCAGACATTTCCTTAATATAACGACTCATAAGATCCTGAGTATTAATCCCTAATGGAACTTCTCCAACACCGTCCCATGACAAGCCAAATCTCGAACATGCAAATGCAATTGGCGGTGCGACGGGAACATTACTATCATTTTCTACATACGGACACCACTTATGCTTAGCACGAGCAAGCGCATTTGTACACCACTCAACAGTGTATAATTCAGAATTAACAGTATCCATAAACACAAATGTAGAATTATCATGTGGTGAAGTTTTTCGGCGTTCCAATGAAATATCTCCAATTGATGATGGCAACGGGCAGACAACACCAGGTGCTACAAAACTGCTAGGAATAACTTCTTCTTCGTCATCGTCACTGCGTGTACCAGCTTCGACGACGGGTATGACGTCAATTGTATTTCGTAAATTTTTCATGTCTTCACGAAATGCGTTCCGACGACGAACACTATCGCGACTATACTCTGAATCGTCGTCTTCCAGTTCACCAGTATCTTCGTCAATTGGCCACTGATTTTCAATCGCATAATTTATCTTTTTGTTCCACTGCGTAGTCATATTTTATAAAATAGTTGTTTTTGGAACAACCATGTCAGATTGTCAGGGAAAATGCGGACGAATTAATTTAGACTTACTTTTATACAACGAATCCCTCTTACAATCATATAGAGAGACTGGCCTGTGTGCAATGTGCGGTAGTGGTGCGGAATATCAGCATGGAATATATTATAACAAGCGATGTATGAACGAACGCATTCCATTGAAAGAATTTCTACCAGAAGAAATTCCTTTACGAAATACTTTGAAACAAATGAATTATCACAAAACACATCCAGAACTATACAATGCTGCAACAGGTGGCTTATTACGTAAGTATAAACGCGCGAAGGCAAGTGTAGATGATCATGACGAGTTTAGCGCAACAAAAGGTGCAGTTTTGCGAGAAGACTGTGGAGAATCCTTCGGAGAATCCTATGGCGGAGAAGAATCCTATGGTGTAGAATCCTTTGACGTTGGAGAATCCTTTGGAGAAGAATCTTTCGACGTTGGAGAATCCGTTGGAGAATCCTTCGGTGACATTGGAGAAACCGAATCTGTTGGAGAAGGAGACGAAGATTTCGATGATGACGAAGCCTCTGAAATAGACGAAGAAGAAGAAGAAATGAACTATGAAACTGACGAAATTTCGGAAGAAGATAGCTATGTACCCACGATGAACAAACAACAAGAAAAAACGATGACCACTCTTTGTTTACTATGTAGATTGCCTAGTCCAACTGTAATACATCATGCGTGCGCAATCAAGCCATGCAATTGGAAAAGTTAATATGATTCCATGGAAATTCTAGGACGTAAGAAATGGTGATCTTTCATGGTTTTCCAACGTACACGAACACCCTCACCAATACATCGTTCACTTTTGCCATCCCATCTATTATTGCATGTACAATTTGCTTTATGCCCTGAACCAACAGCGGCCGATATATCAATTCCATTGTCTCCAGCTTGTTCAATAAGTCGATCAATCTCTTCTTGAAAGGCAATAGCGTCTGCTTTCACAAATGATTCTTCGATAACATAATCACGAACTGGAAAAATATTGCGTTGCGCCAAAAATTTAATACCGTGTAAAACGCGAAAATTCTCATCAAATAGCATTTTTTCATATTCTGCGCGTGCACGAGGAACATAAGCTGTTGGAGGATCAAGTTTCTTCTGAGGTAGTCCTAGTTTTTTGAGTAATTCATTCACCTTTGGCAACATTGCATTATTATGTTCGTAGACACCGTGGTTATATTCGTCCAATTCCGCACATGCCTTGATATCTCGTGTGTCCTTTGGCTGTAAATATTGGTACCAGTCAATTTCACCACTAAGAACTTTAGTATTTGTTTTATTCTTGACTCGCTCTTGCTCTAATGCTTCCTGTTCGCGTAATAATGCCAGCGTTTCATCGACCTTTTTTGACGCCTCAATCACTTTTGACGGAGTTGGCGCCGCCGCTGGTGGAGGAGGTGTAACTTTCTTTGCGGTAGGAGGAGGTGGCTTAGTTGTTTTTACATTTTTCCCGGAAGTTGTCGTAGTAACAACACGGCGTTGCATTTTTTTACATTTCTAACACCAACTTTTTTTTAATTTCTAGAACGCACCATGTCATCTCTACTGGTCAAAGAGCATTATGATGGGGTTGCGAAAATGGCCAAACAAAAGCGCACACGTCTCGAATTGCAAACGCTGCCCATTCTCAATGCAAACAATCTCATTAAAAAGACAATGTTATCTCATGTTCCGATAGTTTCTGGTGCGAGAATTCTCGATTTGTGCTGTGGACGCGGTGCAGACATTTTTAAGTACAATGAATTACATCCATCATTTGTACACTTTGTTGACATTTCAAGTGAATCGCTATTCGGAAAGGAGGGTGCATCGGATCGTTTCAACGCGGCAAAGGACATACAGTACAAAGCCGAGTTCACATGTGCCGATTGTTTCGAACCATTGACAATACATGATACATTTGATCTCGTCGTTTGTCATTTTGCTCTACATTATGCCTTTGATGAAAAGCGTCGTTTTGAAACATTCATGAGTAATGTCGCGTCTATGATGAAGCCTGGTGCATTCTTTTTTGCAACGTTTCCACATGCTCCGACTATTTTGAGTCATTGTGAATCTGGAATTTTCAAAAATGAGGTGATGACCATCGAACCAATATCACTCATTAATCAATCGGTATATGGACAAAAATATCTTTTTACATTACAACATGCAATTACACGATGTCCAGAATATTTGGTGCCGCTGTCATTATTCGAAGATATTGTCGTGAAGAAACATCACATTCGTCCAATATTACATGATACCTTCATCAATGCAGCAAAAATAATGAATATCCCATTGCCAAATGAAGTAATGACGAGAAAATCATTTTATGAAGTCGTCGATCTCTATCATGCCTTTATCGGACAAACAACCAATATTTCAAGTGATTTGGATCAATTTTTAGAAAATTCGAAAGTTCGTTTTTGTGACACTCAAATTTTAGGAAATATGTTCATTTCATCTGCATCTATAATAGTTGACGGAAAGACGTTTGCGAGTGTTTCCGATATGAAAATCAGTGTGTTCTCTGCCCGTCGTGATGCTAGTGAACGTTTACTACGACTTATTCGTGAGGGAGATGATGTAGTTTTGACGATCAAATCGGCAACCATTGATTCTGCAGATTTATATGTTCACATTGATTATGACAATATTATGGATTTTCTTCCTTTTTTCATTCATGTCATTCCGTTATATCACTCTGTTTTCTTCATTGTTCATAGTGTCGATGATACCAACGAAAATCATTTTACCCCTACCGATAATCTCTTTTTTCGAACATGTGACGACGTAGAATCAAGTATTCGTCAAATAGCCAGCAGACGAGGCGACAAACCACATCTCATTGCTTCGCGCCGTCTTTTCTTCTCAGATGCAAATATGAAGGTCAGCGACAATGTAGACGAGTTAGAGCACCTTTTGGACACTTGGAATGTTGATGTGTGACTGGTCTTGGAAATAAATTTGCATGCGTTTGTTTGTCGATGGTGAAATCCGTTTGTAAAAGGAAATAAATGATATATGTTCATTTTCTTGATGAGAATGACAGAATGTGTCTTGTAGATGATGACGATATAGAAATAAAACCCATTACTTCCGCGGGTATTTTGCCTTTTGCGGTACTTAAAAAAAAGGTATTCTTCTTATTGGGAAAAGAATCATTCGAACCGACATACGGTGAAAGCGACCGATGGAGTGATTTTTCTGGGAAACTAAACGAGGGAGAAACAATAGAAAGGGGAGCTTCTCGGGAATTTTACGAAGAAACTGCTGGTTGCATAATGACGTTAAACGAGACCTTTGAAAAGTTGAGTAATGGAGACTACATGTTGCATTCCGATTTACATCCACGTCATAGCTGTAGTTTTCGAACGTACCTTGTATTGATACCATATAAAGACTATCCAGCAATATTTAGACGAGTCAAGTTATTTATACAATATCCTGACGTTCATGGTGATACTAGTGTTATTGAAAAATCACATGTTCAATGGTTCACTTTTGAGGAAGTACATGATATTATATTTGATTGCTGGAAAGAAAACAGATATAAACGTAAGGTAAAATTTCGTGCCAAATTTTCTGAAAATATACGACGAATCATGAACACAATCGACTTAAAACAACATTGTATCGATGCATATGCTGCCTCCTATAATAACTTTATAACATGTCGTCCTCGTATATTGTCCAACACCATGATAAACGATGATGATTGCGTAGCGTATGAAAAATAAGTTTTATATGCAATTGGTAAAAATGGAAGACAAAGCACTTGTATGTTACTATGCTGCAAAACCTGGTTTGGAGGCAGTTCAATTACCAATGTTTATTCGAGGTCAATACATTTGCGATAGTATTGAAGAAGCTTGTGCAAAGGCATTAGAATGTGCAAAGCAAGATGCGGCAAAGATGGAAAATCAAGAATGGGTGGATCTTGACGTTGATGAAAGTATCTCCATTCAGCGTATAACAAAACCAGGGTACTATGCCAGATGGATTCCCGAATGTGATGAACGCAATAGCGAAGGGAGCTATACTCATCGAACACTAGGTCTGTATTTTTCTCGCACAAAACAAGGATGGTTTACTAAGGAATACGCTGGAAAGGCTCGTCCACAGCGCTATTATGTTATTACTTTGGCAAAAAATGCATCCACTGGAAGTCGTATTGTTCATGCCGACGATGCTTCGTTAGAAAATAGTAGTACCGAAAGCACAGAAGACGATGAGAAGGGTCCACTTACTCAGTCAGTCATTCGTCCAAGTTTTGCGCGTCGTAGAAATCGAAATAGAAATAGAGGAAAAAATTTTGTACATCCGCAGTAAAAAACAAATGGAACCGAATCCAGAGCATCGCGTCGTTGCGTCAAAACTCATTGTTGATGTAATGCTATTATATTTACTCTATATTATGCACAATTGTCCTTGTCGACCAGAGGTGTGGAAATGTCACTTAACAAATATCTATGGTGCATTAGCTGTGATTGTTCTTGTGATTATCTCTTACAATGGTACACATATTCTCAGTTACTAACAAAGATGATCTTTAAACAATTTGCTCACCTCTGGAAACTTATTCGTGTACATTTCTATATTAGTCACAATAGTCGAACGTGACAAACTATGCAGTGGTATTTGAAAATTTGCTGGTATATGATGCACATTTCCGAAACTATCTCGCAACAATAACACATCACGTTCATTGTCGGTGTTGAATTTTGCAATTTTGACATATCCCTCTAATTCTAAAGGTGATAACCATCGACCATTTGCACTCATCAAATATCCATCGGTAAAAATGAGTTTCTTCGGTCGTTCAATTTTCTGATTAGTTCGTAACGACTTCGGCTCTTCGTCCTTTTCTTCCTCATCACTAGACACGTCTCTCGCAACAACTTTCGTAGCATTCTGTGTGGATTGATACAGTAGAAACATTGTCTTTGCTACGCGAAACACAGTGGGATGTAAATATAAATACAAAGAAGCAGTTGCAATGAGGACAACTGTGACAAGACCAATTACAAAAATTGAATACCAAAACAACCAAATAACAAGTGACATTTTTTAGTTGGTCCGAATTTTCTAAATTTGCATCAAACGCGAAAATGGAAATAAACGATTTACGAGAGACTATTTTTGACGTTATTCGACGACCTACTGCAGCAAAAATTATGCAAATATACACCACTATTTTTTTTTGGAGTATTGACAATCCGGGTGCGATAGATGATATTCGACTTCTCTTCCTCCAATGCCAGAACTTTTCCATGACTGTCCGTGGTGATCCCAAACGTTTTGTTTCATTTATGTTCAGTCGATCACTACGCAATACCATTATACCAACTACTTATGGAGCGGTCTGTTTTGTTCAACGGCGTATTTCCTATCTTATAACGACTCTACTTCGATTACAAAGCCCATTTTTACGTCTACAAGCGCAACACTTGGCCGCTATATTTATACGTTCTATCGCACATACCGCAACTATTTTTTATTTTTCCACTCTTCGCCACCACGAGGATGTATCTCTACAAATATCTAATCATTGCAAAAAAATCCGCGGTCAACTTATTTCTTGATACGAGTTTTTTTCGCGTCGTCTATACGTTTTTGTAAATTAATGTTTTGTTTTTGCAATAATATAATTTTGCGCTCTCTCTCCACTTCTGATCCTCGAAAATGACGTATTTGTTTTTCAAGTTCTGTAATTTGTTGTTTTAAGTCTGCGTTGCTTTTTTCCACTAAACTCGCACATTCTTTTTGTACATCAAAGGTAGGTTTCGTGTCCAATTCTTGTTGTAGTTTTTTAATTTCTTCTCTAGACGGTTCAAACACTTCAGTGGCAACGGAAACTTCTTCTACAGGCTGCGGTGCCCTATTGAGCCCATTAGAAACGACTACCGGTTTGGGTTTGTCTACAGTATCGGACCAATAGACTGATGGTTTATCGGCACCGACTTCTTGTGGCGAGGCGCTCATTTTTATCAAACATTTAGAAAAATAATTAATCAATACGAAAAATTGGAAACGGAGGATTGTTGATAATACCTGTACGTTCTGAAGCGGATGGTGGAAACGACATCTTTCGACTATCGCTAAAGGCAGTGTCGACAAACTGTTTTGCGGAACATTCGACACAATGACGCTGTGTACAATTACAATAGTTTTTTGGAATTGCCGGGTTGTGAACACTCTGCACCAACGAGGGCTGCTGTAAAAGTTGTGAAAGTGCCAACGATTCGGCCTCGGTAAGTTTTCGCCCGCGTGCTTGCTGTAAAACTTCTAATGTCTCAAAGCGGTTAAATCGAGCCACATCCTTTGACGTCACATTTCGAGTAGTCAATTCTTTTGTGAGTGCAACCAACTCTTCTCGTACACGCTCCTTTTCCTGTTGTGCATTCATTTTTAGTCCATCGCGGAATTATTATTTTTGCGTTTCATTTTTTATACATGTTTCCTGTTTTCTGTTTAAATAAATGGATACTGCTATTCTTATTGATAGAATGAGAGATCGAAAATATTTATTCGTTGCAAAGTTTTATCTAAATCTGTTTTTTGCCGCATGTATGATTGTTGCATCTTCTTCATCGAATTGCTGGAATGTTATTAAAAAATCGTATATAATGTCGATGTTTTTGATTGCTTTGGATTGTAGTTTGCTTATCATATTTGTATTATGGCAGTATTCAGACTGTATAAACACATTATGTGCGTCGTTTTCATTTGGTATAAATATTTCTTTTACTATTGTCAATGTAATATCGTTAATATATATCGTGCAATCATGTTCTCTTTTTACTTTGATCACATTTATTACTTACAATGTATATTGCCTCTTTATTATGTTTGTCGTCACGATCTATATAGTATGGTTAAGACGTTGGAAAAACGACGAGGATTTGGAAAGTCTTACCAGTAGGAGGGCTGTAGAAAGTGACACTTCCGCCGTATGTTCTATTTGTTTAGATGAGTACAAGATATGCGACAAAATTTCACAATGTCTATGTGGTCACGAATTTCATTGGGCATGTTTACTTGAGTGGATGAAAAGAAGTCGCACATGCCCATTATGCAAGCAAACGTTTTCACAATCGACGAATGCGTTTTTCTCAGTTACCATCGAGCCTATCTAAATTGAAAAATGGATCTTGTTCTTCAAAAATATCCATGTCATTATCTCCTCTAATTTTTTGCATAACGCGATGTTGTCCTAAATATAATTCTCGTTCAATATCTTCTATGAGTGGCATATATGATGGTTTTTTGAATTTACACAGTAGAGAACCCATTTATTTTTTTATACAGCCACTATAAAAATTATTTCATGCCACTTTTTTGTCCATTTTTTACTCGAAAGCAAGATGATAATGCCTCCCTTCCAGAACCTGTTATAGCAACAGAACGTACGGTGGTGCTGAATTCTCTACGTAAAACAAAAATTGTCAAACGCACAAAATTAATTCGTACATTGTTACCACAACAACAGGCAAAGACACCTTTTCAACACAATAGCCTTGTTTGCGCAAGTTGTTATGAACAAAACATTGACGTGGTTCTTGTCCCCTGTGGTCATTTATGTTTTTGTCTAGATTGTGTGTATTCACTGAGGAATCAAACGTCAGAGCCGATACTCAACTGTCCAATATGCCGACGTCGAATTCAAAGGGCTGTACGGTTTTTCGACGCAAGTACTGAAATCTAATTTTCTCTTTTCGCTTTCAAAAATGGACAAATGTTTCACCGATGCAAAGGCAAAAGGATGCACAATTGGCTCAACAAATACAGAGGTTGAGTTTTTAAAATATCAATCGAGTCTTTACGATATGTATCCAATGACTTTTCGGTTTCGTCCTAATCAAAAAAAGCCTCCTAGTTACGCGATTAGCAATGTTCTCTTTACCATGGCTCCACGTTTTCGATCACCGTCAACTGTCATCGAACAATATACTGATCCATCGGAAAATCAGGAAACAGCATGGGAAAATTCCGTGTATAACAAAGAAGAAAATAGGCTGACGTTAGCTGGAAACATACAGGTAACGTCTTCCGAACGCCGAGAAGGTCTACGATGTAATACGTCCGATAAAGGTTCATGCTCGACAATGAAGTTTAATCATTACTATGCAAAATCGAATGATAAACTCTTTGGAGGTCTTTACACTGTTGACGGCGAAGAATGGCTTGTGGTTGAAGCAACAATACAGTCGTTCCCATTTAAACCATCTGATACACAAATGCAATATTCTTTCAAAGTAAAGCCCGAAAATATGCAATTAAATTGGTATAATGGTGCAGAAAAATTCGCAATAACAAAAGACACTCAATTGCGTTGCACAAATGATCTAGGCGAATTTGTTATGCATGTTTTTCCTACTGTTATATTAGACGGAGAAATAGCGGACAATCAACTAGTACAGTGTGCGTTGACCAGTCAAAGTGAAATGCTTACAACGTTCACCGTTCCAAAATTCTTGCGTTCTTGTACGTTTACCTACATGGTGCGATGGACCCCTGAAAAAATAACGAATTTTTATGAGAATAAACCCTTAGCGGAACTGGATAATACTACTACGGAGTTAAGTCCGCTTGCACTTTCTTTGATAATCATCGCTGCAGTTCTACTCCTATGCATTGTAATATGGATATTTTCTAAGATACAATGAAAATTTTAATATTTGTGAACATAAAAAACATGGCGTTTGTTCTTCCACAGAGCACAACGGCAAAAAATGTCGAGGCAAATACGGTCAGTGCGCGGGTAATGAAGGCTGATACGGTGATTGTCGGTGAAGGTGGTCTTGTCGGTGTCGCAACTGGTGCTAGTACGTTGTCTGAGGTACTTACGGAAGGAAATGATGCAAATAGTCAAAACATTGAGCAAGTCTATGCATTAACATTTCATCAAAACGCATTGGAAAATTGGGCAACGGAAGTTTGTAATAACGTTATTATTAGCACACCGGAACACACTCCTTGGCCATACGGTGGTTATACAATTCAAGACAATGGTAATGGCGGAGCTTATAATAATGTTGCAATTGGTGGAGCTATTACTTCAAATGCTTATGGCAATGTTGTCATTGGATTTAGTGCTGGACGAAATTCTACACAAGCGACACTGGCGAATATGAACACTATTATTGGATATTATTCACTTGACAATTCCACTGTTAATGGTAGAAACAACACAGCAGTGGGTGCGTTTGCTGGCAAGAACGCTACAATAGGAGGTATATATAATACTATGTTAGGATCTACTTCCGGGTTTAACGCGACAATGGATGCCGGGAATATTTGTGTTGGTTATAATAGTGGTTACAACGCGACTATGACATCCAGGAATATTTGTGTTGGTTATAGAAGTTGTTACAACGCGACTTTAAGTAACGAGAACATATGCATCGGATCATTTAGTGGTGCTTTTCAAACTATGGTTGACAACAATATTTGTTTGGGCAGACAAAGCAATGTTGCCACTGGGGCGTCGAATGCCGTTGCAATTGGAAAACAAGCGGTAGCTCCAAATGGAGGTCTAGCAATCAACACCAGCGGCACAGCGACAAGCAGCTTTCAGACGACATGGCAAAAATTAACCGCCGTTCCACCATCAGCAGGTACTCTCGCAATTCCCAATGCAGCAGCTTTTTTGCGCATCACACTGGGTTCGACATCATATGATATTCCACTGTGTAATGCAGATGCTACTTGAGAATTTTATACAATCGCCTTTTTGTGTTTGTGCCAATCTTCCATATTTTTCCCATGTGTATTCAGTGACAAATATTCCGGATAATTCAACGGACATCCTTCTTCATCTTTCATTCTATCATCATGGTTAATAACAAGCAAGTTTCCTTTCTCATCACGTTCTCCTCGCACAGGGGCCCTCTTGTTATAAAATCCCATATACACCAATTGATGCACTCTCCATGTTTTTTTTCGTATAGATACCTCTCGATACTCAGTTTTTTGCTTGTGTATACCACCACGTGTTTTAAAGCCATGTCCATAAAATACACGTCCTTTATTCGATACTTTGACTTTCTTTTCATGGGGAACGTCTTCTTGATCTAGTGCAATATCCAATGCTTCACTAGTTTTCCAAATTTCACCATCCAAATCACTTTGAATTTCATAACCAAAATAATATCCATTTACACGCAAACCACATTTTGCAGCGTTACTAATGGTATTGCCGTTCATTCCAAGAATTTTTGAAGCCTCTTTAATGCTTGAGAAATAACAAAGTGCATTTCCTCCTTCTTCATCCAATAAATATATCTTTTTTGAAAGTTTCTCATGACCCTTTGCAATTATACTTTTTGCTGTTTTTTCTCCATGATCTTTCTTTGTCAACCATTGTAAATTTTCCACATGGTTATTATTGTGATTTCCATCAATGTGATCTACATCATCTAATGGTAGTATATTCGGAAAGAATGCCATCAGTGTCAGGTGTGTCACGTTTTTAGCAATTTTTTTTCCATGCAAACACACCGTAACCTGACCACGTGGATTTGGCCGTAATATTTTACCATAGATTCCAAGTATACGGCAGTTTTTGTCGGCGAAATATCCGGGGTGTTGGAAAATCGGGTGTACTTCGTCAGTATAATCACCGTACTTAGGATGCTTCATTATAAAATGGTTGGTGGTAAAAATTTTATATATTTTTTTCCGAAAATTTTTTTTATTTTCACACCTCAAAAACACACACACACACAATGTCCAACTCAAGCGGTGCTCTTACTGAACTCGCGGCTCTTGGCAATCAGGATGCGTTTCTCTCAATTAATCCCGAGAAAACGTTTTTCGCGCAATCGTACAGGCGTCACACGAACTTTGCGATTGCTGAGCAAGATATCACGCTAGACAACGCCCCGTCAGGCCAGTGGACGCAGCGAAAAGTGACTGCCCGTGTGCCGCGTAATGGCGACTTGTTGGGCTGGTGCTACTTCTCATGCGTTCTGTCAGCGCTCGGTCTGGATGCGGCTACCGATCTCACCGACACGGCGGTTTGGGGTCTCGGTAACTTGCCGGCGAGCATTGCGGTTGCGCGTCAGGAGACTCGTATCTACTGGGCGAACGCCGTTGGCCACGCGATGATCTCGGAGGTCACGTTTGAGGTCGGCTCGCAGGTCGTTGACAAGTGGAATGGCGAGTTCCTTCAGCTGTGGGAGTCGCTCACTGGTCAGCCCGGTAAGCGTTTGAAGGAAATGATTGGCTACTTTGATGCGGAGGAAGATCTTCGTGACTTCGCCGCTCAGAGCCGTCGCCTGTACGTTCCCCTTCCGTTCTACTTCTGCCGTGCCTACGCTCTCCACAAGCCGTTGATTGCTCTGCAGTACCATGAGACGAAGATTCAGGTTTCGCTGCTTCCTCGTGAGAACTTGATTGTTCGTTTCCGCGGTGGCTCAGTCGATGCTTTCCGTGCGAACCTTCTGAACCTCTCCGACATTACCGGCGGCGAGATGTCTGATGCGGCTATCACGGCCAACTACGTGTATCTTGACACGATGGAGCGCCGCGTCTTCGCCCAACAGCCCCATGAGTATCTGATCACTCAATTGCAGATCCACGGAAAGGAGTCAGTCCCCGCTGGCACCGCGTCGAAGCAGGTTCAGATTCACTTCAACCACCCCGTGCTCGAGTTGTACTGGGTCTACCAAGAGGACTCGCAGCGCACCGTCGAAGAAGGCTTCCGCTACTTCAACTACGGTGTTGAGCTCGGTGGCTATCTCGACCATCAGGACCCCACGACTGCCGTCATCCCGCTCGTTGATCCGATTGACACCGTGTCTCTGCAGCTCAACGGCCATGACCGCATTGCTACCCGCGGCGCGTTTTACTTCCGCTCGGTCCAGCCTTGGGAGCGACACACCAACATCCCTGAGCGCTTTATCTACAACTACAACTTTGGTCTCTATCCCGAGGAGGACTGGTCGCCGAGCGGTGCGTTGAACATGTCGCGCATTGATAACGTCGTGTTCCGCTTCTCCTTTGTTGACATTGGCCTGTCCACGGGTCTTGCCAACGCAGGTCAGCTCTCCATCTACGGTCGCTCGCACAACGTCGTGAAGATAGAAACGATATGATGGCGGTGAGAATGCCATTAGAATCGTAACAGTCTTGAAAAGTATTCTGGATGGTGCGGAGACTACACACTCTGCGCCAACACAAACCAGTTAGTCGCTAGTGTAGCTTAGAGTGCGACAGATGCTAGTCTATCACGTGATAGGCAACGGAGTCAAATTGCTGGAAGTCCCTGAGAGCCTTGTCTACCAAACGAACGCTGGAAACAAACGGCTTCGTGGCTCAGAGAAAACTGAGGTATGGTGACAATGACGAGGATTGGGTAATCAGCATCCAAGTTCCTGAAATGGAAATGGTTCACAGACTAGATGATTCCGGGCCGAAAGGCTCAAGGTATAGTCGGGCCCGCGATCGAAAGACGTGGGGGCCACCCGTGCTGGTGGTATGTTAGCGGTGCGCCACGCGAATTAAAAGGGTTTATTACCTTCTTATATTTGTGTGTGCATACTTCACTATTACACGACAATATGATTAATATAGTAAAGATTCGTTTGTTAAGACTTTCGCGCGCGCAATTTCCATTGTTATGCTTTACTGTTTATAGTTGTTGATTTTCGAAATGTGCGCAAGAAACGTTGATTTCCCATGATCAAGTTTCATGCGATTGCAAATACAACACGCTGGCACAACGTTTTGTACACTATATCCAGCGCTTGAATCGACGCGATCAATACCGTTACATGCTTCCACGCCACAGTAATGACAAATACTATTGACGAGTTGGTGAAAAACGTCCTTCGTGATGTCAACTGGCCATCGCTTTTCAGCCTGTTTCATCCACGTTTGAAATTTTCGCTTTTTTGTTTGTGCACGCTTAGTTACATCGGTAGAACATATTCCAGTTGATGAAAACGTAACTATTTCCTTACAATATCGGTAGAAATCATTCACATTGTAATCGAGTTTCATGCGATTACATGTTTCGCAACAGGCGGTAATATTTCCCTCAATGTATCCTTTGTTAGAATCTATGCGATCAATCCCGCCTGAAAACTCGTCGCCGCAATACGTACATGGTTTTTGTGCAATAGACTCTATTTCATCTCTGTTAACAGTGCATGCCAAACCACGTCTTTTCAAATTTCCAAATAATGCTATTGTTGTTCGTCTTGCCATAAGTGGAAGGTTTGATTGACTTATTCGACGTCTGTCCTCTTGATATTGTTTGTAGTGCACATTTCTATTGGTTTTGTATTCGTCATCTTCATCCCTTTTTCGTTTGTTGCCAATACCGGCACGACGATTGCGACGAAGATTTGCTATTTCTATCGCATACTCTTTCTCCTCGTCCGTCAGATCAGTTCGTTTGCTGATGGGATTTCCACGCGCTTTGTTGACGTTGTGACCAAAATGAGCAAGAATAAGTTCCAACTCGGAAATCATGTTTTCTCCAGTTTTTGGACGAGTGCGATTACGTACATGTTCTTGTAAATGCGACGGTAATTCGACCAAAGGAATGCGAATGAACTCTTTTTCATCTTCACACTCGTCGTCTTCATCTGATCGTTCAATTGCAGCTAATCGCCTTTGTTCATCACGGCGACGATTCTTACGAATATAGGCAAGATCACTCAAATAAGCTTTGTCTACTTCGGAAAGATCCTTACGAAACTTGATTGCAGTTCCACGGGCTGTGTTGACATCGTGTCCAAACGCCAACATTATTTGCTCAATTTGCGACACACTGTCTCGTCCAGGCGGCGGACGTTCGCGGCGCTCTACATATTGTCGCATGTCGAGCGGTAGTGATGATAATCCCGGAACCTGTGTCATTATTTTTGGAAAAATCGGTTGTGCGCCTGCGTATGCCGAAAAAGTTTCTGAAACACATATAAACTTTTATTTACTTTACTAATAAATGCCTCCAAAACCATATGAAGCATGCACCACGTCGCGAGAGGTATGGGATTTAGCATTGCGACGACGAATTGTACAATTGGACGAGCGTATGGTGAGATATGACGACGTTGCGATGGACGACCGTCTCGTGAAACTTTTACCTGGAATACATGAACGACGAGAATATTATGCATCAAGACTTTACGAAAATTTGACTACAAGGCAACAGTCGGTGATTGACGCAATGAAACCGTTTGGGAAGGTCTGGGCCCGCGCGCGAAGTAATAAAGATATTTAACAACTTTTTTATACTATGGAGTGTTTACACTGTTTGAATATTTATGAACATCACATTGTCAAAAAACGGAATTTTGTACAATTATACATGATTTTGCGCAGATTTCTTCCGCAGCATGTGGTTTACACTATACTAGATCATTTGCTTTATTCATCACATAATTATTTTCAAAAAGAAGGCGCTTGGATAGAATATGAAGGCGCTTGGATAGAACACACTATAGTTCTTTTATATAAGGGAAGGACTCTTCGAAATCCGCATGTATGTTGTCCACTCTTGATATTGAAGAGTGAAAAGATACCAGTGAAAACATTATTGCAATGGGCTATTCGAACGTATTTTAGAACGAAACGTACGCGAAGGTTTAAAAAAAAGCCAATTTGTAAAAAAATAATATAGATAAAGTAATAAAAATGACGCAATGTTCGCTTGATGTAAACAAAACCATTGAATCTATTGTATATGAACCACTTCCAAAAGAGTTGGCTATTGAAGCAATGATGTTTATAGATGATTTGCGTAATAGTAATATAGATAATGACTCTCTTGAAAAATTTACTGTTACCGCGGCTTTCACAATGAAAATGATATTGTATTTGGTGTATAAAGATTGTGTTCCATTGGATATATATACACAAATTGATGATATAGCATACGATGTTTTGTCGGAATTAAAGAAATCGTCGGTGTCGTACAGTCCTGATTCGCGATTAATGCCTACTTTCATTGCATTTATAGTGATAGTCATGACGTGGTATATAAACTATAGTGTTAATGCTGTTATTTTCCATGATAATCCCATTGCATCTATAAAGGAGGCAGCAGATGAAGTAGGCAAAGAAGCGGCATTTAGGGGTGCGGCAGGAGCGTTATCTAATATAGAATTTCAACAGGTGGCAATTAATGCGAAAATGATTGAGATTGGTTTCAGGCCGATGGAAATTCCTGAAGTAATATGTACGCAAGATATTGTTCAATGGTTTTATACATCGTCGGAACAAAAATTGAGCACATCAAATCTAAGCCCTAGATATAGGTGTCCCATGAAGTTAGGGTCTTTATATGTACCACAAGGATTCTTTGGATATGGAGATTATGGTTTTGAATATTTCAATGTTCCAAAAATACACTTGATGGTCATTCCACAAATACTTTCGTTCTTGATTTCTTATGTAGATCGGTTGGCAATTGACAAAGCGCGACCGGAAGAGTTAGGCGTAGGATTTGGATTAGAACAAAGAGAAAGGTGGATTTCAATGGTATATGTTTTGAAAACAGCTGTTGATGTAATAATTGCTGGTGCAGACTTTTTACGTGCAAGTTGGTTTCAATTACTTTTATTAATGCATAGATTTGGACCAAAAATAGGTGATTACGTATGGAAATTGTATGAAGAACAAATTTACTCTATATTACGTCAAGCAGAAAAAGACGATAAAAACTCCTCAAAAATTCCCGGTGCTCCGCCGTCCACAACACAACAAGACGGTAGCAGAGTAACAGTGAAATCATTATCAGTTGTAACACGTTTAAAAAATTTACCTGAAGGACGAACGCCAAAAACGGCAGCACGGCCACGGGGAAAATCTCCAGGCAGAAAATAACTAATGACTGTGTTTATAGCGTAAAATAACGTAAAATATTGCAGCTCCAAAAACTATAAAAAAGACAGCGCTATTTCTTGTGTGATTTTCTTCAACAGTGGTAACCGGCGGCGGTGGCGTTCGTATAATTCTTCTCAAAACAGCAACACGCTTTCGTTTGGAAATTTCATCCGCATATGTTTCTTCAAAGAACGAAGCTGTTGTCTCTGGCGGCGGCAGTACGAGAATGCTAGGTTCTAAAGGATAGCGCACAAACATCAGTGGAACAGAAACGTTTACATTGGACATATCGACAATCTTCTCAAAGTGAAAACATGCCTTTCTTTCAACGTCTGCCTGATTGATTGCGCCAAATTCATAACGCTGACTATTCGAATTATAATGAAGAAGACCAAAACTATTTTCTATACAGACGTTTGCATATGGTTGCATTCCTTCACGCCGAATAATAACTTGACTTCCTAGAGTTGGATGCTGGTTTGAAAGACGTGGTACCAGACCAGCAACGCCATTTTCATGAGGCAGCATACCTAAAACTAGATCTTGTCGCGCCTGTGTAACGAGTGCTTCATCTACAGTCATTCTCGGAAGCGGAATGGGAACATAACGTAGCTGGTACGCTCCGAACCCATCTGAGACTAACGAAAATGCGGAGAAAATAAAATCATGCTTTCGTTTATGTGTTCGTTCATCAAGAGCCTCATCATACGCAATATCATCTGTGCACACTTCGATTGCAACATTATTTAGTTCTCGATCTTTATTTTTATTATGTTCGATGTAGAGATACGTAGATGTTGCGACACGCAGTAATTTGCACGGACCACTTTCAACAAACAATAGATTATCCATGTAATTTAGAAAGAGAATTATATTTTAAATTTTTACTCGTAGTAATCATCATCCATTATGACATTGACATCTGTTTTTCCCACTTTCAAAGTCTTAACAACTGGAAAAGTTTCACGACGCAACAATGCTCTCAAATGAAAATCACGTGGTTCAACAGTAGTCGAGTTTCTATTGATTGCACAATTATTCACATCTTCCATTACCTCATTCATATATGCATGAACTGCAGTAGAAATCGCCGCACAAGCCGAATATTGCCATTTCATATCAGCATTGATTTTCTCACTCTCATCACGTATACAACGAACCAAGGCAGCAAACGGAATTCCTTTTTTCTTCTCAGCCACTATTTGTTCATGGACAATCTTTCGTATCCCATTATTATCAAATGGTTTTGACTTGAATTTCTTTCGACCACCAACGCGTGACGGACAAGAACGAATTCCATGACCAGTTTCGCCACAAAGACTACACGTGTATGTGCGTGACACCTTCGGCTCTTTTCCACAATTTTTTGCATAATGACCAGGTTGTCTACAACGTTTGCACATACGCTGTTTCTTAGCATTATCCGAAACAATATTCTCATCATCAGACTGAACTTCCTCATCATCAGATTGAAGTTCCTCATCATCAGATTGAACTTTCTCGCGCTTGCGCTTTTTGTCGTCCTCATTATCAGCTGGAACTTCTTCTTCTTCTTCTTTCTCAGAAACAATATCATCAGAAGCAGGAGGTAAAAGCTCTTTTGGAAGATATTCGCCACTTTTTCGTATGGAAGTCGCAAACACCTCACCATGTTCATTTTCAAAAGTTATATATTGTTTTTCATTGTCAACAAATGTCACATTCTCTTTGGTTTTGATTTGTGAAAAGCTATTAACGATTTTTTCATAATTTGCATTAAGATCATTGCAGATTCTCTCAAAAAACAATGCATTACTGTTAAAATCAATAATTGAATTGATAAAAAAGTGAAAAAGAGTTACTCTAACACGACCACGCAAACCAGATGTAACGAAAACTAAAGAATTTTGTGTTGGATACTTATACGTCATAACATCTTTCATATCCACTGGTTCAATAGGCGCCTCTGAAAAATCTGGTCTAGAGCGACCGTATTCAATAAAGACATCATCGAAAGTATTCTTAGATATTTTTGATCGTTCGATAGAAATGGTTTCTTCATCGTCACGTACAATTACATGTAAACCAAATTCATGAATATTTTTAGTTAATACGGTGATTTGTCGATGATGTAAAATTTTATCCAAAGGGTTAAAAATTATCCAAGTACATAGAATCGGGGTGTGATTGGTTGCAAAAGGTTCGATGGTAATGTTTTGATGCATGTAAGATGCCAATATGTCACGTGATATTTTATATTTGAATTTTGGAGTTCGCATTTATGAAATTTCAAATTTTAAAATCCTGAAAGTTAGGTCCCAGAGAAACGCGAGGTCCCAGAGAAACAAAAACGACAAATAATTTTTTCACACCTTTTTTATTTTTCGGTTGTTTTGTCATGAATCATTTTACAGCTGGTTACTTCTCATGAGATAGAACAAATTACAAAGTAAATCCTTTTTTACCTCATTTGGTACAGCGCCTGGATTTGATGTTGAATTGATCGCTTCATCATAGTTCGTTCGTAAAGATGCTATAGACAAATCTGTGGCGATTGCAATGTTCGAAAAAAACGAGTTATCATTTAATATAGTAAAATATTCAGTGAGCGATGATTGATCTCCAGAAGACAATGCCGACCATAGTCTGTTATTCAATGCGGCATTAGCAGTTGTGCATTCGTTAATGGTCGCAGTATAGCGTTCAATTTCATTGTCGTAAGAAGCACATTGACGTTGAGCGATTGCATTACCGTCTTGTAACGTTGAGCAGTAAGCTTGTAACGTTGTTACTCGATTTGAACACTCTGATAAATTGATTGTGTTGTTTGACAGTTGCATGTTAATTGCGTTATCCCAAATGTCTTGTGCCGTCATTTTTTTTCACATTTAGTTATAAAATAAAAACAACATATATGCCTCGCACCACCTCATATGGCACGGCAACAATTTCAGCAGCTGCTGGTACTATGGCATCAACATTTGGTATTGGATTGCTCTCTGCCCCAGTTACAGTCGGAACGTTGTCTACATAGACGCATCAATGAAATCAGAAAGTAAAACGTATCCTGACATTCGTGCAAAAAAACGCGCACATCACTATAATCCATAGAATAATTACAATATATATCAGCACAAAATTAGAATCGTCGGTATCAGAAGCAGCCGGAGACGGAGGTGATGATGTAGAACTTCCGCAAGGTATATGTTTGTTATTAGCATCGAGTGTCCAACATCCTTGGCAGAGAACACCTTCTGTACCATCATATGTCACAATATCTTTTGAAGTGTATGTTGTTTCAATTTTATGTGGTTGAGTGTTACAAGGAAGGTTTTCACATCTTTTTTTGGCACAATCTATTTTGTTGAGTGTATCCCAGGGTAAATCGTTGGTAGTTTGTACGGATACAGTGTTGCGAATAAAATTTTGTTCTTCAAGAGATTTTATGAACATTAGATTTTTTGTCAAATCTAAAGGTGAGAAAATAAGAGAGTATTGCTGCATTTTTGTTTTTTAAGAAACATTTTTTTGAAATGACTGTAAAAATGTCTACCAGAAACGTCATTGTGTTCATAATTGTCATGTTCATCGTGGCATTTGAGGCTGGAGCACAGTATTGTATTAAAATGTCACGATCCAGTGATAATACAATGTTTATAGTGCCAGCTGTAATATTATATAGTCTTGTATGTGGCGCGCTCTATTGTAGTTATGAATATCGTGGTATGGGGATCATCAATGCCATTTGGAGCGCATTGTCCGTACTTGCCGTGACATTTGTTGGCATGTATTTCTATCATGAAGAGATACGAAGAAAAGATATGATTGGCATTGCGCTTATTTTCGTTGGTTTATATTTCATTTTCGTTGAGGGACATTAGTTTCGTTTCATTTGAATTTTATTTTTTCATAAACAAATAAAAATGAGTAGCAGTAACAGCGGTGTGCATCTGCATAATATTAATAAAATAACGTTTCCTAAAATAGGAGGAAGTCCGATAGATAGAACACCTATTAATATCGGAGAAAATAATCTTTGTAATCAAGGTCCAACAGTTGTTATAGGTCATGAAAGTTCTTCAAACAACTTATGGAGTGTTGTTATTGGATATAATAATGGAAATCCACAGGGTGTGTATAGTGCAGCACAACATAGTAATGTAATAATCGGACGGGACGTAATGGATGCTGATGCAGGTCCAGCGGCAAATATTTATAATAATGTATTTATTGGAAGAGATGTCGCTAAAACAGTTCATTATTCAATTGGAAGTGTTTGTATTGGCAGACATAGTGCTAATACATTTGGTGGTATAAAGATGAAATTTTGTACACTTATTGGAGCTGGTACAAATACTTGGTCTGCATCACCAACATATAGTTATCAAGCAACCGCTATTGGTCAAGGTGGTTATGCGAATGATTATAGTGTTTGTATTTCGTCTGATTATTCCGCTGCAAGTGGTAAACGGGCCGTCGCAATAGGAAATGATTGTCATGCCAAACGTTATGGTAGTGTTGTTATTGGAGCATTTAGTACTACTGGAGCGTCTGCAGGAGATTATAGTGTGGCTATCGGTTATGATTCTTATGTTGGTCATAACAATAGTGTAGTTATTGGTCGACGAGGACAATCTTCGGCATCAAATCAGTTAGTTGTGAATCTTAGTGGTTTGTCTTCACCACAGACTTTACGAACTACATTTTCTACAGTGGTTGCTACCCCGGCGGCTGGGACAATAACATTACCAACTGCCGTCGCCATGCTGCGTGTAACTATTAGTGGAACCAATTACACACTTCCACTGTTCAATAATGTTTAACACTGTAAGCATTTCTTTTTTGGAGCGCTTTGATTGAAAAGTGGTAACGGCAAGTGACCTCCTGTAACTACATATTGCACATGAAAAGCTTGCGGACAAACATTATTCACAAACGCCATGAATTCAGAATGATACTCATCAGCATGCGTCAGTGGATCATATATGGCTTGCAGTTGTCGTACAAATTTGATGATCTTTTGCTTTGATCGTTCGCTCATGTTACACGTGCCTTTTTTCATTATATACACACCCATTGATGTAAGAATGTAATGTGTATGGGTCTGTGGATAAATACATAAAAAAACGTGAATATCAGTTCTTGATGGTGCCTGAAAACCGCCACTTTCATTTGTTTTATAATGTGTGTGAAATGTCACTGGTGCATCTTGTTTTCCGTTATCGTTAAATACTAAGGAATTACCTTGTATCGTCACAATACCACGTCTGTCCATTTGCACAAACGCATCATAATCACGTCGTCTACCACTTTGATATAGGTATGATGACATTTTAAAGTCAAGATAGTAAAATAATTTCATTGTAATAATTTATGTATTGCATATCGTGTTGCCTGTTTTGTCACGCGAAATCCTACCTTTGCACCTTTCCAAACGAGTTTTGCTGCCGCCTTCGCTGTTTTCGTAGCCAAATTTGACCTTTGAACAGTATGTACTAAATAATAGTGTTGTAAGTACGTCTTCCGCGCCCATAAATAAAATTCCGTGGTGGATTTAATTGCATAAAATCTTGCGAACCACGTGGCGAATGATTGTGGAGCAACAAACGGTATAATCAAAGGCAGAATTCGATAGAAATTCACTTGATCATCGATGTTCATTTTTAATTATTTTTATTAAAATTATTTTTAAACTTACAAAAACCGACTCATTAACGTAGATATGTTAACTTGGAGTAAACTCAATTGGTTTTGAATGATGATCATGTTGTTATTTGCCTCTCTGACTTGTTCGGTTGCCACATCAGCACCAACTAAATGGTTCCAGTTTAGCTGTGTAATAACTATTATTGGTATGATGGCTAAGAGTGTATGCCAAAAACATATTATAAGATGAAGTGCTGTTTTATCAGTCATCTTTTTTGTTGACAATATCATTTTTATGTCATAATCACAACGCAACAACTGAAAATGAAATTCCGTAAATACTTTTCCAAAAATGAATTGCAACTTGTGTATTTGCTATTTATTCACTACACACGTTCTATGCCACCGCGCGATGTTGTCCGTCAAGTGTTAGAATTGCGTTTCAAAGTTGTGTTTGTTTGTTGGTAGTTATTGTAAATAAAAACGCCGCATTTCAACTCCAATGTTCGTTAGGAAACGAGTCGCAAAATTCTTGAGGGTATGCTTCTTCGATATTGTTAAAGTACACGTCCTGCCACCATTTTAATTGGCATTGAGGATGGTGTAGAGCAATACGGAGAAGAGAAAATTTGGGAATGTCATCGTCGTGAACGTAGAGAAACATGGAAAGACGGGCGTCGGCATGGACTTGAACAGCGGTGGTATTTGAATGGACAAAAGTGTTTAGAACGAACTTGGAAAGATGGAAATTTGGGATTGGAGACTAAATGGTGGGATAGGAGGGATAATGGAAAAAAAAGTCTTGAACGAACATGGAAAGAGGGAAATATGGACGGATTGGAGACTCAGTGGTATGAAAATGGGAAACTGAAGAATCAAACAACATGGAAAAACGACGAAAGAGACGGTTTGGAGCTGGCGTGGTATGAAAATGGACGAAAGTGTTTAGAAATAACATGGAAAAACGGAAAAGAAAATGGGTTGGAGACTCATTGGTATGAAAATGGACAAAAGTGGTTAGAACGAACATGGAGAGGGGGAAAACTAGACGGTGGTATGAAAATGGACAAAAGTGGATAGAACGAACATGGAAAGATGGAAAAAAAGATGGATTGGAGACTCGGTGGTATTTGAATGGAATAAAAACTTATGAAAGATGAAAAAGATTGAAAACTGGAAAAAGTTTCTCTGGGACGTCCGAAAAAAAAGGGATTGGAAATAACTTTTTCAAAGATGACGTAAAAATGACACATAATTTCGCAGCTGGAGCACCGTTTTATGTTCAAACAACCCACCAAGAAGACTTTGAAGCTGGCAATCCTCCTTGGCGCACCGAATGGAACGAACCTTTTCATCACTTTTACGATTGGGACGAGGTGTCAATTTACATGGACCCGCGATATGGTCGACTAGACCGTGAGGCTACATTGTTTTTTCTCAAGAGTATGGTCGAACGCAAAACGAACGAAGATAGTGTATGGACCGAAAAAAACGGCTATATGCATGGACGATATGTAGAATACTGGTTGGATAACAATGGTTCTCCAGTGGATATACGAACGGAATTTCAACTACATCTTCCACCAGAGCATTTTCGAATAAAAAAAACTGAGCAATGGTATAAAAATGGATTTAAAGATGGGTTGGAGCAAACGTGGTACTCTAATGGAAAACCACTGAGACAATTAACATGGAAAAATAGAAATCTAGACGGTTTGGAGACTCAGTGGCATTCAAATGGACAAAAGTGGATAGAAAGAACATGGAAAGACGGAGAACTTGACGGTTTGGAGCGAATTTGGCACATAAATGGACGGAAAGCGGTAGAACAAACATGGAAAAATGGAAATCTAGACGGTTTGGAGACTCAGTGGCATTCGAATGGACAAAAGTGGATAGAAAGAACATGGAAAGAGGGACACATGGACGGATTGGAGACTCAATGGTGGGATAATGGACGAATAAAAACAGAAAGAACATGGAAGGACGGAATTTTAGACGGTTTGGAGCGAACGTGGTATGAAAATGTGTTTGGAGCGAACGTGGTATGAAAATGGGCAACTGAAGAATCAAACAACATGGAAAAATGGAAGGTAAAACATTTCAGAAATACTTTTCCAAAGATGAACTGCAACTTGTGTATTTGCTGTTTCGTCAGTACACACATTCATTGCCACCGCGTGATGTTATTCTTCATGTGTTGGAATTGCGGGTCAAAGTTATCTCCTCTTCCTATATGGGTGCGCAAAGCGTGCATGTGGCTGAACGATATACTACAACAATGGATAAACATTCTCTGCAACTGATCATAATCACACAAATCAATATTAACCTCCTTATCTATACGTCCTGGACGAAGCAACGCAGTAATAAATAACAGACGACCATGACTTTCAACAAGTCCATCAATAGCATTCAACAGACAATTCATGGTTATACCACGATCATCATCCCACCGATTTTTGAAAAGTGTTGAGCGATCCGCATCTTCCATGGCCAATATGTATGGTTGATTTTCTGTATACAAACCAATATCCTTCATAACCTTGACAAGCTCGGAATTTGTTCGCACCACATCAAAGTCAATATCTCATATTCAGCAGCGATGGCTTTGATCAGTGAACTCTTTCCAGTACCACCATTTTAATTGGCATTGAGGGTGTAGAGCAATACGGAGAAGAGAAAATTTGGGAATGTCGTTGTCGTGAACATAGAGAAACAAGTCCCAACGAATCTCATTGTTAAAACGAGCAGGAACAAAACCAATAGCTTTGAAACGAGATTGAAAGTGATGTCGGTAGAGGGACGACGACGAGACCGCCACGGAAACCGCGATGGAGACGTACGTTTACAGACGCGCTTGATTCGTTGCCAACACTAGACAATATAGGATCGCGCGAATTGTAAAAAAAAATTATAGTAGTGGTTTTTTAACGGACAATACAGCAGGTTGGATAACAATGGTCGTTTATTATGCTTCGTGGTATTAAAACAATATAATTTTGTATCCACTCAGAAAAAACATGAGCGACTATTCAGTTGACTATGATGCAATGTTGCAGGCTAAAATTGATGAACTGCAAAACGTTATCAACACTATGACTGCGACAAAAACAAATACGGAAGCCTCATTAGTGGCGCTGGCCAACTCGTCAAATGAAGATATTATCGATTTACGTTCAAACCTTACTAGCCAAATAAATGTGTTAAATGTACAAATTACCAACTTGACCAATCAGCGCGATACATACTTATCTTCGTTTGTTCCATCGTCCACTTGCATACACCAAGGGTTTTCGCGGCAAATGTGCTCAATTTCTTCGGCACTGAGCTCGGTGGTTATATTAAACGCGACCTTGGCCTCTTCGAGTGTTTTCCCCTTGAATACATCGGCAATAGTTTTGCAGCCCAAATCTAGTAGCGGTTGAATGTGCAAGTAATTCGCAGCCAAAATAACGTTGCACAACAATGGATAAGGTATATTGCTGCAGAACGTATCATTGGGATTGTTCATGTAGTCAATCACTTTTTCCAAAACCGAGGCGCTGACATTCTTCAGTATTATCGGTTCATTCGTTGTTTCAATGTCCTGCAGCATATCACTCAACATTGTACTACATTTCAAGTTTTCAATCAAAACATCAAATTCTTTGCCTTCAGAACAAATTTTCATCATTTTATTTTAATTTGGTTGTTTTGAATTTTCCAAAAATGACGTAAAAATGACACATAATTTCGCAACTGAAGCACCGTTTCATGTTCCAGTAGATTTTTGGGTTACTACATGGGGTGAACCTTTAAACAAATATTTTACTTGGGAAGAAGTGTTTCCGTTATTAGCACCATCAGTAGTAATACGTGAAGGGGAAAGCAAAGATATGGGAGGTTTAGGTTTAGACAGATTAGGGTTTAATAGAAAAATATTTGTAAGAAACGTTTTGCAAGATCTTGTAAAAGAAAAAATAACCTTCCATCCTAATGGACGAAAACAAGCTCAATGGACTGAGAAAGGCGGCCAAAAGTATGGATTGAAACAGGAGTGGTATGATAATGGGCAGCTGAAGAATCAAACAAAATGGATAAACGACGAAAAAGACGGATTGGAGCTGGAGTGGTATAGAAATGGACGGAAATCGTCAGAACAAACATGGAAAAATGGAAATCTAGACGGTTTGGAGCAGGATTGGTATGAAAATGGACGAAAGTGGATAGAACGAACATGGAAAGAGGGAAAAATGGACGGATTGGAGACTATATGGCGGGATAATGGAGTAAAAAAAATAGAACAAACATGGAAAAACGATAAGAAGCATGGACTATATCGATTTTGGCATGAAAATGGACAAAAGTGGATAGAACAAACATGGAAAGAGGGAAATATGGACGGATTGTATACTATATATGAGAGTGGACAAAAGATCTTAGAAAGATCATGGAGAGATGGACTACATGGTTTGGATCAGGCGTGGTATAACTGAAGAAGCAAACAACATGGAAAAACGGGGAGCTGGTTTCCCCTAGGAACAACTAAAAATGCAATTTCATAAATACTTTTCCAAAGATGAACTGCAACTTGTGTATTTGCTATTTCGATATTATACCACCGCGTGATGTGCTAGAATCGCGAATTAAAGTAGTCGTGGATGAGCATGATGGTCGAAAGCGGCGTGAATACATTGAGAAAGATGAGAAGAAAGCATGGACTAGATCGATTTTGGTACGAAGATGGACAAAAGTGGATAGAAGTAACATGGAAAGACGGAGAACTTGACGGTTTGGACAAATGGACAAAAGTGTATAGAACGAACATGGAAAAATGGAAATCTAGACGGTTTGGAGACTCAGTGGGGAGTGGGAACGATAGAGAGTTCTATGTGCATGCGAAGAAATTAAACAAAAATTAGTTTACGTCGCGTATTCGGAATCGCTCTCACTATAGCTGGTATTCCCCTAATGGAACAACCATTTTTTTTTTCAAAAATGACGTAAAAATGACATATAATTTTGCAGCTGGAGCACCGTTTTATGTTCAAACAAACCACCAAGAAGACTTTGAAGCTGGCAATCCTCCTTGGCGCACCGATTGGAACGAACCTTTACATCACTTTTACGATTGGGACGAGGTGTCAATTT